GCAAAGGATTGGTCAGACGTTCTTGGCTTTGTTTACAATGAGGCTGGTCAGGTTACCACTCAGGAAGGCAAGACAGTTGCCACCATTGATGCTCAGGTAACTAAGCTGAAGGAAAAGAATTCACAGCTTGTGAAGAGCCTTCAGCTTGCTAAGGCTGCCGGTGACCAGGAAAAGGCCATTAACCTTGCTATCGCTGAGGGATTGAAGGTTCGTAATCACGGTGGTTCAGCCGATGACGCAATGAATGCCGCTAAGGTATCACTTCGTGCTGCCGGTTACACAACCCAGGAAATCAGCAAGATGGTCGCAAAGATTAAGGTTCAGGTCGATTTTGAAAATGCCAAGAGCACTCTTAATCGTCAGATGAAGGAATTCCACGACACCTTCAGCAAGGTCGCTAACAACGAATTTGGCCAGGGTACGTGGGAAGGATTCACCCGTGCATTCTCTGGTCGTGGAGATATTAACCAGAATGCTGCTGAGCGTGGTAAGGGAATGGCTAAGGAATTCTGGACGGGATTCCAGGCACAGAACAGCCTGTCATCTCGTAAGGACTACTTTGACCAGTTCTTCAAGCAGATTGAGAAGGAACAGCACACTGCTTGGGGACGCCTTGGAAATTCTAACCGTGCAGACCTAAAGAAGGTCGGTATTGAGTCATGGCAGGAATTCGCTGCTGCGTACAAGGACGCTCAGGATATGACTGATGTTGATTTCCGTAACAAGTGGGCCAATGGTGACATTGAGCAGGCTAACGAGGTAAAGAAGGCTTTGCGCGGACTCGGTAGCGAGACGACTCGTTATGCAGAGAAGCACATGGATGCAGAAAAGCTCATTGCTCGTGAAATTGCCAAGAAGAATAATATGTCAGATGATGAAATCAAGAAGATTAACACAATTGCTGATTTGTATGACGCTCTTGACATGTCTCTATACACAGTGAAGCAGGCTCAGTCTGGTTACACTGAGGCAATGAACAACTACAACCGTGAAGGAACAAAGCTTTCCAAGAAGGAGCAGCTACGTATCCTTAACATTTACCGCGTAAATGCCGGACTTGAAAAGGCAACATCAATCGAACAGGGATTCGGTGATGTTATCGACGCAAGCACTGGAAAGGTAAAGGATAGTGCAGATGCAATGGATGAGGCTGCGGCTTCTGTTGATGACTGGAACAATGCTCGTCAGAAGGCATTCTCTGGTGCACAGGATACCGTACTTTCTGAGGCTGATGCAATTTGGTCTGACCAGGCTGACGCTACAATCAAGGCAATTGAGGACAGAGGTCAGCGTCGTGAAGATGCTCTAGACGCTCAGGCAGAGCGTCAGGATGAGCGTTTCGATAAGCGTGCCGAGGCTGCTGATAAGAGATTCGATAAGCGTTCAAAGAATCTCGATAAGCGCTGGGACAAGATTATGGACGACTTCGATGCCAAGTGGGATAAGAAGCTCAAGAAGGAAGAAGACGCCTATAACAAGCGAATCGACAATATCAAGAAGGCTATTGACGCTGAGGAAAAGGCTGAGGAACAGCGCCAGAAGATTTTCGAGGCGGAAAAGTCCCGCCTTGAGAGAATGGCGCAGATGGCCAACTCCCAGATTGATTTCAATGTCGCTGTAAATACTGGTAACCTTGATGAGGCTGCAAAGATTGCTAACAACATGCAGTCTACTGAGGCTAGCTGGACACAGGACGATGCCGCCGCTGCAAGCCAGACTTCTTCTGATGCTCGTAAGGCTAAGATGGAAGGTCAGATTGACACTCTTGAAAAGGCACGAGATAAGCGTCTAGAAGACCTAAAGAAGGTTGAAGAGGCAGAGAAGAAGGCACTTGAAGCTAAGAAGGAGCGTGAGCAGGAAGCCCTACAGGCAGAGCGTGAGCGTTACGAAAAGGCTCTTGAGGCTGAGCGTAAGCGTTATCAGAAGGGTATTGAGGCTCAGAAGAAGTACATTCAGGAAGAGACTCAGAGAAATGCTGATGCTACAAAGCGTTACCTTGATTCACAGAAGAAGAAGCTTGAGCTTGAACTTCTAGCAGTTAAGGCTTCTGTCCCTCGCTCAAAGAAGGAATATCAGAAGCAGATTTCAACCATTGAGGGTCTTTACAAGAAGTACGGTGTAAGACTAACTGGATATGGTGACAGATGGGCAAACACAATTGGTGATGCCCTAACTGCTCACGTAAAGGAAGCATCTGCTGATATTCAGAACAAGATTGCTTGGGGTCAGGTAGCCAACAAGGTAACACAGAGCATGGTTGATGGTGGATTCAATCTTACCACATCACAGTTCATGAAGTGGGTTACCACTGGTGAGCTTCCTAAGAATTACAAGGCTCCATCAAAGCCTAAGACGCGTCACACTGGTGGTCCTGTCTCTGGTAACTCAAAGTACGACAACCGTGGTGGTCGTCACTGGGGTGCTGGACTCCGCCGCGACGAGTCAATGATGCTTTTGAAGAACGATGAATACGTTCTTAACGGAAAGGCTCATAAGGCTCTCGGTACAGATTTCCTTGACAACATTAACAGTGGAAAGGGAACTGGAGGAATTGGTGGTGCTGATACTCTAGGACTAGCTGGTGTATTTGCGGCGGGTCTTGCTGGAATGTACGGTGCAGCAGCAGATATGGTCATTAACGAAGCTGGTAATGCAGCTATGGGAATGGGCATTGATGGAATGGCAATTGCCGGTGCTGCTGGTAAGTACGGCGGTATCTACCTAAATGCTGAGCAGCTAAAGAATGCAGCAACCATTATTGGTGTTGGTAAGGGAATGGGTGCAAACACAAATGACCTTATCGTATCGATTATGACTGCTATGCAGGAGTCAACCCTTAGAAACCTTCACTACGGTGACCGTGACTCTTTGGGTCTATTCCAGCAGCGTCCTTCTCAGGGTTGGGGTACTCCAGAGCAGATTCTAAATCCTTCATATGCAGCCCGCAAGTTCTTTGAGCACTTGCTAGCAATGAAGGGTCGCGGAAAGCTCAGCCTAACACAGCAGGCACAGGCTGTCCAGCGTTCTGGATTCCCAGAGGCTTATGCACACTGGGAGGCAATGGCTAAGGCGGTTGTTTCTGGAACTGGATTCAAGCCATTTGCTGGTGCTGGAGGAGCTTTGCAGCGTCCGGTAAGCGGTCCTGTTTCTCGTGACTGGGCACACCACAGCAACCTTCCAAGAGCTACTGACTTCGGTGTTGCAGTTGGAACACCTGTTCGCTCTGCAATGAACGGTTATGTTCAGACTTCTACTGACCTTCGTGGTTCAGGAAATGGCGGATATCGTTCGTACGGTCGCTACATTGTTGTTGCTAATGGTCTCGACAGAACCTTGTATGCTCACCTTTCAAAGCGTAACATTGGAGAAGGTTCGCAGGTTCGCGCGGGTCAGCTAATTGGTTATTCTGGTAATACAGGTAACTCTACTGGTCCTCACCTTCACTTTGAGACATGGAAGAATGGTAAGGATGTTCCTCCGGGAGTATTCGGAATTCCAGGTCTAAAGACTGGTGGATTCACATTGAGTGATGGTCTGGCAATGCTTCACAAGAAGGAAACTGTTCTTACGGCTCCACTTTCAGAGCAGCTTAAGTCCGGAATTCAGAATATTGACCAGGGTATGAATAATGAGTACAATGTAAATGTAACATTTACTGGCCCTGTCAATTCTGAACTAGACATTGAGCGTGCCGTAACAAAGGCTATTAATAAGCGAGAAAGTAAGCTAGGAAGAAATAGGAGTATTACATCATGATTTTGACATTGCCTAGACCGCGACTAATGCGGTGGAATGGTAACGCTATCACTGACCATAATCGACAGCAGCTAAGTATTGATGTTGAGAGAATTGAGAAGAAGCAACGAATGGCTAACGGTACACTTCGTAAGTATATCGTGGCGGATAAGCGCAACTTCTCAACCTCTTGGCAGATGCTTCCTAAGCTGTCTTCTCAGACCGTTGACGGTTTCTGGGGGGCAGATGATATCGAGCAGTTTTACAACACCGTTGGTGGCTCATTCTCACTTGAGCTAAGTGATGGTGATGGAGAGACATACACATTTACAGTTATGTTCTCTGATTTCTCAAAGACAGTCGTTAAGCGTGGAAGCGTAGACTTCTGGGAAATCTCTGTAGCTATGGAAGAGGTATAAAATGCAGAGTTCAACATCATTTCTTCAGAACGCTCTGAAGCAGGGTGAAGACCTGTATCCAGCCATCCGTGCAATTGCTGAGTGGAACCATAATAGGTACACGACTGTAACGACCGTTGATAATTACCAGTACGATGAAAAGACGAACGGATATGACCTTGACATGTATCCGATTGAGACCATCATTGACCCTGTACGTCCAACGGCGGGTTTGCTGAAGGCTCGTGCTGGTGAAGGTGCTGTAGTTCAAGGATACTCAGACACAGTAAGAGGATACAGAACGTATACAGCAGACCCGGATTCAAAATACAAGTATTGGACGGGTCCAGCTCAGGCTAATACAACACCATATTCTGGTGGTGGATATACATTGCCTGAGCCTGTTCGTCCTCACATTGTTTATGAAGCCCCTGTCTTGACGAACAAGATTTACATTTGTATTGAAGACTCATGGGCACGCCCACAGAAGTGGGATATCCAGATTACAACAAATGGTACGACATGGACAACAATTGCTTCTGACATTGTAACGAACGACAATGGGCAGGTCATCCTTTATCTACAGGATGACACTTCTTGGAGTTCGACAGTTAATAGAAACAATGGACTAAACATCAGAGGAATTAAGCTAGATGTAAAGTCCATGAATAGAGTTAATTCATGGTTCAACCTTGTTGAGCTTGGTGCCAGATTGGAAAAGGACCTTTCTGATAGAATCATTGATTTCTCTGTTGGTAATGAGCTTAGTGATACTGACTTCATTACTCCAATGGGAACAATTAGTTCTAATTCAGGAAGCATTACCCTTTCTAATATTGATGGTATTTTTAATTACGACAATCTGAGTTCTCCATATCACGGCCTCATTGATGCCAATGTGAAATTCATGATTGATTTCGGAATTGACGTGTCAGCTTGGGGCGGGTCCGGAATTGAGTACATCAGAATGGCTACCATGTATTCAGATACATGGGGCGGCAATGAAGAGCAGTCTTCAGTCTCACTAAAGGATGCATCTAAGTTCTTGCAGGAGGTAAAGCCTCTTGCTGAGCTTATGGAAAATGTAACCATTGGTATGGCAATTTGGCGTATGCTTGATTCTGTAGGATTCATCGATTACGAGTACACACGTGCTGCTGAGGTTGCATCAAATCAGATTCCGTTCTTCTGGACAGATAACGAAAAGACAATCTGGGATAACATTCAGGACCTTTGTCGCGTAACACAGACTGCTGTGTACTTTGACGAGCACGGAATTCTCCAGATTAAGACTCGTGACTCTGCATTCAACAAGACAGCTCCAGTATCATGGACATTCGACTATGCTCAGAATGGCTCAAAGATGCCGGATATCGTAAGCGTTGACACAAGCAGTAACTACGAAGCAAATAAGGTCACTGTAAAGTACCAGAAGACGAATCTAGCACAGGATTCACAGGGTCGTCCAATCTCTGAGATTGTATGGCAGCCTGAAGAGACAATCGTTCTCCGCAGCTCTGCTTTGACTACAGCTATCACGAAGACGGATATGCGTTTCTGGATTGATAAGAAGGATATCACTGACTGGCCATACGAAGGTATGGTAAACGTTCGTGGTGAGCTTATCAAATACAAGGGTAAGGGCTACCGTTACTATCCTAAGGGTGGTTCATACACCGGAAACATTGATACGGATACTGTATTCAAGGTAATCTATTCTAGCGATGAAAAGTTGCAGATTGATAATGAGCTTTCTTCATCAGTTCATGGATGGAGAAACTATTTCACTGGATACATGAAGGTGGAAGAGCGCGGGTATGATTCAACAACAGCTCAGGACCATCCTCTCATTCAGGAAGTGTGGCTAAGTAATGGTTCATATTACGGTCTTGAAGGTGGAACCCAGAAGTTGTGGAATGGTGGAACAAAGTTCATGCCAACAGACTCTAAGTTGCGTCTTCAGTCTACTGGAAAGAAGGCTACTGGAAATCATTGGTACACAGCCCGTCGTGGTGCTTGGACTGGTGAGTCTCCAAAGTTCATCGGTACTCGTCTTATGTTCCCATCGAACCCTAAGGGAAAGCACACTGCTGCTGGAATTTGGGTCTGGGGAAACACTGCCCAGAACAATATGTACGCCATTGACATTAAGTGTACGAAGAACATTGACCGCAAGACTCACAACGAGGTACGTGTTCTCAAGCGCAAGAATGGTGTTGTGACGTCAATTGGTGGTAAGGGTGCAACCGTGGCTATTGATTACGACAAGTGGTACGATGTTGATGTTGTTGTAACGTCAACAGCTCGATTCACAGTCTACATCAATGGTAGTCCAGTCATGAACGTAATCGATAACGGAACTGACATTCCAATTTCAGGACGCGCGGGTCTCTATGTAAGAGGAGACTGTGTAACTGATTTCGAATACTTCTATATGATGGCAGATGGTGGAATTCAGGAAACTGACCTAGACAATTCTTCATACCTAGACTTGATTCGCGGCGGGTATTACTCAAACCAGTATTACCGTGACTTCGTAACAAGGACAAGGGTAGCACAGAAGCGTCGTGGAAAGAAGACAATCAAGTACACTCAGTGGTACGACCAGCGCTACTTTGATGAGTTCGGTCAGCAGGTTCATGAATACAGACCATACACTATCACATTCGATAAGTTCCCGGTTTTGTATTCTAGCCTGTATGTAAGTAATGAGTCTCAGATTGTAACAGATGAATATGTGCACAATCCATTCGGAGCGCACTTTATTATCGCTAACGCATCTAGATTCAATTCTGTAGTAAACGGTGAGGACACCCTCACATATGGTGCTGATAATTCTGTAGACCAGAAGATTATGATTACTGGTCGCACAATTCAGCAGGCTGAAGCAACAGACTATGTTGTTTCGAATGACCAGGCTATCAAGGCTCGTGGAGAAATCGCAATTGAATTCTCTTCTCCTTGGATTCAGTCAGAGGCAGCAGCAAAGGCGCTAGGTGATTGGATTGTCGATAACTGGTCTGAGCCATGTGATGAGGTTGAACTTGAAGTCTTTGGTAATCCTCTTATTCAGATTGGTGACGTAGTTGCTGTCAACTATCCGCCAAAGAATATGACTGCATCAACACACAAGTATTTCGTTATCGGTGTTGACCAGTCATGGGATAATGGTCTATCTACTCAGCTTAAGCTTCGTAGAGCCAGAATCTAATACCATATTTGACTTTCACTTGACCGAAAGATATAATTATCAATATGGACCAAATCAAAAGCACTAATGTAATCAACGCACCAGAAGTCGTGCTCAATCCGGTATTCTTCCTTCCACCGGATGTTGTTGACGTGCGCGTCGGCACATCATCTGAACCAGTTGAGGAAGATGGCGTTACCTATGATGACGTAATTGATGCTGACGATGTAATTACAGATGAAGATTTGGCCACCGACCCAGGACCGGAAGTTCCTGTTGATGACGATGGGGAGGGAGCAGAAGTGCTCCCTACACCCCAGTGGATGAACATTATCGACCAGCAGGTTAGAATCGCCCCGGATGGTAAGGCTGTCGTTGATGTTGTTATTGAGCTTGAGGACGTTTCAGGTGCAACCGAATACGACGTAAGGATTACCAAGGCATGAGAGGCACATACAGATTTTATCAGAATGGCGAACTAATCGCAGAGCAGCCCAACCTTATCACAACAGAAGGTGAGAGGCTTATTTTGCGTTACCTTGCTGGTCAGTCTCCTTCCCTTGGTGCTGCAATCGGCGCGGGTGTTTCATCAGTAGCAGCTACAGTAAATGATACCTCCCTCGGATTTGAGGTTGAGCGTGTATCAGTAAACCTCCGCAATGCCGACTACACAAACGGCGCGGTTATTTTCAAGGGTACAATGGAACAGGATGTTGTACTCAACATTTATGAAATGGGCCTATGGTCATCTGCTGCAAACAATCTCAGTGGTGAATTCGATTCACGCATCATTACGACATTCGACCTAGAGCTTGAAACATGGTCCAATGTAACTGCGGATACCACGGCTAACAGAACAAGCGCGGATGCTGTAAAGGTGAGTGCTGCTATCAGCTCAACCACATCACCCCGCCTTGACGTTGAAATGGACCTATCTGGATACTCAGCAAATGACACATTCCTACTTGCCATGAGTAAGCCAAACAACAACATTTCAACCATTAAGCTTATCTTTGAAGATGTTGTCGGAGGTGGGAATGCCTCTTTGACAAAGACAGTATCCAGCCTACCAACAGGATATAACATCGTTCAATTCCGTAAGGGAGACTTTACCATTACGGGTACCTTTAGCTGGGAAACAGTAACAAGAATGGGATTTGATGTAACCGCTGGAGGAACGGCGGGTTATGTGATTCTAGATGGCCTTCGTGTAGAAGACCTAGATACACCAAATCAGGACTTTGTTCTTGTATCCCACGCTATCCTCGGAAGCCCAATTCAGAAGACGAATGTGGCTCCGATGGATGTAGAATATGCATTGGAATTTAACGTAACATGAGTAGAATTCTCCTAAGAGACCTAGAGCCAGGCAGACTGTATCACATTCAAGCAAGAGCCACGAATGGTGAGCAGTCTTCTCAGTGGTCCCAGCTTTGGGACCTTCAGACAACTAGCGACATTATGCCACCAGCCGCACCAACCAGTCTAACATGGACTGTTGAGGGTACGGCTTTTAAGGCTGTCTGGACAGGACCGACACTAAACCAGGATGGAACGCCTTTGATGGATTTCAAGGATTTCCAGGTAAAGGTTTATTCTCCTGCTGCACCTTCTACGATTATTACGTACTATACAACAGCAGCTAGATTCGATTTCCCATTCGAGCTGAATGTAAACTCATTCGGTACTCCACGTGCTCAGGTGAACATTGAAGTTCGCGCACGTGACAATACAGGTAATCTATCTTCTGCTGCTACAGCTTCCGCTACTAATCCGCCTCCTGCAAATGTGGCCGGGTTTACAGCAACAGGCATTACAGATGCAATTGCTCTTAAGTGGACAGCAAATACAGATTCAGACCTAAAGTATTACCTCGTTTATCAGGGTACAGCATCAGGTTCAGAAACGAATCTTGTTTACACAGGACTCGCTACAACATTCGTATACAATACCCTGTCAACGAATCCACAATACTTCAAGATTTTCGCGGTTGACGTATTCAATTCACAGTCAGCAACAGGCGCAACCGCCAACGCAACCGCGAAAAGTTCTCTTGGTGTAGATACAACGCCACCAGCAGTTCCGTCAAATGTTCAGGTTACATCTAGCTTGCACAGCACTGACCCAACGGGAGGTACGGCGTTTATTGACGTGTCTTGGAATGCAGTAGCAGACACCGACTTGCAGAACTACGTTATTCGCTATTCTTCAAGTTCAACGACGACTTCTTGGCAGTACCTAGAGATTCCTGAAGGAACCCTTGAGGGTAGAATTCACAATCTCAGAGCAAACACAGCCTATTACGTTGGTGTAGCTGCTCAGGACTTCCAGGGTAACATGAGTGCATTTGCTAATGCAGGAACTTACCCAATTACGACTCCAAAGGACACTACTGCACCTGCCGCTCCAAGCGGAGTAACAGTTGGCGCGGGTGTCACCACAATGACTGTTTACTGGAATGAGAATTCAGAAACAGACGTTAAGGGTGGAATCGGGTATTACGAAGTTCAGATTGACACTGCAAATACATTCAATACAGGTAACCTTATTACCAAGCAGGTTAGTGCGACAATTACGTCATTCTCTAACCTGACTTCAAACACGACCTATTACACAAGGGTTCGTGCAATTGATGCTTCTGGTAACGCAGGTTCATATTCGTCAATTGTATCTGGAACACCACGTTATGTAGCCAACTCTGATATTCAGGCTGGTACAATTAACGGTGACAGAATTACCGCAGCAACAATTAATGGTGACCGAATGATTGCAAACACCCTTGATGCAAATGTCATCAAGGCTAACACGACATTCTCTCAGAACCTAAACGTTGGTGCGACCTTCACCATGGCCACCAGCGGTATTATGAAGAGCAGCAATTATTCGGCGGGTTCCGCTGGATGGCAGCTAACTAACACTACCCTAGAAATTAACCAGGGTACCATCAAGGCTGCTGCTCTACAGCTTCAGGACAGTCAGAATGTCATGCATCCTGCATACGCTGACTTTGAATACGTTTCATCATGGTACACCGGAAAGATTACAAGTTCTAGCCCTTCTGGAACAATCGCATGGTCTATCGTAAACACGTCAGAAATCACTCCAAAGTATGGTACTCAGTGCTTGAAGCTGACACGTACTGGAGGAACTGTCGGAGACGATTCAGATTTCTGGCTTAGCCCTTCATTCTCAACAGCTTACAATGTAAGCCTGGAGGCTGGACTCACTTACATTATGTCTGTATGGCTATACAATCCATCAGGCAACGGTACAAAGAACGTTCAGTTGAAGATTCGTACCAATGATGGAACATATCGTTCATTCACTGCAATGATGCCAGTAACCGACAATGGTGCATGGACAAGGTATTCAGGAGCACTAAATGTTGGAACGAATACCGCAGGTACTCTGGCTATCTCTTATGAGAATGACGGTACACTATATGTTGATGGTGTTCAGCTTGAAATCCAGATGGCTGGTTCAGGAACACCTTCCCCATGGCGTCCACCTAGCCAGACAAGCATTGATGGTGGAATCATTCGCACAGGACAGATTCAGTCTACAGCTTCAGCTAATGGTCTTTCAGGGCAGCCAGCATGGTCAATTAACATGGCTGGTAATGCCCAGTTTGGTGATGCCCTGATTCGTGGTCGTCTTGTTGTTGGTGACCCAAATAACCCATCTGCTGATGGTGCTAACTCAAAGATTCAGTCTGCGAATTACGCGGCGGGTTCTACTGGATGGATTATTCGTAATGATGGATATGCAGAATTCCGTCAGATTGCAGTTAACTCAATCAAGGTTACGGCATTCGACTCTCCATTCCAGCAGTCATCAAACGCTAAGTTGTTCGACTACATGCAGGATGCAACTCTATGGCTTACTTCTGGTTCTGTTACTCAGAAGACTGACCCTGGTGCGTATTCTGCCGAATCTCTATTTGAATTCACCGGTCCTGGATTGGTATTCAGAAATGGTGCGGGTGTTAAGCCTATTGCTTATGACCCTACTATTCTATACCGCGTTTCAGCACGTGTTCGTACATTCTCTGTTGGTACTCTAAACAGCAACGGAACATTTGAGGCTGGTGATACAACTGGATGGACAGTAGACGCAACAAACGGTGCGACAATTTCATCAAGCACGGATTATGCAAACACTGGTACCCGCTCTATGAAGATGGTTTCTGGAGCATCTACTGGTGCATCTTATCGTGCCTGGACAAACGTACTTGTAACTCCAGGATACAATTACACAATTAACTTCAAGCTAAAGGCTATGATTCAGGCGGCATACTACAATGCGTCTAATTCAGGAAATGTTGAAGTTCGTGTAACATGGTTCAATGCATCTGGATACATGGATGAGTCAATTCAGCTTATTTCACCACCTGTAGATTCTAGTGGTGTAATGCTAACGGCACCTACTGCATTCTATTCTGTTGGTGCAACATTTACTGCGCCTGCTGGAGCTACGAATGCAAACTTCATCATCCGTCTTGCACGTTACGACAATGTAACTTCAGGAACCACAATTGGTTACATTGATGATGTTACTGTTACCACACCACCAAGAATTAAGGTTGGTCTGTTCGGTATGGATAACGCTAACAATATCGTTGACTATGACTTTGTTGATGCTGCAACAACGCCAACAAAGCGCAGGACCATGCCAACCGACTACAGCCTTCTTTCTTCATATGCTTCAAATCAGTACATGCTTGTTGCTGACAATATTGAAGTACCAATTGCTACTGGTGATTCAAGTACGACCGCTGACTGGATTACCCTTACAGGTTACATCAAGGGTCGTGGTGGTTCTGGTGCGACTGGTAAGTTTGGTAAGCAGGGAATGTTCCTTGATGAATACAACCCTTCATCATTCAACCAGGAAATTCGCTATATGGTCCCTTACGTTCAGTTCGATACTGCGGCGGGTTCTGTTGCTCAGATTGACCAGTTCTCTATTGAAGCATATGAATCTGGTGCTGTATCAAAGATTGATACTACTGGAACTTCAGATAGTGTAAAGTCTGTATCGATTGAGAACATTCAGGACGGTACAGAGTTTGACCATGCTGTCAGATTCTACACTGGAGAGATTGACGAAAAGAAGCCGGGTCTAATTGGTCATATCACAGATGGTGATAACAATGATGCCGCTCATCTTCGTATCGTTCCGCCACTTCTCAACAGCTTGAGTGATTACAATGCCGGACCATACATTGGTATTTGGGACCAGAATCCTAACTATCTATATGATGCCTCATTCCAGACTGGTATTTCTGGTTGGACGGGAATGGCCAACACCACCCTATCTTGGAATACAACTGTGGGTCGTGAAGATACATCATGTCTACAGATTACTGCGACTGGAACAATTTCCAGCCCTTCAACCACAGAGCTTCTAGGAAAGTATCAGGTATCTGTTCTTGGAAATCAGGAGCTTGTTGGACAGCAGATTACCGTTTCTGGATATGCTCAAATGGGAACAGCTACGGGTAGGAATGTTCGTCTAGTTGTTAAGTTCCTTGATGAGTCGGGTGCCATGATTACTGGCTATTACACAGAAAAGGCAATCACAAATACTGGATGGACTTACTACGCATTCGTAACTCCTATTGTTGTCCCTGATACATGTTACACAATTGAATTCTCATTCTCTTGGTTCAATGGTGCAACTGGAGATATCGTATATGTTGAGGATGTTCAGCTTGAGGCAAACAATCAGAAGACTGATTTCCGCTCTGCATCTGCAAGTAAGATTGAGCTGAATTCTGAAGTTGTGCGCGTTCGTGGTGGAATTATTTCCGCTGACACCGACTTTGTTCTTCCTTCTGGTGCTCAAGGAGCTGCTGGAAAGCCGGATGCGCCTTACTACAAGGGACTCTATGCTCAGTCTGGTGCAGGTACAGCAGCTTGGAGACTAATTGACTACACAGATTCAAGTGGTCAGCGTGCCTCTGCTTGGATGACATTCTGGGGACCTGATGGAACAGAACAGCAGTCAGTTAGACTTTATGGTATGAATGATGCGTCATTCCCTGGTAGAACTGCAATTACTGGACCTGATGGTGCATTTGCGCTATCAACTACGCCAAATCCTGACCCATCAATTACAACATATGATACTCGTGTTTACGGAAACCTAATTGTTGATGGTGACATGGTTTGGACTCGACCAACGCTTTCCAATATCACTGAATTCGATGATAACCGTGCTATTGCTTATGCAAAGAATAATGGTAGAGTTTATCTTCGTGGAGCTGGTTCAGGTCTAGGAGCTAACGGAAGTACATTCTTTACGCTTCCTTCTGGATACAGGCCACCAAGCAACTACTATGTTACTGCTACTGGATGGAATGGTACAACTACTTCTGGTGTAATGACATTGCAGATTACATCTGGTGGAGCCGTGCTTCTATATGCTGGTAATCCAATGAATAACATTTCATTTGACCAGATTTCATTCCCATACAAGGCTGTTACAACAGTTGCTACTCCTGGTACTGACACAACAGCACCTAGTGCACCAACTGGATTCACAATTTCTGCGGTATCATCTGGTACGTCAACGGGTTCTTACAAGCTTGCTTGGACTAACCCTAGTGCATCAGATACGGCCGGTGTCAAGATTATTTGGCGTTCTGACCGTTACCCAACAGTAACAATTGCGGGTTCTGGTGTGAAGACCTTGACAACAGATGGTACAGTTATCAACGTAACTGGAACGGCATCACAGGCTAAGTCATATACACACTCTGGATTGCCAGTAAACAAGACAATCTACTACCGAGTTGTTTCATATGACAGCACGGGTAACCATTCAACATACGTTAGCGCATCGCGTTATCTGTTGGCAAGTCCTGTTACCATTACTGCCAATTCATCAGGTTCATACCGCCTTGGATATGGTGGTATGTGGCGTAATGATGGTGACGAGGTTTACCAGGGTGACTGGTCTGGAAATGACAACCACAGAGGTCTGTACTTCTATGGAACACTCATCTACGACAAGTTGGCCACGGGTGGTGTTGTACGTACTCCAACCAAGATGACGGTTTATCTAAAGCGTTTGAATACCTCGCACGGTAACAACACCGGGGTTGGTATTAATCTACGCGGACACGTTTACCAGACCAAGCCATCGGGTGACCCTGTTGGTGGTATGACAAACGAGGGAAGCGATGGAGACAACATTGTTTATCTATCAAGAGGAGAGGCTGCTACTGTAACAATTCCTTCTTCATGGTACAATAACTTTGTAGATGCAAACACGACCAACCGTCTTGAAGGTCTCGGTGTCTATGGTAGCTCAACGTCTGACTACGCCATTATGTATGGTAGAAGCGACAGCAGCTCTTACGGAAAGATTACGATTTACCACAAGGGTTGACAAGCACCCATCGGGTATGCTTATAATATTTAAAGAGAGAAAAGAAAGAAAATAAATTATGGATAACAATAAGAGACTAGAACTAACTATTACTGCTCTTAAGCAGAGTCTAGCAAACAAGGTAGCTGATTATGAAGAGCAGCTAGCCACGATTAGAGCCGAGGCTTCCCTTTTGCTAGAGGACCAGGGTAACAGAATCTCTGAGCTTGAGCAGCAGAATCGAGACCTTCAGCAGAAGCTCGATGACTTTGGTGTAAAGGATACTGAAAACGAAGATGTGGCCGTTTCGTCGTAAGACGCCAGAACTGCACATCCCTACGGAAAAGACGGATTACCCATACGGCCTCTTCATTGTAACAGAGGCCGGGTATTTCCTCATCAGGGATGGCTACCGCGTTGGCGTAAAGTCTGATAGAGTGGTTTGTTCCTGGAACACACGGGTGTGCTTGTCGAGTGAGTCAGCAGTGGCTCACATTCCGGTAAGTGGCTACATCGGTTTCAGGGATGGTACACTGATTCGTAATCAGGCTGACAAGAAGGATTACCTGATTTCTCGCGGGTTGAAGAGACACATTGTCTCCCCAGACGTATTCGAGAAGTACGGGCTTGATAGAAAGAGCATCATTGTAGTCTCAGATGAAGAGACTAATTTTCACAGTGATGGGGAGGTGTTGAGTTAATTGGCCGTTTCAGCATTTAAGGATGTTAATTGGGCTCCAAATGAATATCTAGCAACTGATAAGTTGAATACGATGGTATCCAATACACGATACCTCTTTGAGAGAGCGCCTAAGCTGTACTACAATTCGTATTCAATTAAGAAGGATACTGGATTGCGAATTGCATGTGGTACTACGACAATTGCACCAAGCAAGGCGCATTACTATAAGAAGACTGTGAATTTCGGAAGTTTCTTTACTTCTGGTTCAAAGCCAGTAATTGTAACTAGTGTAACTTCTCCATATAATAGGCGAATCATTCTTTCGCATTATGGAATTCAGGGAGAGGGATACGTACCAGACCACAGAGGGTTTATCGTGGTTGGTGCAACAGCTACTCTTGAGAAGTCGCATTATTTGTCTAAGCAGATTTACATTAACTGGATTGCAATGGGATATTAATTTGGAAGGAGGCGTGTCTATGAAGTACACTCCACTACAGAAGTGGCATAGACGCGACCGCTCCCTAAATTCCAACGGGTACGTTTTGGTATGGGTACCGGAACATCCAAAGAGTTTTTCGGGCGGGTGGTATTACGAGCACAGACTTGCAGCAGAAAGGAGCATTGGAAGAATCCTGAAATCATGGGAGACAGTGCACCATATTTCTGGCGACAAGACAGATAACTCATGGTACAATCTGTTCGTATGCACGAGGAAAGAACATGACCGGGCTGACCGGTTGACACTTCAACCTGCATGAGTTAGAGTATAGATAGTTGTTCACGAGGACCGGGGAAACCTGGTCCTCCCTCTTTGATAGGAGAATATATGAAGTGGGCTTTTGTAGGCGACCTACAGATTCCATATCACGATAAGCGAGCGGTAGACCTTTTCTTCAAGGCTATGAAATGGTGGAAGCCAGACGCGATGGACTTTCTAGGTGACATTGATGACCAATTGGAGTACAGTAGGTTTTCAGATGGAACGACAGATGAGTTCTTCAGTCAGCTAAAGAAGGAAAAGAAGATTGATGAAGAGACCGACGAGCAGTTTCGTGGCCGGGTATCTCCACTTCCGTTCGTAAAGAAGAATGCAGAAGGCGCAAGAGAGCTTTACACTTTTGCCAGGAATCAGCATAAGGATGCTGACATGCACGCTAGCCTGGGTAATCACGATATCCGTGCAAAGGGATATATGGATAAGAAGTTTCCCGAGTACGTTGATGAGGTGACGCCTAATATGCTGTGGAGTCTTGATGACCTCGGAATTGCCTGGCGTCCGTATGAACTTCCGCCAATCGAGAGATTCGGCGGGATTTACGTTCATCACGGTAACACAACAACGACGACTGGTCTAGCCGTAAAGTCAGATATTGAGAATTACAACATCTCTCTGGCTCGTGGACATGACCATCGCGGCGGGGTAGTATATAAGTCTTACCCCATGACAGGGACCACACTGATTGGTCTAGGCACCGGTCACCTATGTGACCCAAGTGCATACGGATTGAGGTACACTACCAATCCGTCGTGGGAACTTGGATTTGGAATCGGCCATGTGGTCAATAACGTTCCTTTCCTTCAGTTTGTTCCCATCTCTCCCGACTACGTTTGCGTAGTTGATGGAAGAGTCTTCAAGGGCTGATTGCCCTTTGAACATGTGCTCTGCTATAATATGAGCATAAGATAAAAGTGAAGGAGGTATAACCTATATGGCTTATGCCAAGTCTCTACTAGCAGTTCTCGTAACCGTAATCACTGCGGTTGTCGCTGCTCTTACTGACAACACTGTTTCCACCGTAGAGTGGATTAACGTGGCCATTGCTGGTGTTGGTGCTGCTGCTGTATTTGCTGCGCCTAACGTTCCTGGCTCACGTTACACAAAGGCTGTTCTTGCAGTTCTTACCGCAGTTCTTACGTTCATCGTAACGATTGTAACTGATGGTATTAGCACTGCTGAATGGCTCCAGGTTCTTGTTATTGCTGCTGGTGCTATCGGCGTTTACGCAGTTCCTAACAAGCCTACGACCACGATTGGTCAGCCTGGTGTACTGTAATAAGTGTAACGGTCGAGTAATGTTCGACCGAGTGTTTTCAGAAAAGAAGCATGTAGAATTGTTTTGCATCATCTGCGGTAAGCGATGGATGCTTGATAAGACAAAGAATAGGTTTGCAGCATGGCTATGGAAAACAGAACAAAGCCACGCCACAGCCGCAAGCGACGCAAGGCCCGTCTAAGGTATTTTTACCTAAACGGTGACCTGCACAAAGTCCTCAGTGTTAATCGACCTGAGGACTTTGCTGTTTGTTGGAATTTTCCACAAGGCAAGCGGGTTGGATATGTTTGGTCTGATGTTCGCAAGCGAGCAGAAAAGGCATTCACAATGAAGCAAGTTGGTGCTATGCTTGGTAGACACAGAGTAAACATTGAGCGTGATATTCTGGCGGGTAACATTAAGGCCCCTCAGAGGAGTTACACTCTAGACGGTAAGAAGAGATTGCTGTACTATTTCTTCTCCGAAGAAAATGTGTTTGATTTGCACAGTTATCTACTATCAGTTCACATTGGTAGGCCACGCAAGGACGGAAAGATTGTCCCAAGGCAGAGTCTACCATCCAAGGCGGAATTGAAAGCGATGATGAAGCATGATATTGTTACATACGTTAAGACCGAAGACGGAGAATTCGTTCCGGTTTGGAAGGAGCAGGATTGGTAAAGGTAAAGCCTGTCACATATGAGCCCATTAGCGATGAGCTGAATGGCAGTGTGGCACTATTGCAGGCTGCCTCCGCACTTGACGCGGCGGTGTTTCTTGCTGTAGAGTCAAAGAATGTTGAAAAGTTGATGGATGCTGTAGCCATGTGGATTGGACTGGCTGAGCGTCTAGGCATCGAACTAGAAGATGAGGATTGTTCTGACGTAAAGGACAAGCCCTTCTTTGGGTTTAGTGGTGCAGATATGTCTAAGATTGATGAACCAACGAAGGAGGTTATCGCTGAAGATGCATGAAGTTGAGACCGAAAAGACTCCTAATGGCCACCGAGTGAAGGTGAGTCTAGGGTATACTCGTAATATGGGTAATTTCGAATCTCTGCGTGTCGATATCGGGCTTGAGCTTGATGGCGCAGGGAATCCCAACCCTACCTTTGATAAGGCTTATGGTTGGGCAGAGGGTAAGTTGCTTGAAAAGGTTGACGAAGTAGAGCAGCAGATTAAGGCAATTAAGGAGTAGAATTGGCCTCTAAGAATGTGGTAGCGCAGAATGCTAATGCTCTGATTACTCTTTATATCCAGTGTTTTACCGAAAAGTATTCTCGGAAGCCTAACATCAATCGCTATCGCGTTAAGTGGGGCTTTCAGGATATGGTGGAAGACCTTGGTTATCAGCGCTGTAGAGAAGTAGTTGAATACTACTTCAAGACTGGTCGCCAAGGCCACCAGGTAGATTTTCTCTTGATGAACTACGAGAAGATTTCGGAAGTTTACGAAGAGAAGCAGGAAGACGAACGTAAGAGAGCAGAACTGCGAAAGCAGACTGAAGAACGAGTAAAGGAGCTGGAATCTAAGAGTGACGGCTGAACTTAAGGTAATTAATGCAGTCTGCAAGAACAAGGACATTGGTGTTCTGTTCGCAGACAATGTAGATGAACTGTTCGATGCATATGGTGATGTTTGGAAGAGCATCAAGACGCATTACGAAAAGTACAAGTCCGTTCCTGAACTGAGTGTTCTTCAGGAGCGATTCGATGACTTGGAAGACCTTGGAATCAAGGGAGAAACCGAATACTATCTCGATGAGCTTAAGACCGACTATATGAATGCTCGGATTAAGCAAATTGTCACAAAGGCTGGTGCTGCCATTCAGGCAGGCGAGGCTCCAGGACGAATCATCGATAAGACCAACACTGCTCTTGCAAAGTTGGGGAGGTTTGCTAACAACGTCCGAGATGTTGATGTTACAGATTTCGCGGCGGCGGAGCAGCATTTTGCAAACGTTCGTGAGCGTAGTAGCGCTACCGGTAGCCCTGGTATCCCTACGTCGTTCAAGTCTATCGACTCCGTATATCCTACAGGAATGGCACCTGGTCACCTCATCGTGGCTATTGGTTGGCCTGGTAAGGGTAAGACGTGGTTCACTTCCTATCTTGCCTGTAAGGCATGGGAACAGGGCTTCAAGCCTATGATTGTTTCTCTGGAAATGTCTCCAGAGAATATGCGTGACCGTATTTACACCATGATGGGTTCTGGTCTATTCCGCGCTTCTGACTTTGCTAAGGGTGACGTCAACATTGACGACTTCCATGCATGGGGCAAGCGTCGGTTTGATAACAAGGGCGGATTTGTGGTAGTATCAAATGAGGGACTTAATGATGTAACTCCCAATACGGTTCAGGGTAAGATTGACCAGCACAAGCCGGACCTGGTAATCTGTGATTACCACCAGCTATTCCAGTGCAACTCAAGGTCGAATAGCCCTACCGAGCGTGGTATGGCGGTTTCACGAGAGTTCAAGATGCTCGCTGTTACCAACAATATCCCGCTGATTGATATTACGGCTGCAACTCAGTCTGACCTTTCCGACCGCGACAACCCTCCGATGATGAGTCAGGTTGCTTGGTCTAAGGCTATTGAGTACGATGCTGACATGGCGTTTGCGGTTCACCGTAATGAGGAATCAAACCTCGTTGAGATTGTGTGCCGAAAGAACCGACACGGAAGTCTTTTCGACTTCTACCTAGACTGGGATATTGACCGTGGTATCGTAAACGAGAAGTTCACACTTTGATACATGCACAAGACGATTAAGAGGTTCGGATTCGAGGGCAAAATTGGCGACGATGCTGATTTTGCCCGTCTCCGTTCCCAATACGAAAGTATGATAGTAAGGGAAATGAGAGAGTGTGGCTATGTGCCGGTACTCGACCTAGGCCCTTATTGGTCAACATCTTATATTCAGGCAGAGACAGCTTATGACTTTGTCCTGTCAGTCTATGGAGTTTACGTCGGAAGGAGGCGTTCATGGGAGGTAGAGGGAATTTCGAATGGGAGCGAGATAGGGAGACCTACACCCCCAACCAAGTCGAAGCCACCCTCCGAGCCTGCGGAGTAGATGTTGAGGGAGAAACACACAATGACTTTCTGTGTTTCTGTCCTTTTCATGGAAATAGATTTAGCCCATCATTCAGTGTTTCGAAAACTAACGGAGCATTCATTTGCTTCAATCACTCATGTGGAATGACCGGAACACTAATTGAACTTGTTAAGAAGATTCCAAAGAGAGACGGAACATTTCGCAATGAGTTTGCAGCACGCAGGCTGATTATTAAGAAGGGTAGCGAGACAGAGCAGGCATTTACGGAGCAGCTAGAAAAGCTGCTAGAGCCTGTGACGGAGTTTCCTGAGTTCCCGCAGCATACTCTCGACCGAATGTATGATGACTTCTGGCAAAACCCCGAAGCTATCCGCTACATGGTAGAAGAGCGCGGGTTTGATGAGGAAACGCTAGAGTTTTTCCGCATTGGATTCTCAGCAAAGAAGGATATCATTGCTGTACCAATGCACACGATTAAGGGTGTTCCTGTAGGAGTCATTGGCAGACCAGCCGACAAGGAGAATAAGTTTTTCAAGAATTCTCAAGGTCTGCCAACAAGTAAGACTCTATGGAACATTCATAGGGCTAGGAAGCATGGTGAGGTTGTCATCGTGTGTGAGGCATCGTTCGATGCTATGAGGATTCATCAGGCGGGATTTCCGAATGTGGTTGCCTGTCTAGGTGGAAACTTCAGCCCATACCACTTTGAGCAGTTGAATCGGCACTTCAGTCGTGTTATCATTATGACTGACTTTGACAAGAAGGAAAAGCACATCTACAAGAATTGTAGGAAGTGTAAGCGAAAGGGATACAATCTCTGTGTCGGACACAACCCAGGCCGTGACCTCGGTGCGACAATTGCGGCGGGTTTGCACAGAAAGGATATCCTCTGGGCTTCCTATGAAGAAGGTATTGTTTATCCAGGATTGGCAAAGGATGCCGGTGACATGACGGACACTGAAATCCGTCAGTGCCTCAAGAATGCAGTTCCAAACTTCGTATATGAGGGTTGGCAAGTGTACTGAGGTACGGGAGGAACTTTCCTCCCAAGCTTGCCTTTGCGAGAGCGAAGGTGGTACAATAGTAGTTAGTAGCCTCGGTAGTAGGCTCGAATATACATAGGAGATTACAAAACAAATGGCAAAGGTTATTAAGGGACTCGCGTCCATTCAGGCAAACCAGAAGGCGCAGCAGGAGCGTGCTGAGGCAGGTAACCGTCCTAAGGCGGAGTGGTTCAAGTTTCCGAAGGGTCAGTCTAATGTGACTGTTCGTTTCCTTCAGGAGCTTGATTCTGGAATGGAGGGATACCGCGAGGACCGTGGAATCGGCTTTATTGCGACTGAGCACAATGCCCCTGGCCCTGATGGCTGGAAGCGTCGTGGTATGTGTACCATTGACGATGGAGCGTGCTACGCTTGTGAGCGTCACAAGTTGGACTACAAGGCTGGTTGGAGGCAGAAGCAGAACCTTTACATCAACGTTCTCGCTGACCTTGGCGATGGACCTAAGGTTTACATTCTGACTCGTAACGGTAATTCTGCCTTTACTCAGTCTCTCATTGAAGAGGCTGTTCTTGAGGGTAGCATTACGAACGCAAACTTCCGTATCACCAAGACTGGTGAGGGAACTTCCACGCAGTGGCTTCTTCGCCGTATGCGTGATGACCTGCTTGACGACAGCAAGGTTGAGGTCTGGGACCTTGACAAGACTGCTGTGCGTGAGGTAGAGTACGAGAAGCAGCCGGAATACTACGGTGCTGTTGCCGACGAAGGCGATGCACCTGCGGTTTCTACGACTAAGGCTTCTCCTTCCGTCAGCTCTGCTGACGACGAGTGGTGATGTGATTTGGCTGGAACCCCCGCTGTTGATTCGGCGGGGGTTCTTTGCTATGATAAAGCATGTACGAATTTTCAGAAGAGTATAAGAGATACATCGAGAGCGACCGATGGAAGCTTGTGTGTGCTAGATACTGGGCGAAGTTTGGCAGAAAGTGTCAAGCGTGTGGCTCAAGACAAAATCTGCACGTCCACCATAATACCTATGACAGATTCGGTCGGGAACGATTGTCAGACCTCACAGGAGTTTGTCAGCCATGCCATAGAGCTATCCATGCGATTCATCGGCGGGATAGACGAAAGAGCCTCAGGTCTGTTACACTAAGCTTCGTAAACAAGAAGAGAATAAGTCGTCTGTGACCCATAAGCCTATAAGCGTCACAGATTCATGAAAGGAAAAGGCTTTGGCATATACTGAACTACATTTGCACGACTACTATTCAACTCTGGATGGTCTTAACTCTCCAGAGGAATACATGCAGCGCGCGAAAGAGCTGGGAATGACCCACCTTGCGCAGACTAATCACGGTACCCTTCTTGGTCACCGTGAATTCCAGAAGGCTGCCAATAACGCTGGAATCATTCCAATCCTTGGCGTTGAGGCGTACATTTCGCCAACCGACCGGTTTGACCGACGAGCCAAGGCTAAGCGTACTGACGGTACAAACGTCTATAACCACCTTATCATTGTCTCTCAGAATGAGACTGGTTTGAAGACTCTTCAGACTCTCAATGAGAAGGCATGGATGGAAGGCTTCTATAACAAGCCTCGTATCGATATGGAACTTCTTGAAGAGCACAACGAGGGTCTTATCGTTCTTTCTGGTTGTCTCAACTCGATGCTTTGTAAGGCGATTGAGGCAGGTAATTACGAAGAGGCTGAGCGTATTGCTCTGGAGTTCAAGCGTATTCTTGGTGACCGCTTCTACATTGAGGTGCAGGCTCACAACCCTGTGAAGATGAATGAGGCTCTGTTCAAGATTGCTGACGACAATGGTATCAAGCCGGTCGTTACATCTGACTGTCACTATGCCCGTAAGGAAGACCTTTGGATTGAAGAGGCAATGCTTATTCTCTCGACCAATCCGAAGTTCAGCAAGGAGTACGACTTTAGCAAGTCTCAGAAGATGGACATGCTTGAGCGCTTCAATTACCTCTATCCTGACCGTACCATGACGTTTGAGGAAATCCAGATTTACCTCAAGTCTGCTGAAGAGCAGCTTAATGATTTCCGAAGCCATGGATTCGACCGCGAGGATATCGTCAAGAACACTGAGGAAATTGCTTCTCGAATTGAGGAGTATCCTTTCCATCAGAACCTTGACCTTCTTCCGAAGCCTAAGAACGGTAACCCTGACGACCTTCTGGAAAAGAAGGCGCGGGCGGGTCTGCGTAATCGTGGTTTGGACAAGAATCCAGAATACGTAGAGCGACTTGAGGAAGAGCTGGAGATTATCAAGTCTAAGGACTTCTCCACGTACTTTCTTGTTGTGGCGAATATGATTAAGTGGGCAAAGGACCAGGGAATTCTTGTTGGCCCCGGTCGTGGTTCTGGTGCTGGTTCTCTCGTGAACTACGCTCTCGGAATCACAGAGGTTGACCCAATTAAGTGGGGCTTGCTGTTCTTCCGCTTTATCAACCCTGAACGAAATGACTTCCCTGACATTGACACCGACTTTGAGGACCGTAGGCGTAACGAGATTAAGGACTACCTTACCAGGAAGTTCACTCATGTTGCATCTATTGCCACTGTAGGTTACTTCAAGGATAAGGGTGTCGTTCGTGATGCTGCACGAGTTTTCAGAATTGACCCTAAGGAAACCGATGAGGCTCTGAAGACGATTGCAACATTTGAGGAATACCAGACTTCATCTGCTACTGAGGAGTATCGTAAGAAGTATCCTGAGGTAGAGAAGTTGGCGAACGAGCTTCGTGGTCGTATTCGTCAGACTGGTATGCACGCGGCCGGTATTGTAATCTCTAAGGAGCCTATTGCAAAGTATGCTCCAATTGAGACTGCTGCCGACCCTAAGGACAAGACAGCACCTAGGCGTGCGCTTGTTGCTTTGGACATGAATGAGGCTGCTGACCTTGGCCTGATTAAGTTGGATGCCCTTGGCCTTAAGACGCTTTCCGTTATGGGTGACGCAATCAAGATGATTGAGAAGCGACACAATAGGAAGATTGTTCTTACTGACATTCCTCTTGAGGACCCAAAGGTTTACAACATGATTTCGGCTGGTCACACAAAGGGAGTCTTCCAGTGTGAAGCAACTCCGTATACTGGACTCATCATGAACATGGGTGGTGTTAATTCATTCGCTGAACTTGCTGCGTCTAACGCTCTTGTTCGGCCGGGTGCTATGAATACCATCGGTGCAGAGTATATTGCTCGTAAGAATGGCGAATCAGTCGTCACGTATCCACACGAGGATATGCGATGGTTCACTGAAGAGACGTATGGCGAGATTCTTTATCAGGAGCAGGTCATGCTTACCATGACTGAGCTTGCCGGAATGTCTATGGCAACTGCTGATAAGGTTCGAAAGATTATCGGTAAGAAGAAGGACGCTCGTGAATTCGACGCTTATCGTGACGAGTTTATTGAGGGTGCTTCAAAGAAGGTTTCAAAGGCTGTGGCTGAAAAGCTGTGGCACGACTTTGAGGCTCACGCGGGTTACTCTTTCAACAAGAGTCACGCTGTTGCTTACTCGATGATTTCTTACTGGACTGCATGGCTGAAGACGTACTATCCTGTCGAGTTCATTTATGCTATGATGAAGAACGAAAACGACAAGGACGTTCGTACGACATACCTCATTGAGGCTAAGCGTATCGGCGTCAAGGTCAAGTTGCCTCACGTCAATCACTCTGAACTTGACTTCTCTGTTGAGGACGATGGTATCAGATTCGGTCTTGCCAACATCAAGTTTATTTCTGACAACCTCGGAAAGAAGTTGATTGATGCTAGGCCGTATGAGAATTACGCAGCGCTTGAGGCAAAGGTCATGGAGAAGGGCAACGGACTGAACATCCGAGTGCTCAAGTCTCTGAACGCAATTGGTGCAGCAACGTTCGTTGACAATCCAAAGCGTGGGGATGAACGGCATTTCTTCTACGAATACCTTAGCATCCCAGCGTTTGAAATTCCTGACATGCCACCGGGTGTTAATCAGCAGTTTACTCCACTCAGTGAATTCCGTGAAGATGGAAATAGCATCATCATGGGAATGGTCAAGAATGTAAAGCGCGGAAGTGGCTGGTCTCGAATTGAAGTTGTTGATGAAACTGGTGAGGCTTCGTTCTTCCACAAGGAAGACACGCTTATCGCTCCAGGCAATATGTATGCAATGCTTATCGCCAACAAGAGACTGGCACGATATGTAGAAATCAGCGATTTTGTCCGGGGTTCTAGTAACACATTCGTAAGATTCGTGTATACAAAGCATTTCACAACGTTGACCGATGGATTCTACTACGTTGTTTCCAATCAGACTCGAAAGACGAAGGCTGGAAAGAATATGGCAGACCTGGTGCTTGCGGATGCTGATAAGAACCTGTACTCTGTACTAGTGTTCCCACAGATGTTCCACAAGGCATACGGATTCTGTAAGGAAGGTGCCATTGTTGAGGCGACTATCAAGAAGACTCAGGATGGAGACAGCTACTTCCTTGACGAAGTAATTCCGCGTTGACGGGGCGGCCCTTCGGGGCCGCAAGCTTTTCTTGTAAGGAGGAATATGGCTGAGGAGCCTACACAAATTGACCTTGCTCCATTTCTCGCGGCGGTAGTTGAAGAGGCTGGTGGGGAAGTAAGGATTCCATATGATGTATTCAGGAATCAGGTTGGCAGTAAGGCAATTGCGATTGATATTGAAGATGATGGTGCAACCATCGTTCTAAGTCTAGTTGAGGAGATTCCAAGTGAGTGATTACAGCATGTCAATGAATCAGTATCAGGACTATACCCTTGATACTGCAATGTATCCTGGTGCGGGTGAGGGTGACCTTCAGGCCATCCTTTATACTACGCTAGGTCTGGCCGGTGAGGCTGGAGAAATTCCTAACAAGGTAAAGAAGATTCTCCGGGATGATAATGGTGTCCTGAGTGAAGAGAAGCGTAAGGCAATTCTTGACGAGATTGGCGACGTGCTGTGGTACACTGCTCGACTGGCTCATGAATTGGGAGCGAGGCTTGGTGACATTGCTGAGGCAAATGTTGACAAGTTGGAGGACCGAGCAAATCGCGGGGTTATCCAGGGTAGTGGAGACTACCGCTAACCTGGTATAATCATAGTATGATGAACGGCTACTTCCTCAGGGGAATCACAGAAGATAACATTTTGGTGTTCCGAAGTGATGACCCTGAGGAGCTTCTGCGAATTATTAGGCGACTTTGCGCTAGCCGCGACAAACAAATAAGAGCGCTCGCACAGCAACTAGAAATCGACTGGAATAGTCGAGAAAATACAAGAAAAGGTAATAATCGTAACAGATGAGTTTTGAAGATTTCATGTCGAAATTGGACCCAAAGACGGCTAAGCGTCTTCAGGTTGCGCAGGAGATTGAGACTAAGCAGCTCCCTCTTGCGAGCATTGGTCTAACACACGCTCTGAATGGAGGAATCGGAACCGGCCGGGTTTCTACCTTCTACGGTAATCAGAGTAGTGGTAAGTCCCTAGTTCTCATGCAGACAATTGGTTTGCTACAGAAGTTGGGTTATGTTTGCGTATATGCAGATGCAGAGGGTACCTACACAAAGGAATTCGGTAAGCGTCTCGGTATCAACAATGAAGAGTTGATTTATGTACGCAAGAAGTCTACTGGTGCAATGACTGACAGCATCATTCCTTATATTGAGGCTGGTGTTGACTTCATGGTCATTGACAGTATCAGTGACTTGCTTCCTGAGGTTTTCGTTGGAACTGATGGAAATGTAAAGGAGTTTGCTGACATGAAGCAGATTGGTGCTCACGCCAAGTCTATTACTGCCATGCTCAATGCAATTCACTATGCCAACGAAAAGACAGCGGTTGCAATGGTGAGCCAGACAACCACAAAGATTGAGGCAGCATACGTGCAGCAGGTTCCACACGGTGGGCAGAAGGTTCTATTTGGGTCTTCTCAAATTGTGAAGTTGACCTCAAGCAATACAGATGCAAAGCAGATTAAGGGTATGGTTCAGCAGGGTGATAGGCTAGTGGAAAAGCCTATTGGTCGTAGAGTTGACCTAATTGTTGAAAAGAACAAGTTGGGTCCTCAGCATCGTCGTTGTGCATACGATATGTATTACGATGGTCCCCAGGTCGGTGTAGACCTTGCTGGTGAGGTATTTGACCTTGCCGTTGATTTTGGTATCGTAAACAAGTCAGGCGCATGGTTCAATTACAATGACAAGACTGTTTATACACAGGGTCGTCCAGCCTTCCTTGAGGAGATTAAGCGAGATGATGAATTGTACTCACAGTTGAAGAAGGAGGTCAACATCGCCCTGAATGGTGGTGTGATTGACGAGTGAAATTCGGAGACTTTGTTGCTCAAAGTCAAGAGGCTGACAAGCCAGAAGGAATGCCTGTAGAAGGCGGATTCAGTTGCCAGACTTGCTATGAGCAGGTTGACGTTGCGGAGTATTTCCGCATTGAGAAAATTTTGAAGTGGAAGTGTTCGGAGGGACACATTTCCTATGTTGAGGAATTTGTTCTCTGAGATTGTAGAGAACGTAAGTCTATTTCTCGGCGGTATGCTTTTGGGGGTGGCTTTGGGAATCATTGCCACCCTCATTGGCGTTACGGCTTATATGAATAAGGATAAAAATTAAATGTGGTGGTCATGGATTTTGACCGCTGTCGGTGTGACAGGTCTGTATTTTGCAGGCAAGAACAATAAGATTGGTTGGGCCATCGGCATCTTTGCTCAGACCTTGTGGACAGCCTACGCTCTGACGACAGAGCAGTATGGATTCCTGGTCTCAGCTTTTGCCTACGGCTGGGTTTATGTGAAGAACTACCTTGCATGGAGGAAAATTGAGCGAAGCGGAAGAGATTAAGCGAGACGGTGCCACGCCAGTTAAGAATTCTGGGCGGGGTATGCACAAGGGTGATGCAATTCTTGAGCCGTTTCTGGTAGACTATAAGGAATACAGCAAGTCCTTTGGCGTGACTCAGGAGATGTGGGCAAAGATTTCTACAGATTCCATTAAGAATGGACGTAGGCAGCCTGCACTAAAGTTGGTCATCGGTAAGGAAGGCGAGGTTCGTACCCGTCTTTGGGTTATCGGTGACAAGATGTTCCATGAGATGCTAGAGGCATGGAAGGAAAAGTATGACGTGTGAATATGAAGATGGCTGCTGTGACACATGCGACGGAAAGGGAACATCGAATGATGCCCAAACGAGTGGCAAGTGTTGGGATTGCAGAGGGACAGGTCACGTTCATGTAATCGTGGAGGTCAGAGGAGTAATTACAGCAGACCAAATCAATCGTGAGATTGGTAGAATGATTCAACAGAGTTCGAGGTTTAGGTGACAGACGAGAATCCACTAGAGACTGTCTCTGTTCTAACAGAGTTCAATGATTTGACTGAGTTCATGCAGGACGAGCAACTAGACCGTGCTCTTGAACTTGCCATCAAATGTATCGCGCAACCAGATATTGCTGCGGTAAAGGCTCCACGACTAATTGTTGAGCTTCAGGCAATTTCGTTCAAGTTCGCTGTGAAGGCTGTTGAGTACGCGACCATTAAGAAGGACCGGGCGGGTACAGATAACAACCATCGCAAGAACGTTTATTACTCAACCAAGGAAGCACTAGACCGCTTGGTAGATGCATTGAAGTATGCCGCTAGGGCATAAACTAGTCAACCAAGATTTCATGTGTTACAATGGTTACATAATAAACAATGATTGGAATTAAATGAAGCGAGAGATTATTCAGGGTCTCAAGTTTCGTAAGCAGCCCGAGGGTTTCGATGCTAATGAGCTTTCCGAAATCCTTGAGGCTGCTTATCTGAAGCAGCGACGCCCTAACAAGCATACACAGAAGAAGACATTTTCACCTAGCACTATCGGATATGGGCATGGCACATGCCCACGATATTGGTTCCTTGCCTTTACGGGCGGGATGTTTATTGACCAGGTAGATGCTCTAGGAATTGCCAACATGTCCAATGGTACTCAGGCTCACGAACGTATTGAGAAGTTGTTTGATGACTCTGGGATTCGCCTAGGAAATGAGATTGAAATTACGATGGACAGCCCGCCTATTCGCGGGTTTGCTGACGTAGAAATCAATTGGAAGGGTGAAGAGGTAATTGGTGAAATCAAGACAACACGTCAGGAATCGTTCCTTGTACGTCAGTCTACGATGAAGCCTACAGCCAATCACCTATTCCAAATTCTCATTTATATGAAGGCTAGGAATCGAAAGATGGGCTTTCTGTTGTATGAGAATAAGAATTCACAGGAATTCCTCATTCTTCCTATTGAGATGAATGAACAGAACGAGAAGATTGTCAATAATGCACTTGAGTGGATGAGAGAGACATACAAGGCATATACAGAAGGCAATGTTCCAAACAGACCACTACAGAAGCGCAGCAAGATTTGTAAGGGCTGCCCATTCTATGATTGGTGCTGGAGTGACGATTCTCCTGAGGGAAAGATTGATATTCCTGTAATGGAGGTTCCAAAGATTTGATTACGTGTGCATACGCTGAGTGTGGTCGTTTGTTTGAGGCAAAGACGCATAATCAGCGTTATTGTTCAGACGAATGTTGCCGAAAGGCGACCAACGCTCGTTTGATGGAGCAATACTACGAAAAGAAGGCTCGTAGACAGGGCCACATTCGTGTATGCAAGAATGCTGACTGTAATACAAGACTGTCCAGATACAATGACAGTAATGAATGTCAGCGTTGTGCTTCGGCCAAGGAAACTGAGCGCCGTAAGCAGTTGCTTAATCTAGTAGGAATTTAATGTCACTTGTAGACCTAAAGAAAACTAAGGCGAGTAGGGTCATGGGCATTGACTGCTCGACTCACTCGCTTGCTTTTACCATCTTCTTCAATAGACGTCCCATCAAGTGGGGCAAGATTAATTTCGAAGGCGCTGACGTTTTTGACAGGCTGGAGGATGCAGCAAATAAGCTGCGGGCAGTCAAGGACGAGTTTGATGTTGACTACATCGCTTTTGAGAGTGCCATCTTGGCTAGGACCAAGAACGCAGACGTGACAATCAAGTTGGCTATGGTGTATGGTGCTTGTATCGCAGAGCTTATGCGTAAGGGTGTCAAGGTCGTAACAGTCAAGCCCTTGACATGGCAGTCGTACATCGGTAATCCTAACTTCAAGCCAGCAGAGAAGCTAGCTCTGAAGAAGGAGTTCCCAGACAAGTCAGCTTCGTGGTACTCTACAAAAATCAGAGAGCTTCGAAAGCAGAAGACGATGGACTACTTCAATAAGAAGTGGCCGCACATGGAGCTAACAGATAATGATGTTGGTGACAGCGCGGGAATTGCCTATTACGCCTACTACAGTCTAACGACTCGTGGTAAGGTGGACTAAGGCGCAGGGCTTCGGCCCAAGCTTAGGAGGAGAAATGTCAGAATACATGGATTGTGATGCATGTGATTGGGTTGACATTGGGGTAGGAATGCAAATGGTTCGTCCTGACCATTTCTGCCGGGTTAAGAGTCATCGAATCGATGCTTATGCATACTATGATGAACTACGTGGTCAAGAACTTGTTGATGCAGTTGAGGAAAATTGGCCACCATTTTGGGACCCTGAGGCGGTGAGTGTAGATTGAAGGTAGGAATTACTGGACATAGACCAGAGCGTCTTGAGGACCATGAAGATGCTGTTAAAGAGCTTATATCAGAAGCACTTCAGCAATTGAATGCCACCCGTCTTTATCAGGGAATGGCTGCTGGTGTTGACCTTTGGTCTGCTAAAGAAGCATGGAAGCTAAAGATTCCTTATGCTGCCGTGAAGCCTTGGGCTGGACATAAGCCAAGAGTAGCAGACCGTATTGAGTATGCTAAGGTTCTTAAGCACGCTACCGCAATTATTGATGTTGACCCATCAATCGAATACCCAGGAGCTTGGGTATACAACAAGCGAAATGAATTTATTGTTGATGAGGTGGGCACGATGATTGCCGTTTGGGATGGAAAGCCATACGGAGGTACATACAACTGCATCGAATACGCGTGGAAGAAGGCAATCCCAGTTTTGAGGATTGACCCTGAAGAAAGGGTTATTGAATATGTCAGCGAAGAAGTACCTTTCTAAGGCTTGGCTTTATAGGCAATTTGTAGTCTTGAAAAGAGATGCTGATGCAATCGCAGAGGAATGCGGGGTAAATCGAAGAACGATTTATCGAAAACTAGAAGATTTTGGAATCGTAAAGAAAAGATGATTGACAGATACAAGTATACAATCTTTAGCGTAGATGATTCTAGAGCGCACTATATTGAAAAGATGCGCCCTGTGCTTTCAAGTTTTATGGATGAAGTAGAAACATATTGTGTTGATGGCAGAATTCCAGAAGAGCTAAAGAAAGCACAAGAAAAGCATCCATATGAAGTGAAATATGATGCGAAGGTTGGACAGCTAGGAATCTGGTACACTGTGCTCAATGCGCTGGAGAATGCGCCAATCCTGACTCTAGAAGATGATGCGCTGCTGCATGAAAACTTCCCAGATAGGTTCGGATGGAATATCAGAGAGTGGCAGCACGATACCGACTTCTTCTCTTTGTTCCTTCCACGAGATAGTGACCATCTTTATGACGAAAATAGAGATAGGATAGGCCACTACACTTGTCGAACGTATCAGAGATACGGCGGGGTATCTATGTATTACACAAAGCAGGGTGCTGAAAAGATTAAGGCTTTGCTTGAAAGAGATGGAATTACAGGACAGTACGATGATACATTGTACGCATACTCTAAGGCTGGTGAGCTTAACGGTTATTGCTCAATCCCATCACTACCTGACCTAGTTTATATCACAGGTCTAGAAGACAGTATCGTTCAGGAGACGGAATACGCATGAGAATTTTGGTTATTGTGCCTACTCGCGGTAGGCCAGACAATATCGTTCGACTCGACAGGGCGATGCTTGACACACAGGTTGATGTTGAGGTAATGTACTGTGTTGACGAGGACGACCCAAGTCTTGCAGATTATGTGAGAACTGGAATCCCGCTGGTTATTGGAACACGAAAGAGGCTTGTTGGAACACTGAATGATGTTGCCAAAAGATTTGCTGACGATTATGATATCATCGGTTTCCTTGGTGACGATGTTGTTCCTCGTACAATGAGGTGGGACAATGCTATCCGTGACAACTTCAAGCCAAATATGGTAGCCTATGGAAATGATGGCCACCAGCGCGAGGGACTTCCAACCGGGGTGTTCCTTGACGCACGAATCGTAAGTGTGCTAGGGTACATGGTAGTTCCAACGCTGATTCACCTCTTCGCAGATAATTATTGGAAGACTCTTGGTGAAGCACTTGGTACGCTTACATACTTGCCAGATATTGACTTGGAGCACATGCATCCGTATGCTGGTAAGGCAGACCACGACCAAACTTATGCCGAAGCAAATTCAGGTCCCGTATGGGAACATGATGAAAAGGCATTCAGGTGGTACGTGGAAAACGAACTAGCATTTGATGTGGAGATTCTAAGTCTAAATGAGTAATGTAGTTTATACTGGTGGAACATTTGATTTGTTCCATGAAGGTCACGTTGAATTGCTCCGGTCCTGCAAGAGAATTGCGGGGCCGGATGGTCTTGTCGTGGTATCACTGAACACTGATGAGTTCATTAAGCGATTCAAGATTAATCCTCCGGTTCAGACGTACCGAGAGCGTGAGGTGGTGTTGACTTCCTGCCGATACGTTGATATGGTAGTGCCGAACGTTGGAGAAGAAAATTCAAAGTTGACTATCGAGAAGTTCATGATTGATAACAAGCGTGGCGTAGATATTGTTGCGATTGGCTCTGATTGGGCCGGACGTGACTACTATGGCCAAATGGGATTCACCAAGGCTTGGCTTGATAGTCTAGATATCACGCTTATCTATGTTGATAGGCGTACTGGAATGTCAACTACAAAGATTAAGGATAAGTTGAGAAATGGCTGATGGACAGCACTACTCCGCCTGGCCCGATGATGGTATGTATCGTGGAGTGAAGATTCCAGCACGTATCAAGGCTAATTGGAATAACGTTTCCGGCCGGTGGTGGAAGCAGGGTGTAGATGATACACTTGATGCTGTAGCAGAGACAGAGGTATCAGATATGCCTCAGTTTGGAAGGTTTTTCGGATGAAAGAACTTGTATTTGTTGATACTGAAACTACGGGCCTTGATGCATCGTCTGATTACCTAGTTGAGCTTTCATACGCTCGACTTGATGGCGATATCAAGACGCTGTATTTTGGTGTCAAGGAGGTTCCTGATTTCATTGACAACCTCACGAAGTTTTACGAGCGGGGTGTCGATAAGATGCCAGAGGCGACAATGGATGAAATCAGAGAATTCCTGAATGTAATGGAAGGCAACACAATGGTTGCTGCTAATCCTGCATTCGATAAGGCGTTTCTTGAAGCAGAGGCTCTTTGGAGCGCTCACTACAGGATGCTTGACATTGAGTCATACGCTATGGCAAGGTTGGGTCTTGATGAGGTTCCTTCCATGTTCCAGATTGTAAAGGAACTTGAGAAGCGAGGCTATGTCTTGACACAGCCCGACCACTCGTCATACAATGACGTAAAGGCCCTTCGAGAGGCATACAAGATTTTGAGGTATATGTAAATGCAAATTGTCGGTTTGAGCGGTTACGCAAGAGTCGGCAAGGATACGGCAGCCGAGGCTCTTTCGAGCCTCGGCTTTGTCCGTATTTCCTTCGCTGATAAGTTGCGAGACTTCCTGTATGAATTCAATCCAATTATCGATGTTGAATACGAAATTGGCGGGGGTGCTGGAGTAAGGCTCCGTAGCATCATTGATTCATATGGATGGGATGGGTATAAGGAAACAATCTATTACAATGAGATTAGAAGGAATCTTCAGGTTCTTGGAACAGAATGCGGTCGAAAGATTGTTAGCGACAACATTTGGGTAGATGCTTTGCTAGATGGTCTAAGTGATGGCAAGTACGTCATTGCAGATGTTAGATTCCCAAATGAGGCTAATGGCATTCGTGACCGTGGTGGTAAGATTTACCGCATTGAACGTGATGGAATTGGCGCATTTAATGACCATCCATCAGAGGTGTCACTTGACCATTATGAATTCGACGGGTTTATCCATAACGATGGAACCCCAGCAGAATTTAAGCATAGTGTAAGGAGAAAGATTCTTGAGGGTAGGATTTGATATCGATGGCGTAATGTACGATTTCGCTGAATCGCTTCGCCAATACATGAGGTACTTTGGTTATGACAAGAAGTATAAGATGTGTGAGGGTGAAGTCAGCGAATGGTACTTTTACCGTCATTGGGGCATGACAGACAGTGAGTTCGTAAACCACTGTCACAAGGGTGTGGACGCAGGGTTCGTCTTTGCCCACGGAGGCACCCGTGACAATTCTTCTGACGCTGTGAGATTTGTGAAGGACCTAGGTCACTCGGTTCATATCATCACGGACAGAAGTTTTGGTAGCACCCCTGAACGGTCCCACTTTGCCACTAGGCAGTGGCTCTATCTGAACGACATTCCGTATGATACGATTGACTTCTCTGCTGACAAGACGTGTCGAGAGACTGACATGTTCATTGAGGACAAGTTGGAGAACTATGATGCACTTGTAGCGGCGGGTGTAGACTGCTACCTTGTAAACAGGCCATGGAACATGGTTCCTGGAGATGACAGGAAGCGTATCAAGAGTATCCAAGAGTATGCTACAATTATTGGAAATCTTAGTGTTTGACTTTTTGGTTGACTAAGATTACAATTGTTTTAGAAAGGATAAAATGCCAATTTATACATACTGGTGTCAGTGTTGCGATAACGACCAGGAGAAGATGGCGAAGATTGATGAAAGAGACAATCAGCGCTGTGACACATGTGGCAACCGACTTGTTCGAGCCATTGATAAGCCTGGTGCAGTTTGGGCACCAACGAGCACTAGTGGAGGTTTGAGGGTATAATGGCACCAAGAACAAAGCAGGCGGCCAATCCAAATTCATGGTGGGAACATGCTTATGCAACTCACCCTGATATTGAGGCCACATACGAGTACGAGCACAATGGAGATATCATGGTGCCCGGTACGAAGTTCAAGGTAAAATACAGTAGAGGTGAATTTAAGTTCCGTTGTCTAGCGACTAATAAGCGTACTGGTAAGGTATGGATTGACTGCATTGAGGTTGGTTCTGCTTTTCGGTCGTTCTACCCAGAAGCAATTAAGGGTGTCGTAAAGCCTAAGATTCGCAGGCGACGAACAAAGAAAGCATGAGAAGATTTAATCTTGTAAGGAATGAAGACGAGTCCGGTGTCTCTGGCACCGGTACCGTCGCACAGGGAATCCAGTTTGATGATGGAACTTGTGCGATGCGATGGCTTACGGCTAAGGCTAGTGTAGCATTCTATGACTCCATTGGAGACCTAGAGGAAATTCACGGCCATGGTGGTAAGACAGTTATTGAATGGATTGATACGGTAAATGTCTAACGAAGTTGAATTGCTCGACAGATATGAGCAAATCAATAAGGTTGCCCAACTATACATTAAGGGCACAACGAACCCAACTACTATTGCTAAGGAGTTGGGTATTAAGCGTGCCGAAGCAGTTGACCTCATTCAGGAGTGGCGAGAAATCGCACGGGGTAATGATGACATTAAGGAACAGGCTGCCGAAGCATTGCAGGCTGGTATTCAGCATTACTCTTTGATTGTGGAACGCTTTTGGGAAACCGTCGAACAGGCAGATACCAACCAGGATTATAAGACAAAGAATGCCGTCCTAAAGAATATCGCTGATGTTGAAGCAAAGAAGATTGATATGCTTCAAAAGGCGGGTCTTTATGACGATGCTGCAATTGGTGACGAGCTTGCTGAAATGGAAGAGAAGCAAGCTATCCTCATTAACATTCTGAAGGAAGTTACCAGTGATTGTGAACATTGTAAGTATGAAGTTGCACGTCGCCTAGCAAAGGTGACAGGCAAGACCGAACCAGTTACTATTCCTGGGGAGGTGACAAGCTAATTACCCTGCCACCGAAAGGTGGCGGGGCTATTGGCGTTTCTAATGTCATTTGATTTTAACGACCTACTAAATATCCTGGACGGTGAAGATTTTGAAGAGCGTCCAGTGACCATTGAAGAATTTGTGCAGTCTGAGGATTACCTGGGGCTACCTCCCCTGTCCAAGTATCAGTACACCCTTATCAAAGCATCCACGCAGATTTACAAGCGTGAGACGTTGCATAACCTGTACGGGTTTGAGGAGGGTGAGAAGCGTTGGGCGCAGACCTGTAACGAAGTCATCTTCCAGCTTGGCAAGGGAAGTGGTAAGGACTACACTTCCACCATTGCCTGTGCTTACATCGTGTACTTGCTGCTGTGTCTAAAGGACCCGGCCAAGTATTATGGCAAGCCACCAGGAGACACAATCGATATTCTGAACATCGCTATTAACGCACAGCAGGCTACGAACGTCTTCTTCAAGGGCTTCAAGAACCGCATCGAGCGTTCGCCATGGTTCACAGGAAAGTATGATATCAAGAATGGTCAGGTAACCTTTGACAAGAATGTGAACGTTTATTCAGGTCACTCCGAGCGTGAGGCTTGGGAGGGATATAACGTTCTTTATGTTGTTCTTGACGAGATTTCCGGATTTGCTCTTGAATCTACTTCAGGAAATGAGCAGGCAAAGACTGCTGAGGCTGTCTATAAGATGTATAGAGCTTCAGTTTCATCACGATTCCCAGACTTTGGTAAGCTTGTGTTGCTTTCGTTCCCACGTTTCCGCGATGACTTTATTCAGCAGCGTTACAAGGCTGTAATTGCGGAGAAGGAAACAATTATTCGCAAGCACACATTTAAGCTGGACCCTGATTTGCCTGAGGGTACTGAAGGAAATGAGTTCTCAATTGAGTGGGAAGAGGACAACATTATCTCATACAAGACACCTAGAGTCTATGCACTCAAGCGTCCTACATGGGAGGTTAATCCAACAAAGTCTATTGATGATTTCACTCGTGATTTCTTTGATGACCCGATTGATAGTTTGTCCAGATTCGCATGTATGCCGCCTGACGCTATCGACGCGTTCTTCAAGGACAGGCAGAAGATTGAGAAGGCTTTTTCTGCACAGGACACGCTAAATCCAGACAACACGTTCCGCCCCAACTTTATTCCGAACCCTGAGAAAAGGTACTATGTCCACGTAGACCTTGCTCGTGTTCACGACCATGCGGCAGTTGCTCTTGCTCACGTAGAAAAGTGGGAGCAGCGTAATATTGGTGGTAAGATGACGGAACCGGCACCGGTGGTCATTGTTGACCAGGTTCGTTTCTGGACACCATCCAAGACGAAGAACGTAGATTTTACTGACATTCGAGAATATATCCTGAGTCTCAAGAGACGTGGGTTCAATATCCGTCTCGTTACATTTGACCGCTGGGAGTCTCACGACACCATGCAGTATCTTAACGAGCGCGGGTTGAAGTCAGAAAGGCTATCTGTGGCAAAGAAGCACTATGACGACTTTGCTATGGTTATTGCTGAAGAAAGAGTGGTTGGTCCAGTAAATGAACTTCTAATTGAAGAGCTTTTGCAGCTTCGTATTATGAAGAATGACAAGGTTGACCACCCTCGTAAGGGTTCTAAGGACCTTGCTGACGCGGTTTGTGGAGCAATCTTCAACGCTATCGCATATACTCCAAAGGAGGAGAATGAGGTAGTTGAGGTAAAGACTCTTGAATCTGTGAGACAGGAAGTTAGAAGAAACACTATCGATGAGTATGAGCAAATGAAGAGTGATGGTGTGATTCGTGCCCCGAAGCGGAAGATGCCGAAGGAGCTTGAGGAATATCTTGCCAGAATCTCTACAATCTAGGGGTTGACAGGGTACAGACGGGAGGGTTAGACTAGAAACTAATTAAAACAATTAGTAGCAAAGAGATGAAGATTACTCTAGTTAATACTAATGAAGAATGTGCGTGCGTAGGGAAGCATATCCCAAAGCCTCACAAGCTCTATCAGGTTGACTATGACGGTGGGACAGTGTACGTTTGTCCTACTGCCTACTCCAACTTGGTAGCTCTTGAGGAAGAGTATGCAAAGTACGGCGGGCTTCCGCCCGGCTCTGTACGCAAGCACTATTCAGAGTTTACACATAACCTCTACCGCCTCTTGACATGACGGCGGGTGAGGGCTTAAGCTTCTAACACATCGAACGAAGGGAAACGAAAGTGTCCACTGTTGAAGAGCGTTTTGAGCTTGCCAAGGGTGCTGTTGAGGCAGTCTCTCAGGTGACTAAGGACATGCACGCAATTGGTGTGTATGACGAGCCTGAGTACAAGGCTGCTGCGGTATTGCTTATCACCCTGACTCGTGCTATGGTTGTTCTTGACCCTGAGGCGACGAGGCAGTACAGTAAGGAGTCTCTTGAGGCTGCTAAGACGGACATTCTTGCGAATCGTCCTGACCTTGCAAGTCTTTTTGAGAGTTCTAACAAGGTTGCTGGTCCTTACCTCTGATTGCACAAATCGGCTGGTTATGGTAGACTGAAATTGCAGGTTGAGGCTAAGGCGTATAGACTTGCTATCGAGTGAGGCCGCTCGTAACAACGGCCAATGTGGATATAGTGAAGTGGTATAACGGGTGTTTTGGGAACATCTGACGTCGGTTCGATTCCGGCTATCCGCACGATGGGGAATGTGGAATCTCTCCAGGAGTATCAATCACCCCTATATTAATGGGGAGCGCATGAGAGGATACGAAAACGATACCTAGGGGACGCCCGGCGTAGTATTGTGTCGATTCCACAAGCTCATTCAATGTGCATTGAAGAACCTCGGTATAGGCACACCGGGCGAAAGAAGTGCCTGCTTCGGGATATGGCGCAGTTTGGTAGCGCGGCGCGTTTGGGGCGCGATGGACGGGGGTTCAAATCCCTCTATCCCGACAACTGTTCAAGTCTGCAACATATATTTGAATGTGGTACAATTCTTATATGCAAACTGAAGCACAGAAGGCTGCCAAGGCAGCACATTATCAGGCAAATAAGGAAGCGTACAAAGCAAGATTTACAGCTCGTAAGCGATTGTTTTCTAGAATTGCGGTAGAGCTGAAAACGTTTAACCCGTGTATGGATTGTAAGAACTACTTCCATCCATGCGCAATGCAGTTTGACCATCGTCCAGGAACAAATAAGCTTTTCCATGTCTCTGATTATGGAAAATTTAGTTCAGTAGTAAAGTTTCTGGAAGAGATTGATAAGTGTGACCTAGTATGTGCAAACTGTCATGCAGTTAGAACATATACTCGGCGGGTTGAAGAAGACTCTCAATAAATTGCCATGCGAGGAAAGAGATATGAATGACATAATGACACGCGAGGAGCTTATCCTTGCGATTGAGGCTAGAGACGGTTTAGACTGTTTCTTGTGTAAGAAGCCATTTTCTAAGGATGTAAATAGTGAATGGCATGAGGTAACCATTGACCACTGGTACCCACAGTCTGTAGCATATGCAGAGGGATGGACCTATGAGCAGGTCAATGACCTTTCAAACCTTAGAAAGGCTCACAGACCTTGTAATACTCAAAAGAGTGACATTGTTCCTAATCCAGATGGTACGCTTCCTGAGCGTCCAAAGAAGGATAGAACAATTCGGGTCCCTCGTCCAGTGTCATGTGATACTTGCATGAATGGTAGAATTCTTCTTCTTGGAGAGCTTTGCCCAGATTGTAATTCTGGACCACAACCGGCTGCATTTCCTAAGACGCTTCAGAAGCGACCAAAGGAATGTGACCACAGTAAGTTTCACTGTTGGATGTGTGTCATCGGACACATACCACGTAAGAGCGCTATCCAAGCGATAATAATTGGAGATTAATGTCTGAGTGGGATTGGCCACTGGAGTCATTTAAGGATGAGCCTGACAAGATTGAGAAGCACTATGCTGAACGTTCGAAGTCAGGCTTTTCCACATTTGACTGGTGGAATTTTGATACATACATTGCTGGAGTTATCGGCCGGGCTGTGAGAGAATTTGCATACGGTCATGGTTACCACAGTGACTTCACCAATATGGAAGATTTTGCGGCTTTTTGCAAGACAATCTACGAACCCCTTGAGTTTTACGCAAGCAAGGAGTACGGTAGACTTAAGTTCGATGAACAGGCAGTCAAGTATGAAGAGGCTGTTGAGGCAATGAAGAAGTTTTCCGAGCGTCTTGGCGCTTGGTGGGACTGACTTGACAACCCCAGTCGTCAAGTGGTAAGGTAGTAACACGTCCACAGGAACCGACGAATTTGTTCCTCGCAGTTACATCTCTGCGATAGCAAAAGATGGCAATGCTCATTGGTGTAATCGGCAGCACACGGGTCTCTGGAACCTTTAGTCCGAGTTCGAATCTTGGGTGAGCAGCTTTGCAAAACATATCTCAGAGCGTAGGTTGTGTCGGTCGGTCTCCAAAACCGACTCGTGAGAGTTCGAATCTCTCCTGGGGTGCTTGACTTCCAAGTCTTGGAGGTGCTAAGATGGTATATAGATTGAAGGCGCTGTTCTTCAAGTTCCGCCCGGTGGTTGACAAGCTACTGAGCAGATGGTACGTTAGAAGAACAAAGTAAGCAACAAGCTTTCGGGTCGGCTGGATGAGGGTTATCTAACCTAAACAATTATACAGTCAATGGTAATTCCTGGTGGATTCCAGGGAGTGTGGTGACTATAACACCTCTCCCTCGCCAATAACATATCCGAAAACAATGGGGTATAGCTCGGTCTGGTTAGAGCATTCCGCTGATAACGGAACGGTCGTCGGTTCAAATCCGACTGCCCCAACTTTATGGGTCGGATTCAGTAGTTTAACTTAAATCCAAACCGCGTGTCCTAGGTTCGAATCCTAGTCCCGGCTTTCTTGTCGGGGTAGCTCAGTGGCAGAGCAGTGGTCCTTAAAAAACACTATTGAAACAACATATCCATTAAATAACTTAAAATTTGCGGGTCGGAAGAATTCAGTTATCTTTCTACCACAAACAATCAGAAAACCGCAGGTTCGACTCCTCGGAGGGATGAATGTGAGAGGTCACAGCTAGGCATGAAGCTTAGTGAATCCAGCTTCTGAATTCTATAATATATCCGCAAAAGCTTTGGGTCGGATGAAGACGTTTATCGTAAGTTCAACTCTTATCATCCCCCCTCATGGGGATGGGGCGTGGTGCCCACTCGTTTTCTACAACATACCCATTATGGAAGGTCAATCCGATTGGCGACGGAACTTGTCTTGAAAACAAGCGAGGTGTGAAAGCCCTTAGGAGTTCGACTCTCCTACCTTCCGCTTTACCCTAAGGAGTAAAATTGACTGAGACAGAGAATGTCGGTCCTACATCGTATCAGCTAGCAATCATCCTTGCACTTCAGAGCAAGCATGTATACGCTAACACAGTTAGTTACGATGAGATTGCACGACGACGTAAGGCAAGCAAGCGAGCGCGGCTACAGCGCAGAACAAACAGAAGGCTTGACACGACACGTCGCTCGTGATAAGGTTTTATTAGATGGTCGGCAAGCAGGGAAGAGAAGGCTACAGGAGCTTGAGCAACAACACCTTCCACCATCACATGCGTCGTTAGTTCAGCGGTCAGAGCACTGCCCTGTCAAGGCAGAAGTCGCGGGTTCGAATCCCGTACGGCGCGCTTTCGTAAAGGAATAAAGAGGGAGTTCTAATGGCACGAGTTAAGAAGTTTGACCTTGTTGAGCTTGACAAGGAAGGCTGGTTCTCTGCTAAGGTAAGTGGAAAGTTCCGGGGTTTGGTCGAGAAGACTGGACGAAGCAACTACACTCTTCACCTTGGCAAGAACGATGTAACTAACTTCAAGACTAAGAAGGCTCTTGAGACTTGGCTCACCGAGAAGTGGGCATCATAATTAAATATTGATAAACGTTCGGGTCGGATGTAATTGCTTATCTATTATGGGAATAAAACGCGATTACTCTAACATATCCGTTCTAAACTTCTAGCCCTAACAATTTCGGGTCGGAGTTTCTTGGTTACCTTACTATGCATGAGAAGTTGTCGGTTCGAATCCGGCCGGGTCCATTCATGGGCCTGTAGTTTAATTGGCAAAACTTACACCGAGGAACGTTTCATATCCGTCTTAATTGTTAGGGCTAAGCTTTTGTCTAGAAAAGGAGAGACAATGCCTCGCTACGAGAAGAAGGTCAAGATTAACGCAAACCTCGTAAAGAAGTATGACGAGGAATACTACCGAGTCCTTGACGATGTGCAGATGCGTGAGCTAAAGTTCAAGGGACATGTCCGGCCGGAAGGTAAGGTTGTTGAAACCAGGACACACATCATCAGCTATTACATTGAGGTGGATTGATATGCTTAACTGGCTTGGCCAGGACGTAAAGGTAGGCTCTGTGGTTTTTCGCGGGGCTCGGCAAGGTAACTCTTCCAGTCACAAGATTGGTGTGGTAGAGTCTCTTAACGAGAAGACGCGAAAGGCACGGGTGGCCTGGAAGTACGAGCTTGGTGTAGAGTGGATTCGTCCAGTCCAAGGACAGTCTTACTACCTTGAGTGCCCACACAAGTTGAGTGAACGTGCAAAGGGGAGTCCTGACGTTGGTCCGCTTGTAGTTGTGCCCCATGGTCTGCTAACCTCAGCAGAGAACATGATTAAGGGTGCAGAGATGGCTAAGGCACAGAATGTACCATCACATGAGGTTGACAACTTCATTCAGATTTGATAATTTCATAGCCGGTAATACCGGCAAGCTTCCATAAACAATATGCCCAAAATGGGCCGAAAGGATTAGAAAAATGTCTAATGCACTTGGTAAGTTTGCTGCTTCTCAGAAGCAGGAGCGCGTTGCTACGCCTCAGACAAAGCGTACCCCTGGTCGTACGGATGAGGTCAAGAACAACGCGGGCGGGTTTGTGTTCAAGGTAGACGACAAGTCTCGTCTTGAGCGCTTCCTGGTGTTGGGTACTGACAAGGGTACCTATTACGTTGGTGAGCAGAAGTTGACGGCTCAGAACATTTCCTTCCTGAAGGAGATGGTCCGTAAGGATGAGCGTCTGGTCGTGGACACTGCTGTTGACGTCTCTGTAAACGCTCGTGCGCTTAAGAATTCTCCTGCGCTGTTCGCTATGGCTCTGGTCATGACGGAGGGCAAGGACAAGGCTTACGCTCGTGAGGCCGTACAGAAGGTTGCTCGTACGTCTACCCACCTTTTCGAGTACGCACAGTACATCGATGACCTGGGTGGTTGGGGTCGAGCAAAGCGTCGTTCTGTCGCTGAGTGGTACGAGAACAAGTCTATCGATGCGCTTGCGTATCAGGCTGTGAAGTACCGTCAGAGGAACGGTTGGACGCACCGTGACCTTTTCCGTCTTGCTCACCCTCAGGGTGTAGACCAGGGTGTTGGTAACTTCATCCTTGGCAAGGACGTTGAGGCTGAGGTGGAAATTCTTAAGGGCTTCGCTGCAATGCAGTCTGCGACTTCGGTCAAGGATGTTATTCGCACGCTGGAGACTTTCAAGAACCTTCCTTGGGAGACCATCCCTACTCAGTTCCTCAAGGATGTGAAGGTCTGGAAGACTCTGTTCTACAACGGTCAGCTTCGTGGCCAGGCTCTCATTCGCAACATTACTCGACTCGCTCGAATTGGTGCGTTTGATGACATGGTTTTCGCAACTGACTACGCGAACGCAATTGCTAACCAGGAAATGATTCAGAAGACTCGTCTTCACCCAATCAACTTCCTGAATGCGGTTGTTGTTCACGAGAGTGGACAGATTGACCGTAACGGTTACAGCATGTGGAGTGCCGGACGTAAGAAGGATTGGAAGTCTAACGGAAAGATTGTGGATGCTCTCAATGAGGGATTCCACATGGCATTCAAGACTGTCGAGCCTTCTGGCAAGAGGACTCTGGTTGCGACTGACGTGTCTGGCTCAATGAGTCAGGCTGCCATCGGACTTGACCTCTCTTGTGCTCAGGTTTCTGCGGCTGTTGCTATGACGGTTGCGCGTTCCGAGCCTTACAGTGACATTGTTGGCTTCTCTAGCAGCATTGTTGACTTGGGCATTACCGCTAAGAGTTCTTTTGCCGACGCAATGCGTAAGGTGAGTAACAGGAACTTTGGTGGTACGGATGCGGCTGCTGCAATTAAGTACGCTAACCAGAAGGGAATTCAGGTTGACACCTTCGTAGTTATCACTGATAACGAGACGTGGGGCGGAAGCCAGAAGCCTTTCCAGGCACTTAAGCAGTACCGTCAGAAGACCGGAATTGATGCGCGTCTTGCGGTTCTCGGTGTGGCGTCTACGGACTTCACCATCGCTGACCCTACGGACCGTGGAATGATGGACTTCGTTGGTTTCGATGCAAATGCGCCTAAGGCCCTCGCGGACTTCAGCGCTGGTCGTATCTGAAACACTGCCCCCTCTTCGGAGGGGGCAAGCTTGTTAAAGGAGAACAGTTTGAATGTTCATGTATAATGATGCGTATGTAACATACGAGCAAAGAGTAAATCACGAATATAAGGATGTTTATGCTGATGCATTTTCGCCACCATATCAGATGCTTGGTAGCGCTAGCATTGTCCACATCCTGAACGTTCGTAGTCTGGATGTTGAAGTTACAGTGACCGCTGAGACTGGCTACGGTTTTTCTCAGGCTGTCGTAATGTCGTGCCTAGCTGCTGCCGTCAAAAATATTGACGATGGCTACCTTTACACTCTGGTCCGCAAGAGGATTGAGAATCAGATGGGGTTCGAGCTTGACGATTTTATTCCGGCCGGGGTTGCTAATCCAACCGACGTAGACCATTCTATTGATGGAACACATTGGAGATTCAACGTAATTGCAAGTCTGAATCACAAGTATGTTCGGAGACCAAAGTTCGAGCTTATCAAGAATGAGCATCAGTTCGGAATGGTCGAGATGAGGTTGAATTACTATTCTGGAGTACATCCCGGTCACATTAGTCTTCTGATTGAAGAGGGTGTTATCGCAGAAAGCGATTGGAATTCAGTTGAACATGCTCAGATGATGCTTTGGTATAAGGCTTATGAAGAGATGCCAATGCTTGCACCAGACCTATCCTACATGAGGTATACAGAAGGATTGCTAAACGGAAGTAAGTATCACACGGGCGGGTATTATGTTGATGCCCCCAATAAGGCACCAAACTTCTCAGGACCACTTGCCAAGCCTGCTGTTTCAGGGTATGGTAAGGATAGTAGGGTCAATGAGTTGCCGGGTGTGAAGGAAATGGTTACACATCCGCTAAGTAAGCAAAAGATGACTCTTGAACGTGCTATCATTAGTCTTAATGACCAGCACAAGTGGACAAGGGAACAAATCGCGGATTGGCTTGAAACCCTTGACATTGACATTACATTTAAGGTGAATACAGATGAACAAGATTGATGAGAAGGCAAAGGAACTTCAGGACACCATCAACGAGATTGGCATGAGCGTGCTTACGGGTTACACTCTTGCTGATGCAATTCGTGAGGGTTCCATGGTATCAAAGCAGGAGTATGGTTGGGGCGATGGGGCTACTGCATGTGCTCTTACTGCTGCTGTGATTGGTGCCAAGTCTCGTGGCTACGTCGATTGACATTGCCCGAACTAAGTGTTAAGATGTAATAAGTCAGGTAGCAGTGGTTACTGCTCATAAGGAAGCGACGGTTGCTCGCCCGCCTGATTTATGGTCCCGTAGCTCAGTGGATAGAGCAACGGCTTGCGGAGCCGTGTGTCGGAGGTTCGAATCCTCTCGGGACTACTTTGCCCCAGTATCGCCACTGGCTTCTAACCAGTCGTTAACAGCGTAATGGAGTATGCAGGTTCGAATCCTGTCTGGGGTACGTGAGTCGTAGAGAACTAATTGTGATGTATGATGGTCTGAGCAATGAGGAAGAAGATGCTCTATTTGAAGCCATCGAAAACGTAATTTGTCCCGACATTGAGGAGGAAGACCATTCCGAATCGTGTCGGCTTTTCTGTATGTCAATCAAAACAGTAGAAGAAAGTAATTAAATGGATTGGTTGAGAAAAGATGAGAGGGTAGAAGTCATCGCAGGAGAATACGACGGTAAGCGAGGGAAGGTTACCAAAGTAATCTCAAATGACAGATATCTAGTCTCACTTAACGGAGGTTTTACAGTTGAACTTCCGCGTAGGTCATTGAAGCGACTGGACTAAGAATAATATGGATGGTAGGATACTCCTAAGAAGGTTTAGGAGGATGAAAATGCCTAAGAGAAAGTTTTTCTATGATACCGAGTTTCACGAAGATGGTAAAACTATTGATTTGATTTCAATTGCTATGGTTCGTGGAGACGGTAAGGAATATTATGCTGTATCATCTGATGCGGATTACAAGCGGGTTTTTGAGAACAGTTGGTTGATGAATCATGTTATGAATACAATCGACCATGTTGTTGTTGAAGACCATCACGGTGGCGGATATACAATTATCCCAAAGGGTCCTTTCGTAAGAACCAGAGAACAAATCCGTGATGAAATCCTTGAATTCGTAATGGAAAGTCAGGATGAATTTAACGACCCTCATGGTGAGGCAAAGGCTGAGTTGTGGGCATGGTATGCTGACTATGACCACGTAGCACTTTGTCAACTGTTTGGTAAGATGATTGACCTTCCAACAGGTTTCCCTATGTTTACTAGAGATTTGAGGCAGCATTGGGAGTATAAGGGATATCCTGAGCTTCCAAGACAAGACGATGGTGAACACAACGCACTTGACGATGCACGTCACAACCTGGTAATGTATAACTACATGGAAGGTCTGTGAGAAGCATGGAAGAGTATACTCTGACTTTGCAGTTGACTGTGAAGATTGAGGCACCAGACGCAGGTGACGCATTGGACGTAGCACTCGACACTTTTGGCAAGGGTTGCGCTGGTGGCGTGGATGTGGTAGAGTATGAGGTGTTGAAGATTGCTGAACCTAAGTGAACTTGAAAAGGCCGGGGTTACGGTCAAGAAGTTCTGTGGCCTAGATATGAATGATATGGGTTGCACAGGAGAGGCAGTTGGTGATATCATCGCAGAGATGGAAGACGGAGTACAGATTCCAATTCCTGTATGCCAGCAACACCTTGACGTAATTCAGTCACAATATGATGTTGAAAGTCTAGGTTGACACACACACGGACTCTTGCTATGATAGAAGAGTCAATGGGGGCTTAGCTCATCTGGTAGAGCATCTGCCTTGCAAGCAGAAGGTGACCGGTTCAAGTCCGGTAGTCTCCACTGGTCATATTTGACCTACAAGGAGGTATGCACTATGTTGTATACACTACTAGTAATCTTGGTAATCGTCATTATCTTGATGCTGATTTTCTAAGGAGGTTAGCATGAGAGGTAGCGACGTAGTATGGACCATCGCAGGAGTTCTTATCTGTATTGCTCTCATCGTATGGCTTGCAGATAACGTAAGCTTCTGATAGAGTAAAGCTCACGAACCTAGGTCGCCTCTGATGCAAGCTGCCTATCAAGTTGTAGTGCACTGCGCTTGACACCCCAGTCCTGGGTCGGGTAATATGGACACATGCTCCGGTAGCTCAGTTGGCAGAGCAGGCGGCTCTTAACCGTCGTGTCGGGAGTTCAAGTCTCCCTCGGAGTACGTAATATTGTAAAGTAAATTAAATCCCCGTTAGAATAATCTGGCGGGGATTTCCTATTAAACAAACAAGGAGAAAACAATGTTCGGTCGTCGTAAGGCTGCTTTCGTTCCCGATACCACCAAGCGTGTTCTTAAGACTGTCAAGGTTGTTAAGCGAGACCCTTCTACGGCTGCTGCGCCTGTTGACCTGATTAAGAAGGTTGGTGTTTCTTTCGAAAAGAAGGTTGAGTCTGCTGTTAATCTGAACAAGAATGTCAGTGGCCCTTCTCGCGGTGTTGTCTGGAATGTTATCGGTCTGCTTGATGAGTCGTACTCTATGGCTCCGTTCTTCAGTGATGGCACTGTTCAGGAGATTGTTGACCGTGTGCTTGCTTGGTCTGCCTCGGTTGATGCTGATGGCCTGGTGCCTTTCGGCGGATTTGCTGACAGCCACGTTTGGCACGGTGACGTTGACCTGACTAACGTTAATAACGTCGTTGCTACAAACGGCTGGTCGCCTTGGGGTGGTACCAACCTTGCTGACTCTCTTCAGGCTATCCTTGACATGGTTCGGGACATGGGAGATGCTTGGCAGGAGAACCCCATCCTTCTGTTCATTGTGACAGACGGTATGCCGTTCAATCGGGACCTTGTAAAGCAGCTTATTCAGGAACTTTCTCAGTACCCTGTCTTTATCAAGATTCTGCGGGTTGGCAATGACCCTGGTGCTAAGGCTTTCGTTGAGGACCTTGACAACATGGTTGGTGGTCGTCTGGTGGATAATGTTGAGGCTCCGGATGATGGTCTCCGTAAGGGAATGTCTGACGACAAGTTCAATGCAGCGATGATTCACGACATGGACAAGTATGTCAACGATGCAACTGCGGTTGGCCTGCTTAGTTGACAAGCCCTTGCTAGTCATGTAAGATATAAGAACAAGGCGTCGAAAGACGCTATGGCGGTATAGCTCAGTTGGTTAGAGCGTTCCCCTCATAAGGGAAAGGCCACTGGTTCGAGTCCAGTTGCCGCTACTGCGCGGTAGTGAAGGTAGGTATCACGCGGGGCTCATAATCCCGAATCAGGAGTTCAAATCTCCTCTGCGCCACGGTCCTTTAGCTGAGATGGATTAGCGCGTGTCTGAAGAACACGAGAGGTATTAGGGTTCGATTCCCACAGGGACCACATGGTTAATATCAAGAAGAAGCCATTGTATAAGGCTCAGTCCAAGATGGAAGCTGATTCTTGGATTGACAGCACCGGCAAGCGTATGTATCCTGGTCAAAAGCTAATCGTTCACCGGCAGGGTGACGAGTGGCACGTCTATAAGGGGTAAAAATGGCACTATTTAAGAAGGATTCTAAGCCTGCAAAGACAGGCGATGATTCTACACCGGAAGAGAAGGCAGAGCAAGCCTTGAAGTTCCACACTGCATCTGCTAGGTTTGGTAAGGTCGGAAAGAGAGACAAGACATGGGAGCAGAGCAAGTAACAGTCTACGATGAAACAATCGCTCGAATGGCAGTCCGGTTGGGCTTGACAGTCGAAGAGGTTGATGCCATCATGGATATGTATACAGAAGAGTCCAAGCAAGTTCACATTGAGCGAGGCCACTTTAGGCCAAAGCCAAGGGTTGCATCAACTAACCGCACTGTGCTAGACTAAGGAGAACAAAATGGGATGCTGGGATATCGAGCCTAAGACTGAAGAGGAAATTCAGGAACAGGCAAAGAAGATGCTCAATCACCCACTTTACATCAAGTTTTTCAAGATTCCACAGGACGAAAGTTTTCAGGAAATCTCTGAAAAGATGATGGAAAATCCATCAACACGAGTTGATTATCTCAGATTGATGGGAAAGTAAGTAAGACGCCCGAAAGGGCAATGGATGTGTAACACGTAATTGGTAGCGTCGCGGCCTGTAAAGCCGTTGTCCGAAAGGGCTCTGGGGGTTCAAGTCCCTCCGCATCCACTGTGTCGGTAGCTTAATGGTAGAGCGTTGCGTTGTGGTCGCAATGGTTGCGGGTTCAAATCCCGTCCGACACCCCGGTCCTTTGTTGCGAGTGGCTAGCAATCGGTCTGCAAAACCGAATACGTGGGTTCGAATCCCACAAGGGCCTCTATACATTCTCCGCCTGAATGTAGAAGGTAACCGCAAGTGTAAAACGCCTTGAAAGCGTGCCTGTGAAAGCGGAACGGGACTCCTCTAGCAGGGAGATTGAAACCATAGGGAATAGCCCGTATAGACCTATGGCACCACGGACTACGATGTGCTAGCATTGGTGGTGGTTCCGGAGAAGAGGCTAGTCACCTCCAACTGGGTATTATGGTAAGATGAGTTTCGGATGTTGGCTCTTGAAATACTAAGCATTCAGCGGGTAATGTGAGTTAGGCGGGGGAGCCTGCAAACCTCACAGAATGGCCAGGACTGATACATCCTCCCGTGAAACGTATTCAGAGCGTAAGCTGCTACTTACGCATCATTCCCCTATAGCATAATCGGCAGTGCACCGGACTGTTAATCCGCAAAGTTCTGGTTCGAATCCAGATGGGGGAGCCACACGCACAGAATTGGGAAAAGAACGGATTTGGAAACCACGCAATAACCATGGTAAAGGTGGTGAAAGATGAAGGGGAGATACTGAAGAGCGGTGCGCCAAGACTATTATCTTGGTAAGGCACCCGCGTGGGACCAAGCTTAGTGGCATCGGTCGAGTGCCCATCTAGAACAATTCGTTTATCCTGGTATACGCGCTTTCGCGGCGGATTGTTTGAAGATAAAGGGGTCACGCCCATTCGGCCTTTTTTAATGCCTCCGTAGTGAAATGGACAATCACGCTAGTCTTCGGAACTAGAATTACGGGTTCGAATCCTGTCGGGGGTACATGGCAAAGGAAGCAAAGGTAGGCTCCATCGTTTTGATTCTTACAGGAGAGGGCGAAGGAGATACTGCAACCGTAGATAGAGTTGACAGAAGTGGCAATATTCGGGCCAAGATGAATAGAGGTCCGAAGTCTGGCCAGTCTGTCTTGTCTCGAAAGGGAAATTACAGGGTGATTTCATGATTAAGAAGAATGATAAGGTACGCATCTTATACGGAAACCGGGCGGGTGTAATGGCCAAGGTGCTCCGTGTGTATGACACCAATAACATCAAGGCTAGGGTAATTACTGACGGACCCTTCAAGGGCGAAATCCTTGAGGTAGTCAGAGAAGGTCACTACGCCAAGGCTTGACAGTACGAAGCACAGACTGTAAGGTCTGTGTATGCCCTTGAAGTTCAAAGGATGAACAACTCCCTCCTAAGGAGCAGGCTGCTGGTTCGAATCCAGTCAGGGGCACAAGAAAAAATATACAAGGCACAGGGGTTTGGCCCGTCCCCGAATCATGAGCCTTGGGTTCTCGTCCATAGAGAATTTAAGTCAACGGGCCTGCCAAGGAGTGATATGGCTAAGACAAGGAAAATGATTGGCGTCTACTTCGGCAATGATAAGAAAAAGAACTGGATTGGTTCTGCTCATAACAAAGCCATGGTAGAGTTGCTTATTGAAGCACATATGGGCGCTACTGGAAGAAAGCGCAATGAGTACAAAACGTTCAACTATACTGATGACCCTGAAAAATTGGGGCCACCAGACTAAGGGGTAGCTTGGTTTCGACTTTGCTGGACGGGATATAAACGCAACCCTTCTTGGTCAAAGAAGTAAAACGGGCCAACCAAATAAATGCAAACTCTATGAATGCATCTGCTTTCGCTCTAGCAGCGTAAAAGCCGGGTTTGTCGGGAACCTAGGAACAGAATCCCGACTAGTACAAAATGTGTAGATAATGTGTAAGACCCTTCAGTGTGATTGACAATGGTTGTAGAACGGTTATATGCTAGATAGTAAAGGACGCGGGTTCGACTCCCGCCTACTCCACACAGAAAGATATGGTAATGAGAGTAACAAATCTCTACATCTATGGTACTGTCGAGTACCTGCGTAGGCTTGAGGAAGACTACGTGTTCATGGGTAGACAAGTGAGACTTGAAGATGATAGGCTCATCGTGTTCGCGCTTCCCAGGAAGAAGCGAAAGAAGTCTCCCAGTAAGCAGCGCCGTAGGCGTTGACAGACAGGGTTGGAACCTGTTAAGGTATAAGTAGAAGGTCAGGCAGTCGGACAAGGCTTAGGCGAGTGAGAGTAGTTCAAGCGGTGGTAACTTAAATGCCCACTTAATGATGCTCAACAAATCGGTGGGATGCGAGTGGACTAGTCCTGACCTTTTAAGCTTCAATCTGTGGATAACGAAAGGGGTCCGGCGTTCTGTGAACTGGCAGTCGGGTAGCCTGGCATGATACAATAAACCTCTAGCGGGGTTAGTCACCCAAGAGTAAAGTTCATTGAGGGTGAGCAGATTGAAAACTAGGTTGCGAGAGGGACAACGGGTGTGCTAAGGTTAGGTACCGAATCAAGGCACCAAGGTAGATAAGGGGAGAACAGCAAAGGGTCTCCGTGTATCGCAACCAAGCTTTGCAGCAAGCAGGCCAAACGCTATAGACAGGGATACAAGGTTCTGAAAAGATAACGCCCATTTGGCAGGGTAGAAAGTTATCACCTGATGCTATCCACGCTGCAACTATGGAGATGACCGGAAACTTCTCCATAAGCTTCCTTCGTACAAAGCTGTAGGAATAAAAACAAACACGAAGGGTATTAAAATATGTGGTACATTGGTTTCGCCAGTCTCTTTATTCTCGTCGGTCTGGTCGCTTTCGTAGTCGGTTTCATGACTAAGAATGACCCGAGCGTTCGAAAGGGGGCCTATGGTGTAACTGCCGCAATGGTTCTTCTGCTTGTGGTTGTCACTGCGTTTAATTCTGTGACTAAGGTTGATGCTCGTAACGTCGGTATTCAGACTGCTTTTGGTCGGTACCAGGGACAGCTTGACAATGGTCTTCAGATTATCGCACCTTGGTCTGAGCACGAGGATTTCTCGACGCAGATTCAGTACCTTGACCTTGATGGCGACAAGTGGGCTGATGGCGCTCCGGTCACGTTTTCTGGTGGTGGTCGTGGTGTTGTTTACGCTACTCCGCGTTGGTACATCAACAAGGAGGATGCTGGTCAGCTCTGGAAGAAGTACAAGACTCTTGACAACGTGAGTGACCGTCTTGTAAGGTCTTCTGTGAAGGACTCGTTCCGAGCCGTCATGACGGAGTACACCCCGAATGACGCTCGTACCAACGTTCGTGAGATTACTCAGAAGGTCGAAGATGACCTTGCCCGTACGCTTGGTGATGATGGTATTAAGATTGACTCCATCAGCATCCGTGATATTCAGCTTGACGACCGTACTCAGGCTTCTCTCGACAAGATTGTTCAGGCGAACAACGACATTGAGCGAGCCAAGGCGGAGCAGCAGCGTGCTAAGATTGACGCTGAGACGCTGAAGATTAAGCAGAAGGGCGGTAACCTTACCGAGGGTGGTCTTACTGACAAGTGTCTCACGGTGATGGACAAGTGGGACGTCAAGAAGAATGGTAACCTTCCTGCGGGATTCTCCTGCAATGGTGTGGGTACTCCGTTCACTGTCACCAACAAGTGACAATCGCGGCCCTTCGGGGCCGCAAGCTTACCTGACAATTTACCTAAGGAGTTGAAATGGCTACCGGCAAGGAGCGCGGCTACAAGGATTGGAAGCTCTCCAAGGAATTCAAGCGCAGTGCTCGAAACTACACTGAGACCGATGTTATGCCCGCTCGTAAGGTTCGACCCAAGAACGCCAAGAAGTGGTGCAAGAAGAAGATTGGTCGTGAGCACAAGTTTGAGAAGACCGGAATGACTTTCTTCTGGGCGGGTTACTTTCCTTGGCAGATTCGTGACGAATGGCGCACTAGCTACAAGTGTACTGACTGTGGTGCTACCAAGACCGAAAGCGTTTTTCGAGACGTTCCGGTTGACTGATTGGACACTCAATCTCTCACTGGTATAATGGAGAATGAATCCATCAAGTTGGGAGGAAATTATGAGCGATACATTCCTAGAACAAATGGGATTTAAGTTCATTGCCGACCTTTTGACGGAAATCCGAAATGGCCAGTTGAGATTGGAGGAAATCATGGCAGACCTACAGACAGAAGTTGCAGAGCTTCGTGATGCAGTTTCAGGCGTATCAGCACGTGTTGATGCACTCGTTGGACCACTTACGGATGCCGTACGAGAGGCACAGGATGCTCTAGCAGCAGAGCGTGAGGCAGCGGCTAATCTAGCAGCAGCAGAAGACGCTGAGGACGTTGAGCAGAATCGTCAGCTAGATGAGGCTAAGGCAGCTACAGACGCAGCCCTAGCAAACGCTCAGCAGGCATCAGATGAAATTAGTGCGGAAACAGACCGTCTAAATTCAATTGCACAGCCAACCACAACTCCAGAAGAGCCACAGGCTTGATAATTAAATAACTTTCAGAACCCCGCTTCGGCGGGGTTTCTGTTTTTGGAGGATAAATGAGAAAGTTCTACGCTATTGGATATGATGAAGCATCAGCACTAAAGGCATGTGTGAATGGCTGGTACACAAACCAACCTTTCTGGCCTGAGTATGATACACTCCTTCCATATCTTGAGCAAGCAAAGAAGATTGTTCCTGAGATTCCATTGAGGATTTACACAATCAAGGTTGGTGGATAGAATGTCAAAGAGCCGGAAGAAGTTTCTTTGCCTGGACTGTGGAGTTGATACGGGCCGGATTGGCGAACACTACATGCTCATTGATGAGACGTGGCACTTGACAGGGCTTCGCAAGTATGGAATGCTCTGTATTGAGCACGTAGAGAAGCGCATCGGTCGTGAGCTTACGGCCAGTGACTTCAACGACTCGTACCTGAACAACGCTCGTACAGGTATCGTAAGCCAAAGACTTGCAGAGCGTATGGGTCTTATGGTAAGGTAGATTTATCGCCCTTCGGGGCAATGCACATATGGCGGAATGGCAGACGCGCTAGCTTGAGGTGCTAGTCTCAGAAATGGGGTGGGAGTTCGACTCTCCCTATGTGCACGTCCTTGTAGCTTAAAAGGAAGAGCGCCGTAAAAACGGAGACGGGTCATAATAGGAAAGGTTGCGGATGCACCGAATGGCTCTAGTAGGGTCTGTAGGGAAGCGCGTTTTCCAAGCCTATTTACAGTGGTGTGAGTTCGAATCTCACCAGGGACACATGGCTTATCTAAGAGTAGGTGCACAGGTTACAATTTGTGAGAACTTCAATAAGAAGGGTCGAAATTGGAAGAACGTAACTGGCTATATTCTTATGATGACTCGCAAGGAAGTGACAGTGCAAACAGAGTATGGTCAAATTATCGTACCTAGGAAAAAGGTGGTGGCTAATTGAGCTACATTGTCTGGCGCGACCTTCTTGATATGGATGAGAATGACCCACTTTTCGAGCGGGTTAGCGGTCTTGATGACATTATCACTCAGAAATACCAGCAGGGTTGGGTAGAAGATGAATTCGGAATTGGCTGGACCATTGAACAGGCTGAGGAATACATGAAGGAAAAGGGTTATCCATGTATCTTTCCAGAGCCTAGTTGCTACAATACTCTACTTATCCTGGCATACATGATTAAGAATGGAGAAATTGACCTCAATGGGAATCTTTAATCGAGACGGATTCAAGAACGGTCAGAAGGTTTATATCCCTAAGATGGCTCAGTATGGTACCGTAAAGATGAAGCGTGGTGGTCTCATCAAGGTTAAGCCGTACAAGAGTAGTGATGAAATTTGGGTTCACCCTCATGAGATTGAGGATGGACGCTGAGCCCGAAAGGGCATGGAAGTGTGGCTGAGTCCGGTTTAAGGCGCTTCACTGCTAATGAAGTGGTTTCGTAAAGAGGCCCGCAGGTTCGAATCCTGTCACTTCCGCTGGAGTTGATAACATGAAACTCTTCAAGAGAAAGTTTCCTTTTAAGAAAAAGGATTGTCCACACATGCATGTTCGTAATATCTACGGTGATGAAATCATTGCTGCTGGATGGCGTAGAAGTCAGTGTATGGACTGTAGTACATTCTTTAAGAGCCTAAACGGAAAGGCATAGAAATGGTACACGTTTCGAAGATTTTCTCGCTCGATGCGTTGCAGAAGGATATCGATGCGGGATTGGTACGTTCACAGGTAAATGAGGATGGGACGCTCCGCATTTACAATTACACCGAAGAGGTTCAGTACAAGCGAATGTGGAATGACGTTACGCTGAATTGTCGTGGCCTTATTCTCGACAATTACATGCACGTTGTTGCTCGTCCATGGAAGAAGTTCTTCAATTTCGGTGAGCGTCCTCTTCTATTCAGCACTGACACTCCGGTTGAGGTGACTGACAAGAAGGATGGTTCATTGGGTATTCTTTATCGTCACCCAATGACCGGGGATTACCGAATTGCAACTCGTGGCTCTTTCTTGTCTGACCAGGCTATTCACGCTACAAAGGTCTGGGACAACAAGTACAGCCACATCGCACAGCCTTGGGATGGAGTTACATTCCTGTTTGAGATTGTGTACCCTGACAATCGCATTGTGCTGGATTACGGTGAGCTTGATGACCTAATCTTGCTGGGTGCCGTTCACAATCAGTATGGATGGTACTACGGTCCGAACGAGGCTGCTGGGATGCTCAACTGGACTGGTCCTGTCACTGAGGTCTTTGAGTACCGGACCACGAACGACTGCTTCAAGGTGCACCGTTCAAATGCTGAGGGTCTGGTAATTCGGGCCGGTAGCGAGATGGTCAAGTTGAAGCAGGAGGACTACGTGGCTTTGCACAAGCTAGTCACAGGTCTGAACGAGCGTGCTGTATGGGAGCGCTTGAAGGCAGGCGAGACACGTGATAGTATCTGTGCATCGCTTCCCGATGAGTTCCACGGATTTGTTGACAAGGTTGCGGATGAGCTAGAGACAAAGTTCAACGAGATTTACCACAGTTCCCACGTGGATTACTGTAAGGTGTTGAACATAATGCCTGGCAAATCAAGCATGAGTAAGGCAGACTGGCGTAAGATGTTCGCATCGCACGCTGTTAAGATGCCTAACTACGACTTGATTTTCAACTACCTTGACAACCGTCCGGTACAGGAGTCTATTTGGAAAATGATTCGTCCTAAGGGCGAGTAATTTTTCGGCGGGGTTCGCCCCGCCAAGCTTGGAGGAGAAATGAAAAATCTGGATTATGAAAAAGTCATTGATGGATATAACGACCTTCGTGAAACATGCCTTGTAATTGCTAAGCTTAACGATGAGCTGATGGGTCCTGACAGATGGCTGAAGTTTGCCATCCAAGACTCGGATATCACGTTGATGTTTACAGAGCGAGGCATCGTGTGCTATGGTAGTGCTTACACGACACAGACGATGGACAACGAACACTTCAGTTTCATGATTCCGTTTGAATATCTAGAGGAGTTTGAGGCAAATGCTAGAACTGGTGATTAACCGGGGGATTCCTGGTAGTGGAAAGTCAACATATGCTCGTGAGTGGGTATTGAAGCCAGGAACCAGACGTGCTAGGGTTAATCGTGATGACATTCGAATGCAGCTCTATGGAGTTGAATTCGGTGTCCCGATTGAGGAGACTGTAGTAACGGCGGTTGAAGACCAGATGATTAACACCTTGCTTTCTGAGGGTGTCTCAGTCATCATTGATGACTGTAACATCAGTCAGCGATACATCAACAGGTTTACAAAGATGGGCGAGAAGCATGGCGCAGAGGTGAGAGTTAATCTCATCAACGTTGACCTTGCGACTGCTCTGGACCGGAATAGCAAGCGTGACCGTTTCGTTCCAACCCATGTAATTCAGGATATGTATAAGAGACTTCAGGAGTCGCTGTAATGTTTCTAGGAATTCTGGGCGGACTGCTAGTGACCTGGTTTCTCGCCGGGTTTTTCCTTGCAGGTGCTTGGGCCGGTATAGGAGGAGATAGATGGTATGACAGACTGTTTGGATGGTCTGTCAGCATTGTTTGTTTCCTTCTATGGTATTGGATTGTAGGCACCCACATCAATTGGGGAGGTTTGATTAAGTGAACATTCCTGAGGCGGATTACTTTGATAACATTGAGGTAATGCCGCATGAAGAAGACTTCACTATGTGGAAGGTTGTTGGTGTCAGGGTTGACATTGACAATATCAAGATGACCACTCTTAAGGAGTACATCGCTAACAAGCCTCTTGCGGAAGCGTTCGTAAGATGGTACACTGATAAGTATTGGTCGGACATGCTCGATGGTGCACAAGACTGTTGAGCAACTGCGGCTTCGGCCGCAAGCTTGACAACCACATCGGTTGTCTGTTAAGATAGAATACATAACGCAAGCGGGTGTGGCGGAACTAGGCAGACGCGATAGGTTTAGGTCCTATTGTCCTTGTGGCGTGCAGGTTCGATTCCTGTCACCCGTACTTCAATCGTTGATACGAGGGAGTTAAATATAATGCAGTTTAAGCGTGGAGATAAGGTTATGACTGGTGATGGCCATGAGGGTAAGGTCATTGCTACAGACGCACGTCGTGGCCTGGTTGCTGTGAAGGTCGAGAAGCCTGGTACAGTTGGTCGTAACAAGGGTGACGAGATTAGTTATCGAGAGTCCGAGTTGCGAAAGCGCTAAAAAACAGGTGGGGTTCGCCCCACCAAGCTTAGGAGGTAAAATGGCTAGGAAGGTCAAAAACGGTACTCCCGTAAGAGTGCATGACCCAAGAAACTTGAACGCCTCTTATAGGAACCAGCTTGGAATTATCAAGGATAGCACGAAACTAATTGGCGGGGTTTGGTCATATAAGGTCAAGCTAAACAGTGGTCGTGAAGCCTGGTTTGATGAGGGAGAGCTAAGAGTTCTAAAGAATACATGAAACTACCACATTACATTAGTAGATTGTCATGGCACCAGGGAGACCGGGTTATCGTGGCAGTTGGACAGTTCAAGGGCAAGCATGGTACAGTAACCATGAGAGCTGAAAAGGGAAACTATCTAGTCCTTCTCGATGGAGAGAAGCGACCAAGGAAGTTCCTCAAGGGAGCACTTGACCCAGAGTAGAAAGATGGTATAAGATGCCTAGAGAAGATTTGGCAGCCCCAGGGATGCCACCTAAGGCACTACATCCTGTAGACTGTGAAAAGGGTGGAAAGCATAGGCCAACCACCAGAGAAATGAAGCAGGAAAACGGACAACACTTGAAGTACAATTACTGTACTAAGTGTCGTAAGATTCCGTGAAATACCGCCCCGTAAGGGGCATCAAGCCGGTGTAGCTCAGTGGGAGAGCGTCTGCCTTACAAGCAGAGGGTCGGGAGTTCAATTCTCTTCGCCGGTACGTTCAGAGGAATGACAGCGCTGGATTTCCTCAGCTTTGAAATTCTGGATGCATACAGAACGATAGGTGAATCGCAGAGGACGATTGGGGGCTGCGTTAAAAAACATCCCAAGGCTTGGCCGCGTAGCCCAATGGCAGGAGGCGACTCTCTCAAAAAGAGTACAGTGTGGGTTCGAATCCCACCGTGGCTACTTCCCGAAACAAAAAGGAGAAAATAATGCAGTTTACCCAGGTTGATGAAGACGCTTACAATGTTCTCGTGAATCTTAACACGATTTCTCGAATCGGTGAAGCGTTCGATGCTCTTGTTGCTTCTGGCAATGCTGACGAGCGGGATGAGGCTCTTCGTAACTCCTTCAATGGTGCTTATGCGAAGTTGTCTGAGCCTGAGACTGATGTGGTTGACGAGTCCGATTCCGGACTTGAGTGACCGTGCGGCCCTTCGGGGCCGCTAGCTTTTTGAGAGAGGGTAGGATAATGTCCAAATGGATTCAGCCTGGTAACAGGATTATGGACAAGGCGTATTTGCGCCATGGTCGCGTGACATACACAGGTGAGCAGCTTGTACTTGCATTGCTGCTACACACGAAGGGTAAGACCCGAAGAGGTCAGAATGAGCTAGAGCAGGTTGCTAAGATGCTTGATGACCCTAATATTAATAGAAATCGAAAGAGAACACCCCGTAGGAAGCCTAAGGCAGCCTGACGGGGTTTTCCCGTTTAAGGAGATAAACGTGGCACAAATCATTATCAATCGCTCTGAATCCCGTTGTGGTAGTTGTGGACAAGGAGCTTTCATGGAAGAAACGGGACATTATACAATTGCAGGATACAAGAACAATGGCCTACCTGGTTGCGGTGAGGCTTGGGATGGTGTAAGCTCTGACTATCTCAACATCCCCGCGATGCTTGCGGCTGGTAGTGAAGGCTACTGGTTCGCTGAGAATTTGCGTGGGCTTCCTGTTTATGATGCAGCACATGCAGAGCCGATTGGAGTTTATGGTGGCCCGTCAAGAAAGAATGCGGAAGTGTCAGCGTTGCGGCGTCAGGCGGATATCTCCGTTTCTCAAGACAACGACGTGCGGTAACTGTCAAGCACTAGAAATTATTGAAGGGATTCGTAATGGCGGATTGGTACAAGGACCACAATGTGAGTCCGGACGCAGTGAGTGAAGAAGAGTATCGTGATTGGCTTGCTGTGAACGTGGGGGTTGAAGAGGCAGACCGTTTCTGGTATGGTATTGACGATGCAGAGTTCCTAGGGGATGATGATTATGGCCGGGCTTCCTAAGAAGATGTACTATGTGCTTATCAAGCCTGGTGGTAAGCCTCTAAGATATGGTAGAAAGGGTGGTGGCTCATACACCCTTGAGAATAACGCTCGTGGTCAGTATGAACACTTGAAGTCTCAGGGTTGCAAGGTTGAGCTTTACACTACCGAAGTTGAGTGGAACATGCTAGAGTCCAATGTAAACGAACCAATTGAAGGGCAGGAGCCTCTATGGTAACGTATGTCAAGGGTGATGCAACTAAGCCTCAGGGTGATGGCAGGAAGATTATCGCCCATGTTTGTAATGACGAAGGTGGTTGGGGCGCGGGATTTGTCCTTGCTGTGGACAAGTTGTCTTCGCAGCCACGAATCAGTTATCGAATGGCTTATGACCACTGGACTAAGGAAGAGGGGTTGACTTTCATCCCACTTGGATGGACTCAGCTTGATTATGTTGGCAATAACATTTACGTTGCCAATATGGTTGCTCAGCATCGTACAATCCGTAGTGTTGAGAAGCCAATTTGTTACAAGAGCCTTGAGGTATGCCTGGAAAAGGTTGCTAAGAGTGCAATTGCTCTTGATGCTACAGTACACATGCCTCGCATCGGATGTGGACTTGCAGGTGGCGACTGGAATGTGGTAGAGTCAATCATCAACCGAACCCTAACGCTGAGGGATGTTCATGTCACAGTCTACGACCTTTGAGCAGATTCCATTGTTTGACGTTGACGAAATTCCATGGGGATATTGCTATGACTGCTATCTCAAGGTGGAATTTGACATCAACCACAGACTTCCATGGTGTTCAAATTGCAGCAAGGAAGTTCATTCATATGATTGGACAACGACTGCAAAGTTCAAGCCAATTCGTATCTCACCATCACAAGTGTTGAAGTCTAACACTGTACCCTGGTAATCAGGGCGGGGTTCATAAAGAGCCCCGCAAGCTTCATTGGTTCGAAAACAAAGGAGATATAACCAATGCGACCTAATGCAAATGTGGCTGAACGCAAGGGTGACCTTGGTGGCCAGAAGATTGCAATGACGTTCGACCAGAATAGTCTTGCACATCTTATGTCGGTTATGACTGACCTGTATTCTGACCCTGAGCTTGCGGTAATTCGTGAGTACAGCACAAATGCGTGGGATTCCCACAAGGCTGCTGGGGTTACTCGTCCTATTGAGGTTACGCTCCCTAATGGTCTTTCTCCTTACTTCAAGGTCAAGGATTACGGCCTTGGTATGGATATTGACGACATTGAGAATATCTATTCTCAGTATGGTGCGTCAACGAAGCGTGACACTGATGACCAGGTTGGTATGCTTGGTCTTGGTTGTAAGTCTGCGCTGTCTTATACTTCCCAATTCACGCTTATTGCTGTGAAGGATGGAATGAAGTATAATGTAGCTATTAGCCGTACAGAGAATGGCTCCGGAGTCATGGAGGTTGTTCTTGCAACCGAGACTGACGAAGAGAATGGCGTTGAAATTGTCATTCCGGCTAAGCGTGGTAACAACTTTGCACACAAGGCAAATGAATTCTACCAGTTCTGGGAGAAGGGCAGTGTGCTTATTGATGGTGAAGAGCCTAAGTACATTTCTGGCCGGGAGGTCAAGAATGGAATTATGATGGTCTCTGACCTTTCCAAGGATTATCTTATCATGGGTAACGTCGGTTATCCTCTTGATGAGCGTCACCAGATTGGTGAGCGCAATTACTATTCCCGCTATGGCGTAGTGGCGCGGGTTGACATTGGAGACGTGAACTTTACGCCTTCTCGTGAATCCCTGCATTACACTAAGCGTACTGAGGACACAATCAATCGAATTCGGACTGAATTCAAGGCGGGTCTCGATGGTATTGTTGAGCGAGACGTTACGGCATGTGCAACTCAGGAAGAGGCTCTTACGACTTACCTTGAGTGGTACAATCTTCTTGGTGGTGGTTACAGCCGTTACAAGTTCCCTGAGGTTGAGTACCGGGGTAAGAAGGTTCCGATGAACATTCAGCACCCGTTCCTCTCCTACAAGGTGAACCACACGCGGTATGCAGTTGATTCACACAACTGGATTGATATTAAGACTGCTCGTGATACCCCCATCATTTATGGGTTCGCTGGTGAAAAGATTAGCGGCCATCAGCGTGAGAAGATGCGTACTTGGCGCACGCTCAATGGATTCACTTCTAGCAACATCCTGATTTGTGATGAACTGCCGGATGTTCTTGAAGAGGATTGGATTCCTGAGAGCAAGGTATATTCTTGGGAGGATGTTAAGACTGCTAAGGTTCCGGGACAGAAGTCTGGTCGTCCTGCTGCTGTTTACGATGTTTACCTTCCTGGTTCTACTCGTATCAAGCAGGTAAAGGCTGACGAATTCCCTGACGACGTTGAGATTGCCCTTGTGGCTCCGCGAGATGTTCCTAATTTCCGGACCGTTAAGGCTTTCCTTGAGGAGAAGACGGATGTTATGATTGTTCGACTTCAGCAGTACCGATGGGAAAAGTTCCGCAGGACATATCCTGACGCTAAGGACCTTACGTCATTCTTCAAGGAGATGTACGAGAGCGCAGTAAAGGGCCTTACCGATGAGGACAAGTTCAACCTTGGCCTTGACTATCGTGTCCGCAATCTGCTACAGTCTCTTAATGAGACGGAGATTGAAGACCCGGAACTTGTAAAGGCTATCATTGCTGCAAAGCAGGTCAAGCCTAGTGATACTCTCAAGCGATATGAGGAAATGAAGGAAACCTATGGTACCTTTAACTTCGCTCGATATGGTCAGGCTGAAATTGACCGGGTTAACCCGCTTGAGCAGTACGTTCTTCTGAAGTACCATTACTACGACATGGATGTTACGCACGCTACGGTTTATATCAATGCAGCGTACCACGCTTTCGTAAAGTGATTGGTCGGCCCCGAAAGGGGCCAAGCTCCGGAAATGTCTAATATTAGGAGATAAAACAAAATGAAGTATAATCTCGTTCAGGTTGAAGATGGCGGAGAGGCAAACCTTACCGTTGTCCACGATGGAGAGATGTATGTGGCCACTGACACTCACCCTAATTTCGAGCGAATTGTCGCGGGTGTTGTCGCCGGAGATGAAAGTGTAGTTGAACTGTTTGATGTTCAGAAGACTGCACAGAAGCGATTCGACAGGCTTTCCGAGCGTGTCACTGTTTCAAATGGTAAGGTCTACCTTGATGGTGAAGAGGTTGACAATGCACTTACCCAGCAGGTTATCAACTTTGTGAATAACGGAGTTGAGGACTTTAAGCCTCTCGTTGCTTTCTTCGAGAAGGTTGAGACTAACCCGAATTCTCACAGCCGAGTTCAGCTTTACGCTTGGCTTCGTGACCGTAACATTACCCTTACTGAGGATGGAAACTTCATCGCTTACAAGGGTGTGAAGGTCGAGAATGGCGAGTATTTCAGCATTTCCACTGGAAAGGCAATTTCCAATGGTGTTGAGTACAATGGTGCAATTCCTAACCCGCTCGGTGCGATTGTTGAGATGCCTCGCTCTGAGGTTCAGCACGACCCTAGCGTTGGGTGCCACACCGGTCTCCATGCTGGTACGTGGAATTACGCCAGTGGTTTTGCGCGGGGTGCGGTTCTGACCGTAGAGATTAATCCGCGTGACGTTGTTTCCGTTCCTACGGACTGTGATGCGCAGAAGTTGCGTGTCTGTCGCTACGTGGTTAAGGACGTGACTGAGACTGAGCTTGACACTCCGGTCTACAGCACTTACCCTGACCTTGATGGTTACGAGGATGAGGAGTACGACGACTACGGCTACGATTATGACGAGCCGGATGTTGACACAGACGAGCCTGTTGAGGTAGAGTCTGAGGACAAGGAAGGAACCGAGTCCACCGGTGTTGTAACTGCGGATGTTTCTAGCGCAATTACGTGGCGTCCTGTGGAGTCCACTTGGGCTCCGGAAGACCCCGATGCACCTTGGAACCGAGTCTAATCGGTTCGCCCCTTCGGGGGCAAGCTTACTAAGGAGGAACAATGACGGTAGCGGAATTGATTGCGAAGTTGCAGACGTATCAGAACCAGGATGCTATGGTTAAGGTCTTGGTTGACGACGGATGTGGTTGTTGTTCGAGTGGGGGAACTTACGAGGACATTGATGTTGATGTAGTTGATGGAGAAATCCGAATCTCGTGATACACTAGCCTCTCCGGAGGCAAGCTTCCTAACGAAAGGAGATATTAATGTCCAAGATTATGATTCTGGGCGACGTTCACGGTGAGACAAAGTGGCTGGTGAACATGATTAACAAGGCCAGTCGAATGGGCGTCAAGAAGATTCTCCAGGTTGGAGATTTCGGAATCTGGACTCATGAGGCTGAGGGACACCGGTTCCTTGACCGCGCAAATGAGGAGCTTCGTAAGCATGGCATTAAGCTCTATTTCGTTGGCGGCAATCATGAGAACTGGGACCACCTGAATTGGCACGAGAAGAATGGTGCTAAGGACTGGAATGGTCACACATTTATTCGGTCTCACATTCTTTACACTGGTCGGGTGAATCGCTGGACCTGGGGTGAGAAGGGTGAGGAGAAGGTCTTTCAGGCTGTTGGTGGTGCCTTTTCAATTGACCGGCGTCGGCGGGTTGTTGGAAAGACTCTCTGGCTTGATGAGGAGATTCCTGACCGGGTTGTTTATGGTCTGGAGAAGGCTGGTCGGAAGTGTGATTACCTTTTCACGCATGATGGTCCTAGCTGTCTTCCATTCGCAAATCTGAAGCCTGATATCGACTCTGATATGCACCGGCAGAAGATGGACCGAATTGGGCGGGCTACTCGGCCTAATCTTTGGTTCCACGGTCACTATCACAAGTGGATGGAGTACAGCTTTATGCACCAGGAGGGTTATTCCTTCGTGTATGGGCTTGACCGGGACTATCAGTTCTACTCTTACGCCATTCTTGATACTGCATCTGGTGACGTTGAGACTGCAACTGGTAAGATTATCGAGCACGGAAACTGAGATTTGCCATTTGAATAGTTATCCAATACAATGAAATGTATGGAGGTTAGTCCTCCGATAGATTTTTGAGGAGGTGTACTATTCAAATGGCAAATGAAGAGAAGAACGAGTCACGCATTCTTTCAGCCGATGAGCGCGCTGCTGCTCTGAAGGAGTCTGACGCTAAGGCTGCAAAGGCAGACTACAAGCCTGTTACGGCTGTTGACGCTGTTGAGCCACACGGCCCACACGGTGTTGAGGAGGCTGCCGCTAAGCGTGCGAAGGACGCTGGTGTGACTGACCCTGCATTCGTTAATTACGCAGAGGCTCTAGAAAACTACCAGGCTCGTCCAGACGTTGAGCCACTAGACGAGCGTCGCGCTCGTGAGGGTGGACGTGATTTCCAGGCTGCATCTTTCCGCCGTGAAATTGGTGGAACGGACAACTCTGGAGTTACGACTTCTGAGGATGTATCAACCGATTCAGGTGATGACAAGACAGCTAACAAGACTGCTGCTGTCCGTAAGCCTGCTGGTAAGTAAGGTTTATTCTTTGTGGCGAAACCCGGTGTTGACAAAGCACCGGGTTTTTGCTTATACTATAACAACAACGATTCCTTAGCTCAGTTGGTAGAGCAGCGGACTTTTAATCCGAAGCGCGTCAGTTCGAGTCTGACAGGAATCACTATTGACACTCAGTTGTCAATCATGTTAAGATGTTTGTATAATGCAACTTAAGCGAAAGGTAAGGACTAATGCCTAATCTCGATTACAAGGCAGCGCACCGATTTGTGCGGGAGCAGCGTCGGAATGGAAATGACGTTCGTTGGGAAGGCTGGGATATGGTATTCTGGAAGCCTACTCGACATGGATTCACCAGCATTAACGGAGCGTTCAAGAACGGCCGTTGGGGTGTTGAGTCTCGAATTTCCGTCAATTCTGACGGGGTGTGGATGGTCCCGAATAAGAATGTCAAGTCTACTCGATGAACTAGGACTAGACCCCGAAGATTTCCAGTGGCAAGACTTGGCTCTGTGCTCCAATATGCCAACATCTTTCTTCTATGATTCGTATGAGTCAGACCAAGAAACGGCAAAGGCAACAGACCAAGTCTGCCTTCATTGTCCAGTAATAAAGCAATGCTTTTTTGCCGGGTCAGATGGAGAACACGGAGTTTGGGGTGGGGTTTACTGGAATGGTGCAGGTAAGCCCGATAAGAACAGAAATGCACATAAAACTGAACAGGTTTGGGTTGAAATCAGGAGCAAGGTCGAATGAGTCTATATACGAATAACGTACAGAAAATCTTTAAGACCATGAAGGCTCCGTATCCAAATTTCGTCGTGGATATTGTAGAATATCATGACTACCTTGCACTGAGAGTTTACAAGGATAATATCGAATCGTTCAGCGACAATCATAAGATTGCACTCGCTGAATATCTCTATCAACTTAGAGATGCAATTAGGTCCGAATGTAAATGCCACATTGAAGGAGTCGAAAATGCACCACCGTCTAGAGGAAGACCGCAATAGTTATCCTCTTATTTACATCATTGAAGAGCGAGTGTGGGGGTTTCTCGTCCAAGAGAATGCCTACTTTTCCGAAGTGAAGTATAGCATTGGCGGTATTGAATATAATACTTGTCTGGAGAATGATGAATTCTTTATTCCAGACCAGATTGGATATGAGAAGGGTTAATGAGCCAAGCGGAATGCAGTTCATGCGGGAAGCAGCACAATGACCTGAGAGCATATAAGTCGAAGTTGCTACTAGGTACAACTTTTCTTATGTGTCCACATTGCCGAGCCGGAAAGATGGAGCCGAGATTTGCCATCATTCTTGCTGGCAGGGCTCAGGGTGTTGATTCCGTAGTTGAGTATGTCAAGAATAGACGCTATTGCGGCAATGAGATTCTTGCCAAGGAATTGATGGTTTAACAACTAAAAACGGGCGGGTTTAGACCCGCTACCCCTGGTTAGCTAATAGGTAAAGCAGCCGATTTATAGTCGGATATATATGGGTTCGAATCCCGTACCGGGGACTTTTGACATTTAAGTATACGGAAGTTATACTTTGATTATGTCCAGACTAGTGAACCTAGCTAAGGCTGTGTCAGAAAAGCCTACAGAGGCAATCGAGTACATCATTTCGATGGCAGTGTTCTTTGTAGGAATCTGGTTCCTAAGTCCTTTCTATAAGCCGTCTACGTCAGTTCAGTCACAGATTTGGGAAAGTACCCACATTCCTCAATATACTGGTGCTGTTCAGGCATTTCTAGCCGCGCTTCTATTCATTGCACTGGTCAGAAAGAATTGGGTGAGGAGGCAAGCGGTCCGTCGGCAGACAACGTTTGCCATTTTTGTTCTTTACCTGTTTTATGGATTCTCTTCTACAATCATCCTTGGGATGGGGAGGGTTTCTTGGGTATCCACATTCGCAATTGCGCTAATCTCAGGTGTGGTGAACCTAAGGTTGAAGTGGGAGGAGGGTAATCATGCCGGAAATTAGCCAGGCGTGGCTTGCCCTTATCGGGGCTGTTCTTGGTGGTTCAGGACTTAAGATTATCGAATATTGGCTAAACCGCTCGAAAGTGAGGGAAGATGCTGCTACGCAAATGCGTACTGAGCTTAGAGATGAAATCAAGTCTCTTCGTGAGGAATTGCGTACAGTTGAAGACGAACTAGACAAGTGGCGTGGCAAGTATTATGAACTAATGGATGAGTTCATGAAGGCCAAGGGCGACCTTGCAGAAGCCTTGCGTAAAGCACAAAGCAAGCCTAGTGAAGACTCTTGACCTAAGCTGCGAGCGAGCGGAGCGCTATATCTCCGCATTTTCTTTCTAAACGATTATGTAGTAGAATAGTTACTGATAAGGAGGTGCTAATTTTGGCATTTTACCAGGTAACATCATTCTATTATGATGAGACGACAGGAAACATTTTCATCCAGCTTGCAAAGGATGTAGACGTTTCATATACCCACCTACCAGAGGAGCAGCCACAGGACATTTTTGAAGCTCAGATTTTCCTAGATGGCGGAACAACCCTAGTTGGAAAGTATCGTCCATCAAGTGAAGATGGTACAGTTACAGGTGGTCACTACGGTCGTCAGGCGGGTGCATCACCAGACTCAGCAGTCGTTGCCCCACTTGAAGACGCTCCAGAGTGAGCTTGACAGACTCCTTGAAGGTCTGATAAGGTATTAAGTACAAGGTAAGGCAACCGCCAAAGAGTTGCCAACATGCTCCGGTGGTCTAGTTCGGTCTAGGATACTGCACTCTCAATGCAGAGGTCACGGGTTCAAATCCCGTTCGGAGTACAAGCATTGACAATCTAGTGTACTAGCGCTAGTATATAAAGAGAATCACGAAGTTGTCAGTGAATAGGTTGAGTAGCTACCATTACGAACGCTCAATAACCGCAGCGGATTTTCGGCCTTCAAATCCCGAGTTTACCGCTATAGAAAAGAAACCGGGACATGCCCCGTTAGTCTAGCGGCCTAGGATTCCGGATTTTCACTCCGCGAGAACATCGGTTCGAATCCGATACGGGGTACATGGGACAAAAGGGAAAGACACCAAAGTATCACAGAGGTCAGAGAGTATATTCAAAGACCTGGGGGTGCAATGCTACGGTAGTTGCATCTGATAACACCAGGTCTTTCCAAACTGTTTTTTACATCATCAGACTTGATGGTGCTAAGCAAGACAGTTACAATATTCCGGAGCACCTACTTGCTCCACCAAGATAAAAACTATGGGCTTCGGCCCTATTCCGGTGTAGTCCAATGGTAGGACACCACTTTGCCAAAGTGGTAGCGCGAGTTCGATTCTCGTCACCGGGACCATGAACAGGCACACCAGGTAATGCTGCACTGCCTGTCTCTTTTTGTCCGATTAACATAGTTAGGATTACAAATGATTCAGCCTGGTATTCGTGTTCGAGTCCGTGACAACTACGCTGGCGGACTTGACAACGTAGTGGGTCGTACTGGTAAGGTTCTTCGTGTCAGTCAGGATGGTCTTTACCTGCTTGACATTAAGGGTCGTCGTAAGGCTTCTTGGGGTGACTACACCTATGACCGTGAGGTTATTGTCAACGAGTCTGAAATTGAGACTGTAGACTTTGACCTGAAGGATGCCAAGGGTCGTAAGATTGAGCTTGGCGATGAGGTTGCCTATGGTCCTCTCGGTGGTGGTGTTATCATTGGAACGGTCGTTGACATTGACGAGCGTGAGGGTCGGTATGGTCGAAAGACTGTGAAGTTCCGTCTTGAAACTAAGACGAAGGAGTTTTACACTGATGGTGGTGACCGTACGATTAGTGGTGCTAACGTTACTAGCTATCGCTGGTATGAGCACTCTGGTCGTTGTGTTGTCATCAGTAAGAATCCGATTAATGACAACGTATTTACAATTAAGGTTCCTACTTTCTGATGGCTAAGAAGAAGCCGAAGCCAATTGGCTCAGGCAATTACACTGTTTGTAGAAAGTGCAGAGGCACTGGTCAGACATTCGATATCAAGAAGGCAAACAATCCAAAGGGTCAAGCGATTCTGTGGATTCCCTGCCCTGATTGTAAGGATGGTACCGGCCAGTCTAGAGGTTGGGTTGACGCAGAGCGTTGACATGTGTTAAGATAGATACATCGGGTCGGACGGTTGACAAATAATCCGACCTAACATACACTTAGAGTATGAAAACGTGCTCTAAGTGTAAGCTTGAAAAGCCTCTTGAGGATTTTCCAAAGAAGGGTTTCGTAAAGGGTAAGCAAGTTTATCGTTCGGACTGTAAAGATTGTAAGTCCGAATTGGATAAGAAGGTTTATGCCAATACAGACCTAGAAAGACGAAGAATTCTACAGGCCGAAGCCACTAAGCGAAGGCTTGCTAATAACAGGAAATTGGTGTATGACTACCTGAAGAACCATCCATGTGTAGATTGTGGACAGGACAACATCATTGTGCTAGAGTTTGACCACGTAAGAGGTGAGAAGACGCAAAGCATTTCAACAATGGTTGCTAGACATAGACCAGAGTCAGAAATCCTAGAGGAAATTGAGAAGTGCGATGTTCGATGTGCAAATTGCCATCGTATCGTAACGGCTCAACGTGGTGGTTGGAATGTACTTGACCACCTAGACTGAATGTGTTAAACTTGAATATATCGGGTCGATTGGATAGGGTTATCTAACAATCAATTGGTGATGAGCCTTCGGGCAACCCTGCGGCGGGTATAGCCGCATCTCCCTTCCTCAACATATCCGATGTATTTGCGGGTGTAACTCAATTGGCAGAGTGCTAGCCTTCCAAGCTAGATGTTGCCGGTTCGACCCCGGTCACCCGCTCGAAACAAATGCCCCGCTGGTAAATAACTGGCGGGGATTTGTTGTTTCTATGGTAAGATGGAGTCATGGAAGAAATCGTATCCTACAGTTTTGCTGTAGACATTTACAAGAATGAGTCTGGAACGTACACTTATGGTGTGTTCCAAGAGATTGAATCTGATGAAGAGGACGAACTACAGTTGCTTGAGTCTGGTGAGACTGATACACTAGCTGAAGCGGCAGAGGTTGCGGGCCGAAGCATCAAGACACTGTTCACTGTTTGACTATGGCCCGAAAGGGTCAATCCCCCTTAGTGTAATTGGCAGCACAACGGATTTTGGTTCCGTTAGTTCGAGTTCGAGTCTCGCCGGGGGAGCTTCCATCGTAAAAAGGAGAAATGATGGTTATTGCAGCAACTGTTATTTGGATTGTCGGATTTCTCTTCCTCCTGATTTTCGGAGGTGTGGTGATTGTTGATTCAGAGATTCATCATGAAGAGCCTTTCGAACAGTATTATGAGTCATGGGGTGGAGTCAGATTCTACTCCGTTGTATTCCTTGCGCTGCTCATTGCAACGTCTGTCTGGCCTATCACTCTGCTCACTATCTACATCGTAGCTCTTATTAGGAAGTGGTAAGATGATTTTCCTGTGGATTTATTTGGCCGGGTTGACTGTCTGCATCATTGGTGGTACGGTTACAGCACTGTACGAGAAGCGCAAGTTCGGTGAAGACAAGGTATCAGCTACCGCATGGGGTTCTATCGTCCTGTATTCTTTTTGGTGGCCATTCATCATGCTTCTCAATCTTATCTGCCTCCCCTTCGACATTCTTGAGAAGAGGCGGGGTCAGTAAGATATCGGGGGTTCGCCCCCAAGCTTCCATTACAAAAGGAGAAGATAATGGATATTCTGTTCTGGATTTGGGTAGTACCGGCCGGATTCTTCACTACAATTTTCCTGCTGGTTGCACTATTCGCTTCGTTGATTAACATTCAGACAGGCGCTGTTCTTGGCGGATTGGCAATTGGAATCTTTGGTCCGCCTGTTGCTGTCGCTCTTGGTGCTCTCTGGCCTGTTACTTGGCCTCTGTTTTCACTTCTTGGTAAGCTGGATGAAAAGCGAACCGAAAAGCGCAATCAGGAATATGAGAAGCAGCTTGCTAAGGGAAAGAACTATGGCAAGTTGATGAAGATTACCGAGAGCTATCCTCACCTTCCCGATGAGTACCTTGGTGCTATCGTAAAGGTCATTCAGTGGCATGAGCCTGGCAAGCACAATGCTTACGTTGAGTTTATTGACCAGAAGATTCGCCCTGGTCGATTCTATTGGCGACACTCCATGATGGAGGAAGTCTGATAGAATGGGACTTCGGTCCCAAGCTTCCCGAAAGGAGATTGTTATGGGATGGGTGTTGGTCGTTGCTATCCTGGCTGCGCTATGGTACCGTAGCAATTACAAGGGTGCCATGAAGATGTACGAGCATGAGCGTGAACTGAGTAAGCTTGCTAGTGGCGAAAACTACCGTCGTCTGGTAAGGTTCACTCATAACAACAGGAAGTACGAGGCTCGTATTCGTAGGTGGGATGTTCCTGAGTCAGACGAGAATGTTGCTGAACTTTGGTGCGTTGAAGGTTCCAATCCTGACGGATGGACACAGTTCTTTCTTTGGGATAAGGATGAACTGAAGTTCGTTGATTGAGAATCCGCCCGGTTTCGTAAACGGGCAAGCTTTAGTAATAAGGAGGAAGTATGACCGCTTGGATTATGGGAATCTATTTCGTTGGTTTCGGCCTCTGTTTCCTGTTTCTGCTTGTTATGGCGGGAGTTGGCAATAGTCCTGGCCTTGGCAGTTCACTTGGTTCTGAGGTAGTAACGTTCGTAATGCTCGGTTCCTTTCTGTGGCCTGTGCTTCTTGTAATTTCAATTATGGCTGGTGGCTGGTATGCCGTCAGGCGACTGCTTGGAAAGGAAAAGAATGGACTTCGTAACACTGCATGAAATGATTCCTCGGGCAACCGGAGATAAACTTCATGTGATGGAAATGAAGCCATATCCTAACATTACCCTCGCTATGCCGGGAAGGCATCAGAATGATACCGACCCTGTTGGCGGGGATTTTGTTGTTATGGTAGATGATGTAAATATGGGTTGGGTAAAGCATCAGTTTACTCATGGCGACCTTTGGGATGACCTTGAGAGCAAGTTGATTGCCGACCCTATGAGTGCTAAGATGCTCATGCGTGATTACGCGATGGTCGTTCGTGGTGCTGCGCCTGAAGACACAGCATGGGACTTTGAGAACGGTTTGGTTCCTGAGGACCTAGATGAGCCTTGGGACAATACGCTGTTGCCTCAAACGTTTCTGTACGCCGTTCAGTGCCTAGCTGTGGCTGAGCATCGACGCTACTGGAAGCACGAACGAGACGGAGGCGGAAGGTACTTGCCAGCACGCTTCTCCATGGGTATCATAGAAGGCAGATGGAAGGCAGAAGACGCCAAGGCTTATCAGTATCGTGGTCGTCAAGGGCTTGAGAATCTGATTAAGGAGAAGGGCCGTCCGACTTCTCTGAAGAAGTTTGCTGAACAGTAAATTTCGTGGGGTTTCGTAAAGAAGCCCCAAGCTGTATACTAGACACATGGATGAAATTTGTGAGGAACTAGCGCACTGGTTTCTAGTGCATGATTACAAGTGGAAGTTTGATTACGGCCATGGCAATCCCGATGAAAAGGATATTGCAGCAGTAATCAAAAAGGCAATGCAACTGCTTAGTGTTGAAGAAACAGATACCAGACTTGAGGTTGGTAGGCTAATCTTCATGAAGAATGCTGAGCTTGGTCTAGTAGACATTTATGTTCACGCTGGGACTATTGAGGAGAATTCACTAAATGAGGACAGCAACGTTTGACTACACTGAGATGGCCGTAGTTGACAGCAGCTTTATCGACGCTGTTTACTACAACGACAAGAGCAGTGAGCTTGCCGTTTCAATGCTGAATGGCGACACGCATTTCTATGCGGATGTGCCTGCACGCGTTTTCTACAGCATGGTTGACGGTTCTTCCGCTGGTGCTGCCTATAACCGAGAGGTTAAGGACCAGTACACAAACATTGCGGGCGGACCTGTTCATGAGGTACAGTTTGTTGAGCACGAGGTTGGTGTAACCAAGCGCTTCAACGTAAAGGCTGTGGTAGTATTTCAGCAGTGGTTTGACGCTGAATCTGCTGCGGACGCTGCCAAGCAGATGGAGAAGTACATGGCTCCGAACTATGGCAACGTATCAATCACGGAGGTTAAGGAAGTTGGGTGAGGTTCGTAAGGTCCGTACACTAACGGAACTTCACGAAATTATGAACGACAATGATAAGGTCGTTCTTGACTTGGCTGCACCGTCATGGTGTGTTCCTTGTCAGAGGCTTGAGCCTCATTTTAAGAAGGCTGCTGAAAAGTCGGAGGCTGCGTTCGTTCAGGTAGATATTGAGGATGCCGAACAGGATATTCTCAACACCTATCCGACACAAAGTGTTCCAACGGTTCTTCTCTTGCAGAAGGGTGAGCCAACTGCTACGCTTAAGGGACGTACTTCGGTAGCACTTCTTAAGGAGATTGGGTAAATCTCGCGGGGGTTTCGTAAAGAGACCCCCAAGCTTCTCAACAAAGGAGAAATGATGCTGAGCGATATTGACCTTCCTGAACTTCCTTCTGGATATCGATGGAAGTTTTATAGGAGCAAGGCAAGTGGGAGCGATATCTTGGCTATCCAGAAGCGCTGGCTTGGTGTTTGGTATAGCGAAGAAATCTCATTCCCTAGTATTTATAAGTCATATGGTGATAGTAATGAGAAGGCTATTAAGAAGGCTGCACAGTCAGCTTTCAGACGATTCAATCAGGACTTCTCTCGATACTATGGTACTAAGCCGTAATTCTATAAAGGAGACATAGTGGCTAACATTGGTGGTGCTTCCCCTAAGAATCTGATTATGCGGGCAGAGTTGATGATTGATAGCCTGCCTGACTATAATGCAGACCTTAAGGCTGAAAAGGCTGAGTTGCTTCTTCGTCTTGCTGAGGCTAAGATGGAGTTCCTGAAGCAACCCGAGGAGTAACACAATGGGCCGAAAGGCCCAAGCTTTCCTACTAACATACACAGAAAAGGAATAGGAAAATGACTAACATTACCCCTGAGCAGGAGCAGCAGAGCCGCGATTTCGTTAAGGTTGCTGCGCTTGCAGCGGTTCACATTCAGGCAGTGAATGAGGCCGTGAAGTTGGGTGACATGGACCTTCTTCAGGGAAGCCTTGACTTCGGTAACGAGGTTTCCACCACGATTCTTTCTCAGATTCCTGAGGAGATTCGTATGGAGGTTCTGCTTGAGCTGCTTGGTTCCGCTCTGAGCATCTGATATTGCAGTACAATTGGGCTAGGGGAGAAATCCCCTAGCCTTTTTGTATTGGAGGAAGCTTGTATGTCCATTGAGAGATGGGAAAATGAAGGAGGATTTATCCAGATGACTCATTCATATTTTGACAGAATGGGTTTTGAGGAAACACACGAAGGCAGTCAGACAGACTGTCCAACCAAGCAGTGTCGTAAGGAACGCGCCTACTACCGCAGGATTCCAGCGATGGACCCGTGGCCTGATGGTTCCGGGCCATACGGCACCGACCCATGGATGCAGGAGGGTATCTAAACAAATGCACGTCGTACCAAAATTTGAAGGTGACCACTTCTTCCTGTCTAACTTTTACGAGGCTCCCATACGTTTTGTGATGGGTGATGAGATGGTGGTCATGGCTACTGGGGAGCACGCTTTCCAGGCTGCCAAGGGCAACGCCATCCTTGACAAGGCAGAGAAGATGAGATACGTTCTTTCTGTTGCCGATGCCCCAACACCTGCCAAGGCAAAGTACCTTGGTCGTTCAGTCAAGATAGACCTTGACTGGTGGGAACGCATCAAGGTAGACTGTATGCGCGAAATTGTATTCCAGAAGTTTTTGCAGAACCCTGAGCTGAGAGTTAAGCTCTTGAATACAGGTGATGCTATGCTTGTGGAAGGAAATACCTGGGATGATAAATTCTGGGGGCGAGTAGATGGCAAGGGCTATAATAAGCTTGGTGTCATTTTGATGGAAGTGCGCGGATACTGGTATTGGCAGACACGTAGAAACAATCCGGAGATGGGGTCATGAGCGATAGACAGCCCAATTTTGCCGTGCGAGATGAAGTGGTGTATCTAGGAATGCTGGGTATCGTAAAGCGAGTTCTTCCTGGCAGGGGTATAAGGTATGTCGTGGAATTCGAGCATGGTAGGCAGACAATTCCCGAAGGAAAGTTGAAGAGAGCGTGAGTCAAAAGTATCGTAAGGCTCAGCGTCTTATTGCGTCCCGCCGTTATTTTCGGCGGGTTCGTAATAGATGGCGCAAATACGGTTGTTCGTGCGGAAAGCACAACATGAGAGGCGACAGATAGTCGCTAGGGTTAGGGAAATAGCCCTGAAAGGAAAATAAAATAATGGAAAAGAAGCCTAAGTACAAGGTTGGACAAAGAGTGAAGTTCAATGGAGACACTGGTACCATTACGAAGGTCTGGACTACAGACAAGAATATGCCAAAGTACACTGTTGATTTCATCTTCCACACCCATGTACTAAGGGAAGACCAGATTAGAAAGGCGTAAAATGTGTAACTGTCAGTGCCAATGCAATCAGACTAAGAAGGTTTTTGCAGTTGGCGATGTTATTCATGGATTCTGTGGTGGACATTTCGGGCGGGATTCCTATTCGTGCAAGAAGGTGGAATACATTGGTCCTGATTACATCGTATTCCGCATCCTAAATGATTGGGGCGCTGGTGGTGTTACCATTTATTCTGGTACGCAAGAGGCGATTTATAGCGACCTGTCTGAGTATATGGAAAAGCCAGACTCCGAATACTACGAGACTTGCGACTGCTAAAAATCTTGGAGGGTAGCTCTTGACAAGCTACCCTCAAGCTAGTTAAACTAGAAAAAGAATAAAACAAGTTATAGCAAAGAGAAGAATATAGAATAGGTTAATATAATTATGACTATTTCAGTTATGTTGGTTCTCGGTGCACTTGTTGCAATGTTCATCATCAAGGATGGACTTAACAAGTTCCAGGCCATTGTCCTCATTCTCTTTGGTATCTACCTTGGTGATACTGCTTTTGGTGGAAACCTGCATGAATGGACGGACAACTTTTTCCACATGATTTCTCAGATGAATTTCTGAGGTATCGTAAAGGGGCTTTCGTAAAGAAGGCCCCTTAAGCTTCCTAAAGGAGAGGTGATATGAGAGAGTATTCAAAGACCGATAACCTTTACAAGCGTAACCCTAAGAAGAAGTCTGAGCTTATCGTCGGAGATTACACCCGGCCGGAATTCGCTCATATCGTTTCTTGGTGGGTTACCGAGAAGGTTGATGGTACTAACGTTCGTCTTTGGTTCGACAAGGACGAGAACAGTGAATATCGTGGGCGTACAGACAATGCACATTTCAGCCCGGTGCAGCATGAATTCATGAACAACCTTCGTGATTCAATTAAGGAAGATGCAGTAAGCCTTATCCATCGTTTTGGGCTTGATGAGCTGCTTATCTTTGGTGAGCTTTATGGACCGAAGATTCTTTCTGGTGGCAACTACTCTGACAGTCTGGAGTTCCGAGCGTTTGACATGATGGTTAACGATAAGGTATGGTTGCGACCTGACGCAGTTGAGGAGAACGCAGCAGACCTTGGGCTGACCATGGTTCCGAACCTTGGCATGATGACTACGGCTCAAATCTTTTTCATGGTAGCTGGCGGATTCAAGTCCACCTTTGCCAAGAACAAGGATTTCGATGCTGAGGGTGTTATTGCACAGCCTGCGGTAAACCTGTATGACCAGCGTGGAGAGCGTGTTAAGTTCAAGTTGAAGCACAACGATTTGAAGCATGTAAGTTGAAGTGTGTGATATTTCATGCTATGATTAATGCATGATTACATTCACAGATAAGCACTGGAATAAAATTGCGATTACCGGTCCAAATGATTGCTGGATTTGGACCGGTTCTTGCGATTCTAGAGGATATGGACAAATTAGAGTATCTAAAAATTACGCACCAAGGGTTACAAGAGTAATGTTGGCATGGGTTGATGGAATTGAAATTCCAGACAAAAATACGTTCGTTTTGCATTCATGTGATACACCCTCATGCGTCAATCCAATGCATCTGAGATGGGGTTCTCACAAAGAGAATGTTAAGGATGCAGTAGGAAGAAAAAGATACAAGAATAATTTCAATATGCAGGGCGAGACGCATTGGCGTGCTAAGCTGGCAGAAAATGACGTTATTGAAATTCGTAATCGTCATGACAATGGAGAAAAGAAGCGGGCTCTGTCTACTGAGTATGGAGTCAGTTTTCAAACAATTAGTCATATTGTAAATAGGGTCACATGGACCCATATCTAAGGAGAAATAAAATGGCTCAGATGCCTGAAGAGATGAAGAACCTTGGTGCCCTTATCGCAGTTTCCAAGATTATTGAGGTTTTTGGTAACCTCTGTGATGCTGCGGAGAAGGCCACTCCTGAGGTTAAGGCTTTCGTAAAGCCTTTCCAAGATGAGGTTGAGAAGTCAGCAGAGGCTCTTGAGGCTCTGTTTGGCAAGGGTTTTATGGACACTAAGTGAAATTGGGCGGGTTGTTCGTTGACCCGCCAAGCTTTGGAGGAAACATGGCTATTTACAAGTATGAGATTACTGTGGTAGAGTCAGAGCGTGGTTGGGGCAGAGACTCATGGACTGAAGAATTTGACACCCCAGAAAAGGCTCAGGAACGAATTAACGAAATCAATTCAAAGAACAAGCCCGGTCCTGCACCAGACTATTACATGCAGGCGTACGACGAAATCCGTGCCGTTCGTAAGGATTGACACAGCCACGACTAGGAGGTAGGATGGCTGCAAAGTTGCCCGGACACAAGTGGCAAGTCACTGGTTCGGATAAGAAGAAGTCTGCTTTTGTGTATACCTGTCGCAAGTGCAAGTGTGTTACACTTAGTGGTGAGCCGCTACCGGCTCCGTATGATAAGACATGCTAGCTTGACAACCAACAAGGAAGGTTGGTAGTATCTGAGACATGAGATACGAAGTGAGACCGGAAGAAACCAAAGACGGTCGGAAGGTGATAAAGCAATGGGTTATTTGGGATAACGTCGAGAACAAGGTTTTCGCGCGGTTCAGTAATCCAGAGCAGCCTACTGACATTGTTAACAAGTATCACGCTGCGCAAATGGCAGCCGAAGCAAGAGCGGAGTAAACATGATTGAGTATAACACCACCTGTATTGTCGGTGGAAGTGAGATGCTTTGTGACCTTAAGTATGATGTTGATAGTCCTGCTGAGGTCAGCTTTACATTCCATACCCCCGACAAGTCTCCTGAGTGGGTTTTCTCAAGGGAGCTTCTTAAGGAAGCAATGTCTGACCGTGGAATGTCTGGAGAAGGTGACGTTCTTTTCTATGACCATGGTGATGCAGTCAGTATGCTTCTAAAGTCTCCGGAGGGAACTGGACTCGCCATTTTCCAGCGGGGTGTTATCAAGGAATTCGTTGAAGAAATCTACCATGAGGTAGAAGAGGACGACGACAAGTATTTCCTTCCAGACCAGGAACTTAAGGAATGGCTGGAAGGTTTGGTTTAATAAGCTCTTGGGGGTACAATGGACTCAGGAGGCAATATGAATCTGGATTTCAGCATGAACCCTGGCTTGGAAGTATGGCTAGGAATTCTTCCACCACAATGGGATGACGATGACTTTGATGATTGGGAAGAGGAAGACATGAGGGTTCAGCAAAAGAGACGAATCATTAAGATTCGCAAGTCAGATTTCAAGAGGAGTTCGTAAAGGACTCGCCCCACGAAAGTGGGGCAAGCTTCAGGGGTTGACAAGGGGTCCCCCTCTCATCTAAGGTGGTTCACATGCAGGTCGGAGGAATTTACAGGTTCCAGGGTGCATCTACCACGGTTCGTGTGGTAGGCTTTGAGCGTGTCGGATGGTTTCGCCGGTACGTCAAGTTCGTAACGCTGCATAATGGTCAGGTTTGTGGTCCGACACGTGAAGTTCTCGTAAGCTACGCAAAGAACAACTGGGAACCGGTTGACGTAGACCACTCGGTAGTGTAAGGTAGTCATCATAACGACAAGCCAAGGAGGCTAACACAATGAAGGTTTCGACTCGTGTCTCTCGCAAGGGCGGTATCTCCATCAAGAAGCTGGGGCGTCAGTCTCAGTCTCACAAGGCTGGCACGGTTGTCATGCGTAAGGTTCGCTTCAACGGCTCCATCCTGGGTGACCTGGTTGAGGAGTCTCAGAACCGCTACGTGCCTCGTGTGAAGTCTTCTGTCACCTTCACGTCCGATGGTGAGCTGAACATCGTTCAGGGTATCATGGACTGGGGTCAGGCTCGTTACATCAAGTCTCTTGGTGGTTACTACAACATCAAGAACGGTCAGCGTGTTGAGTCTGCGGAGTACGTCTACATCGTTGGTGACAAGATTTTCTACACCAACTGATTGACACGCACCACCCAAGTCCTGTAAGGTATGACTACCGACAACGAAGGAGAAGGAAAATGGCAACTGAGCGTGAGTACCTGGTAACCCTTGGTCTGGCCAAGGCTGGTCGTGGCCGATTTTCGGCGGAAGCTAAGGCGGCCCTGGCAAAGGCTAAGTCTGAGGGAATGACGTTCGACATGACTGCTGCTGAGGTTGCGAAGGCAGAGCGTCAGAACAAGCCTCAGAAGGTTCGTAAGACTGTCCAGGCTGTGAAGGAGGTTCGCCCCTCTCAGGATGCCTACGACGCCAAGTCTGTGCGTTCCTGGGGTGAGCAGGTGGGTATGATTGAGCGTGGCAAGCGTGGTAAGCTTCCTACGGCTCTCATCAACGCTTACCTTGCAGCGAACAAGACTGAGAAGAAGGTGACCGTTCGTCGGTCCGTTGGTAAGATTGACAAGGTTCGTGACGTTGCAGTAGGCTTCACTTACGCTCGTCGTGGTCCGAAGGACCCTGCCTTTATCTCTGAGCCGCTGGTGGCTGTTCAGTCTTGCGGTTCCTGCTCTAAGGGTGTAGCGTACTGCAAGTGCCAGAGTGGTCCCGTCGCCCCGAAGTACCTTGGTGGTGAGGTTCTGCTTCTGACTCGTCCGGAGTAAAAGTTCCCCGGCTGGGGAGTTGACACAAGACTCCCCAGCCTGATAGTCTTAGTACATCAAGGCAAGACAAACAAACTCTAAGGAGAATACAGAAAATGCCCGCTGGTATCGAGACCTACAAGGAAATGGCCGCGTTCGCTTCTCTCCGTCAGCCTGCCTGGCACGACCTGGGAACCGTTTTCGATAAGCCTGTCTCTACCGCTGAGATGCTTGAGCTTGCTCACATGGCCGGATGGAACCTCCGCTTTGAGGACGCTTCCGACTGGATGCCCGGATTCACTTTCGTGGATGAGACGCTTCACGTGGTCCGCGATAACCCGTTCATTCCTGGTCAGAAGGATGTTCTCGGAACTGTTGGTGGTCGGTATAACATCTTCTCGAATGAGCAGATTTTCGACTTTGCCGACACTCTGACGGATGGTCGTCGTCGGTGGGAAACGGCCGGTAGCATTAAGAACGGCCAGAAGGTTTTCGCAACGCTTGTTGCAACCGATGACCTGGTTCTTGACCCGAATGGCTCTGGTGATGTTATTCGCCGGTACATCATGCTGGTTTCGTCTCACGACGGTTCCACCACCATGATTGTTAAGATGGTGAATACGCGAGTGGTTTGCCAGAACACGCTCAACATCGCTCTTGGCGAGAAGGGTGCAGAATTCAAGATTCGCCACACTCAGGGAATGGAAACCAAGATTCAGGATGCAAAGAAGGCTCTTGGACTTGCTACCATCTACGATGAGGTTTTTGAAAAGGAAATGCAGGCGCTCTTTGAGGCTGAGATGACTCTCACTCAGTTTGAGAAGATTGTCATGGATGTTTTCCCTGAGCCGGAAGAGGACGTTCGCGGAAGTCAGAAGAAGTGGGATGACAAGATGGACACCATTCTGAACATGTGGCAGAATTCCACTGGTTCGGTTGAGAATCTTCCGAACAACGCTTACAAGGGCCTTCAGGTCCTTACCGAGCACAACCAGTGGTTCCGTGGAATTCGTAAGGACAAGACTGGTAACCCGAACACTGAGAACTTCCTCGCTGCGGGTGGCGGTTTCGACCTTAAGACGAATGAGTTCCGGACTGACATGTTCCTTCGAATGAAGGAATTCGCTCTCTCCGCGTAATACCTAGCGGCCCCTTCGGGGGCCGCAAGCTTTTTCCTAGGAAGGGAAAATAAATGAATGAATTCGGCTGGTCGCTTATCGGTTCTGCTGTAGTTGGTGGCGGAATTACTATGGTTGCCAACGGTCATTTTGGTCAGCACTGGAATTTTCTGATTGTATCTGCTATAGTATTTGTTATCTACTGGCTGGTGCGTCTTGGTTTCGGTGATGATATAGACTTTGACCTTAGTGACGTTAACCCGTTTGATTAAGAAAGACCGGGGTTTCGGCCCCAAGCTGCAAGGAGGAAATATGGAAATGCTAAACGTATCCAAAACATTGGGTACGAAGGTGGTAGATGGTCGAGTATATTTCGACCTAGAACAATTGCTGTCCATTATGTATGATTCATGTAATGAGATGGCTGTCCTTGCTACCGAAACAAGGGACCCTGTACTGGGGACCATGAACCTAGGCGTAGCGAACATGTGCAAGGCTCTGGACGCCGTTCTAAGCCTCAAGAAGGAGGCTCACGGTATCTGGGATGACCCTCGCCCCTGTGGCTCGTCTAAGCCTCATACAGAGCATCTACGCTCGGTAGGAAGCAAGATGGTTCGGTGTCCTGGGGTTGCTAAGCCAGAGGAAACCTGATAAACTAAATACATGTTCGTTAGGTGATAGGACACCTTTTCTCTCAAAGGATTCCGGTACCTCTATCAGTCTAGTCAGGCGAGAGGCTAAGTAACAAGTCGGCTGTTATGCCGGAATCCATTCACTTTGGTATATGGTAATGTAAACTACTATGAATGGAGAAGAAAGATGCCCAACGTTTTTGATTACGATGACGAGTCCAACGACGTTCGCATTGAGGCGGATTCTCCGGAGGACAGCATTTACATTCGTGATGGACTTATCGATTTCTAGGAGTTAATTGATGACCGGACTTGAGAATACCAGTGATGCCGTAATTATTCAGCTTATTAGTAATCTTAAGTCCGGCATCCTTAAGGTTGCAGAAATGGGAGATGAGGCTTACAAGTCTCGTGGACCCAAGGAAAACCCCCCGATTTCAGCAGTTGAAGTTAACATGAGTTTGATTGGCGCGTTTGAGCCTGAGTGCAAGAGGCGTGGAATTGATGTTGATGCAATTGAGCCTGATATCCGGGAGATTAGTATTGTATGGACTTACTAAGAAAAGGAAAAAACATTGGCAATTGTACGTATCAGCACTATTCTGAAGAATGCTCCGTCTGTTGGTATCCAGTCTTGTATCTATGGTGTCGAGTGTGAAACCATTGAGGCTAATGACCCGGCCGGAATTGTCTTTGAACTAATGGGAAGCCGAGAGAAGATTGCCAACGTTGTTGGCCGCACTGGTTCCCGCATTCTTAGTGTTGCTGAGCCTGTAGGTAAGTGAGACTGCCCCGTCAGAAATGGCGGGGTTTTCTTGTCTCACTGGTAGGTTGACAGACCTACCAAGCTTGCTGTAGAGTTCTTCTCAGAACGAAGGGAGACATAGAGTGTCCAAGGCAACGTATCCTCTGGGTAAGCTGATGAAGCGTGACAAGGGTGTCTGCTGGCTTTGTAGGAAGCTTGTAGACCGTGACCATGCTACGCGTGACCACGTGATTCCGTACTCGCATGGCGGACCGAATCATGAGGCCAACCTTAAGCTTGCTCATCGTAAGTGCAACGAGAAGCGTGAGAACAAGGTCTTGATTTCTAAGGCTGAAAAGCTTACAATTCTCCTGAAGGTACAGAGCCACATGTGCTTTAGGTGTGTAAAGCCTTTGCACAGTGATGATGCAATGATTTCTCAGGACTGCCCGCGTGGCTCTCTTCGTGAAATCAAGATTGCAATTTGTAAGTCGGGATGCGAAAAGAACTATGGCATTCCCTTCCAGCAGCGTCGGAAGTTGAATGAGGTTCGCATCGCTAAGCGAATTGAGTCGAGAAAGAATAGGATTCCAATGGAAATGGTTGTTGCTGATTCTCTTTCTGCTGACCAGCTTGAGTCTGGCGATTACGTCAGGTTTTTCGCTGAGAATGCTCTTCGGTTCGGAATTGTCCGGGATGTAGTGGACAATGACGAATTCTTTACCATCACCCTTGAAGATGACGTTGAGGGAGATGTTGAAGAGTACGCGGTTGACCCTGAAACCGTGTTTTCTCTTCTTGTTCATGAGGCTGTTGCAGTCTAATTGAACGGGCGGGTTGACAAAACTCGCCCAAGCTTGCTAGTCTTCTTACATAAGCCCAATGAAGGGAGAATTGTAAGGAGAAGACTATGCGTAAGAATTGGATTATAGGTGGCTCACTAGCCATCCTAACAGCACTAGCCGTGCTGATGGTACTATTGCTGAGTGGCGACAGTCACCACAGTAAGTTTGACAATTACGAAAGGTATGCAAAGCAGGTAAACGTTGTTGATTGGTCAATCAGCGAAGATACTGCTAAGCAGTTTGCTGAGGCCAATTGCGATAAGCTCGCAGTAGGCGAAATGCCAGCAATTAAGTTTAGAAGCACTGACCATGTAAAGTCTAGTGCTGCTGTTCTAGCAGCCTATTGCCCAAACTCGCTTGACAATTTTGAGGCGGGTATTATTATGAAGTATCCAGAATACAAGAGTACAGCTCTCTACCTAAACGAAAGGCTTAAGGTTGATTCTCATTGAGACTCTTGTCAAGGCAGTCTGTTACGGACTTGCGGCGGCTGCTGGTGTTGTGGTAGGGTTCTACCTGTTCATGTTTATGGCAACTCACGGATGGCTGGGATGAAGAAGAATAAGATAAAGGACCCTTGGGAAGAATTCTTTGAAGAACTAGTAGGTCCATTCGTAATTGGTGGTGCCCTAGCTGCTCTTGCAATCTTTGTTCTTCCTCTGATAGGAATTGGAATCGGTATTGGCTACTGGATTTGGGGATAAGAGAATGACTGACTATCGTGTTACCGAAAGTCGTCACATGACTGCTCGTGTGGTCATTGGCTGCATTACTGCTATGCTCGTTCTGGTTGCGCTGATTGGTGGCATCACGTACACTGCTCATCAGAACAACGAGAAGGCGCAGAAGTTTGGCGTAGAGTGTATGAAGCATGGCGGAGAGTGGCGAGAGCGCAACAATGGTGAAGCGTACTGCGATAACTGAGCAGTACGAGGGGGGTTGACTCTGACCCCCAAGCTTTGGTAAGGTTGTCCCACAACGAAGGGAGATGGACATGGAGTCCACGGAAGGTTACAAGCTAGCTCTGTCTAAGCACGCAAGGGAACAGCTCATTAAGAAGACTGGTACCATGGGTATCACGCGTGCTGAGCAGGCATTTGAGACCCCGGATAAGATTTATCCGAACAAGAAGTATCAGGGTCAGTTCCGGATTGTTGGTAAGGGTCTTTGCCTTATCGGACGTCCTACTGCAAATGGTCTTTTCAGGGTCTTTACGGTTTATGAGGATGGGGTTATGACTCCGCCGCGCCCCGACCAGCTTGGCACTCCTGAGGGAGACGCTTATGCTGAGCTTTATCGTAAGGCTCAGCAGACCGGAAAGGTTGCGCGAAACAACGAGTATTACCCTCGCGCTAAGAAGCGGCGTCAGGCTCCCCGTGACGTACGTCACACTTACATTCGATAATTGAATATGTGATACCCTAGTGAAATCCGCCGCCCTCAATTCCGGGGGCGGCGCGTAATAAACTTAGGAGATTTAAATATGTATAAGAAGACTGCGGTAATCGGAACGCTTCTTGCTTCATCTATTGTAATGGCTATTCCGGCAAATGCCGAAGCTGCTACGATTCAGGATAAGGCAGCAAGTGTAGCTAAGGCCCAAATTGGTGACCCTTACAAGTGGGGAGCCAAGGGACCGAATGCATTCGATTGCTCCGGACTTGCCTGGTACTCATTCTATAAGGCTGGAAAGAATTGGAGTTACAAGCCTACAAATAGCATGAGGAAGTATCAGACGAATGACATTACGGTAAGTCAGCGAAAGGTTGGAGACCTTATCTTCTTCCGTCGTAAGGGTTCGTCTGATTGGAGCCATGTTGGAATCTACGTTGGTAGTGGATACATGGTTAATGCGGTAAATGGTAACACGTACAAGGGTGTTCGCAAGGGTAAGGTAGTTGATGGATACTGGAACAAGTATTACGTCGCTGACTACCGCCGCGTAAAGTAAGACCTGAAAATCAGAAATACGCGGGGTGTTTTCCCTTGACACCCCGCAAGCTTGTAACACAAAAAGGAGAAGCATGACTTTCACTGGTATTGTTTTCTTTGTGCTGGCATTCATCTGTGGTCTCTTCTCTATGGAGACTGAATGGCTAGCTAATGTTGCAGTGTTTTTCTTCGGTTGGTCTGTCGCGTTCATCATGCTTGGCATGGTACCCAAGAGGGGTTGACACAGACCTCAGAGCAAGGTAAGTTAGTTCCTGTCAGAGCGGGTCACCCGCATCGAACATAGAAGGAGAAACAACAAATGCCCAAGCTCCGTGCGAAGAACGACCGTAGCGGTATCGCTGACCTTGGTGCTCACCACTCGTACAAGGCTCCGCGCATTCCCAACCCTCGCGTTTCCACTGAGGACTTCTGCGCTGACCACCACAGGCTTCAGGTGGCTCTTAGCCACAACCAGGTCACCGTGCGTCTTGCAGGAAAGGCCCTTGTTCGTCGTCAGAACACTGAGAACATCGAAAAGCTGAAGGCTGCTAAGGCGAACGTGCAGGTAACGAAGGAAATGATTTTCGAGCACATCACGAATTGTGGTCAGTGTTCTTCGATTTCCGTCTGAGAAACCAGGCCCGAAAGGGCCAAGCTTCCACAACAAAAGGAGATTGCAATGGATGACGACGGCTTCCTCATTATCTTTTTCACCATGGTTTTTGCCGTGTTCATCATAATAATGGTAGCCTTTGCTGTCCATTCAGATGATAGTGGTGACCAGAAGCGTGAGGATAAGCGATACGAAAAGTGTATCGACAAGGGAATGCAGTGGGTTGACGGAAACTGCATTGGTTCTGCAAAGTAATACCGGGCGGGACTTTGGTCCCGCTAAGCTTCCCATAAATCTAAGGAGAGATAAAATGGGCGTTCGAAAGCAGTTCAGGAATTGGGCGTATGATGGTCGATATGGCCGTGACCCCAATCACAAGGTTTGGGGTGGATGGTCGAATCTCGTATCTGATGACCAACTCCTTCCTGGTGCTGAAATTCGAGTGGTTGATGAGACAATGTCCGTTGCATTCGAAGATGAGAATGGCGGCGGGACTTACGGAAACAATCAAGACCGTGAGAGGCTGATTCAAAGCTTTATCCGACACCTTGATTCTGGTCTGGAATTCACAGTAACCGTCAAGCGATATGAGGAGAGCTAATGAGCATTCATGGCGGGGTTAGTCGGCAAATGACTCTTCTATCCTTTGAATGGAAGAAGAACATTGATGAATACGATGGAACGCTTGATGAGACATGGCACCTTACCATTACGCTTGGATGGTGGGATATCACGATTGAGCGAATTCCAAATCGTAAGCACTTCAGCCTGAAGTATGGTGTCTGTGGTTTCGGATACTGGCTTAATGTTAATAGGAATTACGAGACAATTGAAAAGCACACATTCGGAGACGCAAGCGAAAGGTTGCTGAAGAAGTGAGATATACAAGGGTCATTGTTCACTTTACGAATGACAAGTCTGCTGAATTCAATCATGTGATTGAGCAGCAGAGTACAGATGGTGAGTATCGATTTGAAGGACAGCATTATCATACTCGATACGCAGTAATGAAGAGGAACGTCAATTACATTGAGAGGATTAAGTAATGGGCGATGACATGCACCCTGCATCATGCCTTCTGTGGCTGATTGCAATTGGATTGGTTATCTGGCTTATCGTGGATACGGTGAAGAGCTAATGACAAACGGTGAATTGATTGAGTATCTGAAGAAGTTTCCAAGGGATGCTCAAGTTGATGGACTTCTGGTTACTGAGCATGGTAAGATGTTCCCTGTGCTTGAGAGCAGCACCCTAGATTCTCAGGATGGAGAGATTTCCTGGGAGCTTTACACTGGTGAGGAATACGACTGTTCGTAATCCAAACCCGCCCGGATTTCCGGGCAAGCTTTCTTCCTATAATATAAATTGATTATGTTCAATAGGAGGATGAAATGAAGATATGGATTATCAAGACTGAGTGCGCTTGTGGATGGTACTCTGGAGAAGAAATCGCTGGAGCCTACACCACTGAAGAAAAGGCAGAGGAAGCCTTGGAGGAATTCGACGGAGAGTTCTATTACATCAGTGAGTTGGAGGTAAAGTGAGAGTCTGGTTTGTAAGTGAAGGTAATTGTGATTGCTGTATGTACGTAGCTGCGGTCTTCTCTACCGAAGAGAAGGCCAATGCTTACAAGACAGATAGCAAGTATGTAGAAATTAATTGGCATATCGTAGACGAAGAGGATTAAAAATGGCAACGTTTTTCACGAGTGACACGCATTTCGGTCATCAGCGAATTATCGAGCTGTGCGAGCGGCCTTTCGATTCTGTTGATGAAATGAATGAGGCAATGATTGAGCGCTGGAATGAGACTGTAAAGCCTGAGGACATTGTTTTTCACCTTGGTGATGTGGCACTCGGTAAGATTGCTGAGTCCCTTCCACTTATTGGTCGTCTGAATGGCAGCATTTTCCTTGTTCCTGGTAATCACGACCGCATTTTCTCTGGTGAAAAGGAGAAGCAGCGCGTTCGATTCCTGCCTGAGTACAAGAAGGTCTTTACTGGCATCATGGCTGAGAGCCTGCGTATGGTCCTAGGAGGCTCTGAGGTTATGGTGAGCCACTTCCCCTACGTTGGGGACTCCCATGGGGCAGACAGGCACGCTGACAAGCGTCCTAAGGATGAGGGTCTGCCTATCATTCACGGCCACGTGCATGATGAGTGGGCAGAAAACGGCCGGATGTTCAATGCAGGCGTGGACGTTCGAGACTTTCGGCCCGTTCATGAGGACGTGGTAGTTGACTGGCTCAAGAGCCTGTAGTAGAGTGGGGGTTGTTCGAGAGGGACAGCCCCCAAGCTTCCCGGATAAGGAGATAGTATGTGTGCTAAGTGTGGTATTGATGATACGAAGGTCACTAAGCTGGACTTCGTACTTGAAGTTGCTTGGATGATTGCAGCTATTTACCTGGGACTCACCACTGAGAGTTATGTGATTGCTTACATTGACGCAATCTTCTTCGTGGTACTTCTTAGCTCTGTTTGCGACAAGGCCAAGGCCGTTTTTGCATAATTCAATATGCCCGAAAGGGCAAGCTTCCTCCCTAACCCTAAGGAGAATCATGGACCTGTTTAACGCAGAACGTCACGCAAAGCTGCTCATGGCTGCATATGGGCTTACTGAAAAGGGTTGGCGTTTCGAATGGGACAATGCCGCCCGGCGATTTGGTCAGTGTCGCTATTCCACAAAGACAATTTCAATGTCTCGTCAGCTCACTAAGCAGCGTTCCGAGGCTTCTGTCAGGAATACGATGCTTCACGAAATTGCTCACGCTCTTACGCCTGGTGCTGGTCACGGCCCGGTTTGGCGTGCAAAGGCTATCTCTATCGGATGCGATGGAAACCGTTGTTCTGATGACCAGGTTGAGGTAGATTACAAGTACGTTGCTAAGTGCCCCAATGGACACGTGGCAAAGAAGTACCTTCGTAAGCCTCGTGCAACTGCTAGGTCTCGTTCTTGCGGAAAGTGCAGTCCCGTTTACAATGCTAAGTACGCAATCAAGGTATACGCACTCTAGAATGGACTGGTTCCCCATTCTGTGAATAGGCGGGGGTTTTAAATAACCCCCGCCAAGCTTGTTTTAGGAGGTTACATGAAGGACACAGTTCCATTCAATATATACAAGGAACATGTCAAGATGGGTCACGAATGGAATGACCACACTGATGATTTGGAGAGATTCAATATCGATACGGTAAGTAAGAGAATCTATCGCTGTTCATGTGGCTGGATGGGATGGTTCAGAAGTGAAGATTTGGCTGGACGATGAGCGTAATCCAAATGATTGGGTAGAAAACCCAAAGTCTTGGTTTTGGGTTAAGAATAGCTATGATGCTATTGAATTGCTCGATGACATTCGTCGTAAGGGTAACACAGTTGACGTCATGTCGTTTGACCATGACCTAGGGGGTAGCGATACCTCACGTCGTGTGGTACTGTGGTGCTGTGAGCAAGAGTGGTGGCCCAATGAGTGTCGAGTCCACTCTGCGAACCCTGTAGGATATGAGTGGTTGTCTGGTATGATTAACCGATACGCACCCGAAGGGACGTTGAAGTGAAGGCTTACATGGTGTACCATCGTGACGCAGACTCATGGAATTCCAGCAACGAGCTTCCCAAGGCAGTGTTTCTTGACAGGGATGCGGCTGAAGGGTATGCTTCTAAGCAGCCTGGTTACGGGCTTAATGTAGACTGGTTTGTCAAGGACGTTCCCCTGAATCCGGAGGTTAATATGAGCGAGTGGGCCGATGATGTTGTCAAGGAACTGGATGAGCAGTACAATGTTCCTGCGAATGTTGAGGGAAACATCGTAAAGAAGGTTGAAATTGACCTTCCTGGCAAGCACTACCTTGACATTACGAATCACAGCCTTTACGGTTTCATTGTCACACTGACAATTTGTGACGAGACTGGCGGGGTTATCGCTGAGAAGGAACTGCTTATTGGTGTTAAGCGGGAAGACCTTGCTAGTGATGTGGCAGGTATTTACAATTCCTACGAATGAGGGGTAATGGGAATTAGAAAGTGGACGGACCTTACTCCATCTGAAAAGATGCAGTGGTTCGATAACTCAATACGAATGCATGAAAACCTTCCTATCCAGAAGAAGCGCAAGATTTGGGCGCGGATTGAGAAGGAACGCAAGAAGGCTGAACAGAGAGCCAAAAGGCGTAAGCCTAAGTGGTGGCAGCGTAAGAAGTAGCCACATGGGAGGGGTTGACAGCCTCTCCCAAGCTTGCTAGACTTCACTCACAACGAAGGGAAGAGCATGAAGCCTAAGCCAAATTGGAAGCCGAAGTATCGTAGGGGTACTCGATACATGTGGGTATTGACATACTCATTCAATCCAGTTGGTACTCCGCCCGGCAGTTCAAGGATTTGCAATGTCTCAGGTTCCTTTGTTTTGAGGAATACGTTGACTGCAATTCAGATGTATAACCTTGTTATGGAAGAGGCTCGTAAGCAGGCTGAATTGCCTAAGGACCATCCCATCTTTCCGAGCCTTTACCATGTAGAAGAGCAGTATGGAATGGTAAAGTAATAACTACGTCATAGTGAAAGGGGGCGCATCGTGACGCGATTCCGATTATGCAACTAAAGGGTTGCATAAAGGAGGAAATCATGAAGATGCTGGGTAAGCGTGGTCAGCCGTTTTGTGGTAGCAAGTGCTGCGGCGAAAAGCGCGCAAAGAAGAAGCACACGCGACGCATGAAGCGACGCGAACGTGGTTCCCGTGCATGGCGTAGTTTCTAGAAGCTGAAAATTGGGGGGTTGACAAACGGTCGGCCCCCCACTAAGCTAGCATCATCAAACGACAGAGGGGAAAAGATGAGACCCAAGACTCACATTCTTGATATCACTGCCAATAACGATGTTCCGTTCCGTCTGAAGCTGACAGTTGATGACACTCCTGGTCTTACCAAGATTACGTTTTACGATAGGCGTGGCGACAAGACTGACAATGGTGATGTTATCTGCGTGATGTATGCGGAATCGCTCTTGTATCGCCCTCACTGGATGGGACTTCAGCTTGTTGCTCCAGTTGACACAAAGGCTCGTATGCTATACATTGATGGTCCTACGGCTTGGTCAATCAACGATTGGCTGAATCGTCAGATTGACCAGGGAGTTTGGTTCACAGAGTGACTTGACACAGACTCTAAGCAGATGTAAGGTAGTACCAACGCAAGACAGTGAGGGAAGGCGCACTAAGTCTCCCGACCCTCACTAAGCTTTGAAAGATAAGGTTCACTGCAAAAACCGTGAGGTCCGACCTGAAATGACGGACGGGTAGCCAAAACCGTGATGCCGAGTGATTAAATGTGAACACGTCTCAAGCCTTATCTTTCTCTTAGACGCCTGATGACCCCCGGATTGCGGCTCTGGATTTCTAGAGTCTAGATGACCGTAACATCGGTTGCAAACGATAAAGGGGTGAGGGGTGCGCTATAGTGAAACTGGAATAACACCTGCGATGAGTAGGAGTTTCGGGTTCGAATCCCGATAGCGTACTGGTGTGGGGTACCATAAAATCCCAATTATATTATGATAAAGTAAATGACCGGCTAGCCTGTGTCCAGAAACGCATAGGGTGTTCGCGGGGGTTCTTAATAGAACCCCACCGAATGTTAAAAGACTCTGTTTCTGTCCTAAGCGAGGGTCTTAAATAAAGTATAGGTCGAATTGCCTCTCGGTAATGAGTCCGTGGCTGCAATACCTTGCGAGGGATAAAGATGGCAATGGTAGGTACGGCTAACCTATACTTCTCCAATCAAATGACAGGGGTTGAAATGTTCGGAAAGAAGCCTAAGGCAAACCTTAGTGGCTGGAAGTACGAAATTGAGCCTACCGGAATTGGCTCTGGTTCAATGAAGCAATGGCGGGCCAATATTACTGACCCTGATGGTGGAACGTACAACAACGACTGGCTCGGTATCCTTGACTACGTTCTTGTTTACGGTAAGGATATCAATAAGGCAGAGAAGCGTGTTCTTGCAATCATGAACCGTCTTCAGCTTGACCGTGAGACTCGACTTTCCGTAACCATTCTCTGAGAGGACTAGCAACCATGATGATTCCCTTCCCCCGACTGCCTGAGACCGATGGCAACAAGTGCGCCGAGAGCGGCTGTGATGGCTTCTACCAGCCTTACAGCGATGGGTCCTTCTCCTGCTACCAGGGACACCGTTCTAGCGTCTCTATGGACGACGTAGAGATTGAGGGTTGGGTGCTTGTGCCTGACCGTGGTGAGTGCTAAGGTTGTTCCAACGGCGGGGGCCGAAAGGTCCCCGCAAGCTTCCCTAAGGAGGGGTTATGCAGTACAACATCACTGAGCTTATGCCCAAGCAATACATGGAAGACCCGCAAGACCTTGAGTTTGTTGCTGAGATTGAGGATGATTTCATTCCTCGCATCGGTGATAACCTGGTCTATAACAAGGCAGAGTATCGTGTCGCTGATGTTGAGCGCAACCTTGACACTCGAACCACCATCGTGTACGTTAAGACTACTCCGCAAGAGAATGACTTTCTGTACGAAGACTGCTGAAATTCCGGGGGGTTCGTAAATGAACCCCCAAGCTTCCGACTATCTAACTAAGGAATAGAGAAATGGTTGGTAATGAAGAGGAAGCTCGCATTGTAGCCGAGTGGAATTTCGAAGAGTGGGACGATTACGAATACGTTCCGCCTAAGGGATTTGAGTATCTTGGTGAGGGTGCTAGCAGAGTTGCACTCCGTAGCATGAAAACGGGGATTGTTTACAAGCGACACTACTACCCCGAAAGCAAGGAAAACGAATGGGAATACATCAATATTCAGAGAATTAAGAAGATTCCCATTAAGGGATGGAGAGTCCCTGATGCCAGTCTGTTCAAGGTTGGCAATGAACAGGTTATCGCAATGGAATTTGTTCAGGGCGGTATGGATGTTTATTGTCAGCGTTCATACAGGTCATGGGACAGACCTTGCAATTGTGGTAAGCCTTCCGGTTGTTGTTCTGCTGAGGCATGGGAGCAGCCTGAAGGAATGTGGGGAATTGAGGATATTCACGTCGGCAATATCGTAATCGATGATGAAGGAATCAGAGTCCTCATTGACATTGCCTCTTGACTCATCTGCTCAGTCATGATAGGCTGAGCAAGCTCGAACAAAGGAGAAACAAATTGTCTAAGCGTCAGATGCCCAAGCCTCGTAACCCCCGAATGAACAAGACGATGGAATATCGCAAGGGCTCTGGTGATTTCCCGACAATGAGTAAGCCCAAGTACAGCCGTAAGGCAAAGTACATTCGAAAGGAAATGTGATGGATAACGGACACTGCTGGTGTGGTGCTGAGTATCCTTGCCTCAAGCACTGAGGGTTGACACCACAGAGCAGCTAGGGTAAGGTTGTAGTCACAAGGGCGGGTGAGGAAAGCCAAACCCGCCAAGCTAGGAGGCACCAACGGGTCCTCCGAAATATTCTAGGGAGAATAGATATGCGTAAGCTGCACTTCACTGACCCTGAGCTTAAGAACTTCGCTCTTCGTGGCAAGAATGCTGTGGTTGGCGGTATGGAGTTGCTTCACGTCCACATCCGTACCAATTCCGCGCGGGTTGGCTCCTACGCTGAGCGTGTGGACAGTCTCACCAAGGTCTATGACCTTCCGTACAACGTTCTGTACCACATGACCACTGGTGGACACACTGAGGACACTACCCCGAAGCCTGTATTCTTCTACAAGCGTGACTTTGACGGTAAGATTGTCCACCGACACCTTGCCGATTCCGGTGTGGTGCCTTACACTCATCGTAACGGCTCGTTCCTGAACGACAGCAACTTCCTTCTCGACCTGGTGGCTCTGAAGGATGCTGGGATTGAGGTTGACTACTGAGCCTCACGCGGGTTATGATTAACCCGCAAGCTTGCAAGACCTAATCATAAACCAAACGAAGGGTATCGTAATGAACAAGGGTCTGAAGGTCGCTGGTCTCGCTGTCGCTGGTGTTATCGCGCTTACCGCGTGTGACCCTGGCTCTGGCTCTACGGTCTACTACAAGAGTGGTCCGGCTGGTCAGGTGGTTGACCGTGACATTGAGAACGGTCACTACGAGCTTGAGACTAAGGACACTAAGGGAAAGAAGCACGAATTCAATGTGACTTTCTCTGTCTACAACGACTGCCACAAGTACAGCTACTACCCCTCTTGCGTCAAGCACCGGAATGACCACAAGAGCGTCACTCCGCAGTACAAGAAGAAGCAGGAGCAGAAGCGAAAGGCAGAGCAGCGCAAGAAGTCTCTGAACAAGAGCAAGACTTCCAAGAAGAGCGGTTTCTCTTTCGGTGGTGGCTCTAGCAGCTCGAAGCGTCGTCGGTAAAAGTTCCGGCAAAATAGTAGCTAATCGTAAAGGCTAAAAAGAAAAGAATTGAAATAAATCCCCCGGCTTCTGCCGGGGGATTTTTATTTTTCAAAAATAAATTTCAAATTCCGGCAGAATATATCGTAATCGTAAAGAGGAAATTCCGGCAAAATATGGTCTAATCGTAAATGGGCCACTCCCCGGCCGAGGTCCGAAACGCCCGCTTCGCGGGCTTCGTCCTCGTTCGTCCCGATTTATGTAGGATTGTACCTAAATGTACTGGTATGCCATGGTATGTACCCAAATGTCCGAATTGACCGAATCCCTGCGCCGACTGGGATAGTACGGGATTCAACTGTTTCTGAGCTAAAGACTTTTCGGCTGTGTGACGATAAGGGAGCTGGGAGATTGTACCAACCTATGTAGCAATACAATACATGGCACTAAAAGGTTGAAAGCTGAACAACTCTGGTCGGCCGGATTGGTTGAAACCCGAACAGTCAAAGCATGAAACCATGTATGTGCATTATCCACAGGCTGTGGATAAATCTGTGGATAACTCAGCTACTCAGCGCAATGTTACTTCACAGTATGTAGCAAAAGCTCTGTGCGCCGTTCTGAGAGCCTTTCAGCGGTAGGCACGTCCGGACACCCCAGGACACCCGCGAAAGGCTGTTAGACGCGAATTACACGGAGCGTGATAACTGACAGGGCATCAGAGAACCGGGATAATTGCAGGTCACGGCACGTTTCCTCACATGACGACGTGTCAGGTTACTGACCAGTGGTCACGCTCTGCTGACTGTGGATAACTTTTCTTTACCAAGTTGTTGCCGAAAGGGTCTTGACAACGAAGCAAAAATCTGCTTTCAGGGGGTGGCCGGCCAATTAGGTAAATTTTTGGTAACGAAACTCAGAAACGCTTGACAAACTAGCTACTGATGATGCATTTACGCGCGCACTCGCACTCGCCCCGGACGTGTGATTGGGGAGCGCCGAACGGGAAAACGGACATTCTAGCGTTTGTGCAGGTCAGACCGGGTTTTTCAAACGACTTCAGATTTTTTTAGGGCTCTGACCTGCGGTTTTGTATTCGTTACCATTCCGTGACCATTTCCAAGGTCAACTGCACACCCCCTCTGACCTGCGGTTTTCTACAAAAGCCCAGGTCAGACCATGCCTTAGTGTTTTACATGTCAGCAGGAACGGGGGCCGGAAACGGCACCCGGACCGACTGGCACCGGCCCTAGCAACTGTGCTAGAGTCGGTAACGACGGAAAGCAAGGGAAAGGGGTACGGACATGAAAGTCACAGCGGGTCCGCGATAGGCGCGGGCAACGACAACATTATGCCTCCTAGTGCTACAACTAGGGTCGGATTAGTAGCTAAGCCAGTCGCTACGAATTCCGTTCTGAAAGCTCCCCGAAAGGGAAAGCACATTAAGGACGGGATACCCCAATACGATGGGGCGCGATGTACGGTGACCCGCTAAATCCGGCGCGGATGATGAAAGCAACTTCCGCAAAATATACCGGCTCACTGATTCGGAATACTGCCTAAAGCTAATGCCGAATTGAGGGGGTGATAATTCCCGCAGCTCTGCGCTTTCGGGGGGTCGGTTGATGGATATGCGAAAGTCGTTGTTGCATATCCGGATTGGGAAGAAAGCTGAGGCAAAAATGACCGCTTCCAAGACTGCCAAGCGTCCGGCCGCTCGCAAGGTTGCCGAGACTGCCGAGAGTGACCCTCAGAACGTCGCAGGATGGACGTTCACGGCCCCCCGGAAGGTTCGGGGGTGGAAGAGTGCCGGTACCGTCTCTCTGGACCGTACAGAGACGTTTGAGCCGTCCGACGGATGGCACCGGACCATGCGCGCACTCTGGAACATGGGTGACGCTGCGGAGACTGCCACGGGTGGCAACGCGTACTATGCGCGTCGCCGTGACGCGATTCTCTCGCGTCTCATCCGTTTCGTTGGCTGAATAGCCACTCAGTAAGACAAACCGAAAACACAATCTCCCAATCCGGTTATGGAACAACGAAAGGAAAATCCATCATGGATAAGCTCACTGGCCGAATCGCGCTGGAAATTCTCCGGAACCTGAAAAAGCGTGAGGCCGAATACCGCGCGGACCGTGAGGAATGGTACCGGGCGGGTGACGGACGGCCCCGGAAGATGTGGCAAGGGCCGGATGATGACCGACCGTACAATTACGGCGGTAAGGGTTGGGCATACCCGGAAGCGTGCGTTCACGGCTCTTCCGCATGGACCGACTATGACAACATCTGCGGTCCGTGTGAGGACGGATACAGCGTCTATCAGTTGGCTGTATGGGAAGCGCAAGGGCGGGTGTCGGAATACAACAAGCGCTTTGAATGGCTGTTGTCCGCTCCCCGTTCGCTTCCCTACGAAATGCGCGACGATTTGCGCGATTGGGTAATCGCTGCGCTCAAGTAATTCAGTCGGTCGGATTGGGGCCGGAAGCAATTCCGGCCACTCTCCCAATCAACTGAAATACAGTTGGTTAGAAAGGGAATTATGGCTATCGTCGTTTCGCTCATTCTGGCACTCGCCCTTTGGGTCGGTGCTGCAATGGCATTCGCGGCCATTCCCGCATGGCTGGTCATGCTGATTCTCGGCGCGGCCGGTTGTCATGTGGGGTACATCCCGTGCCTTTTGGTCGGAACCGTTTTCTCACTGTTTTTCTGTGAAGCGCGGGTTTCCGTCCGGTACTAACGGTTTGGGGGTCTGCCTTTTCTCCGAAAGGGGGAAAGGCATTCCACCCCAATCCGCTAGACGAAAAGCGGTGTCCTGAAAGGGAAAAAGAAAATGTCGCTTGGTTCTCAGAGTGAGGCAAACGAGATTTTCGCGTACGTCCTCCGGTGGAATGCGTGGAAGGAATTCAACCGGAGCAACGAATACGCACGTTGGGAATTTGAAGACCACTTCCAGCGTGTGGCCAATCACAAGGCGGACCCGGAATGGTACCGGCACCCCGGAGAATTCCGGTGCCACTACGCCTACGGCCCGGAAATGCCGGAACCGACCGTGCCGGACGGCTGGAAGTTCCTTGCGGCCGGTGTGAGTCGTCGCGCCTACCTTTCCCCTACGGGAGTCGTTTACAAGGTCCAGCGGGACCCCGGAAGCGACTATCAGGGGAACAAGGGTGAGCACGAAACGGCCGAACGGGTGCGGAAGTCGGGTGAGGTGCGCGGCGCGTACATTCCCCGAACCGCACTGTATGAGGTTCCGGGGTCATGGGTTATCGCCCTGGAATACATGCACGGTGTCCGGGGTGACTGGCATTGGGAAACCTATTGCAGCCCTTACAGCCGCTGTCAGTGCGCGTTTCCCGGTTACCGCCGTTGCGCTTCCGCCATTAAGCGGGAGTTGCAAACCAAGTTGGGACTTACGGACCTGCACAACGAAAACGTTTTGTGGGTTCCGTCGCAGCGTGTTTGGGCGGTAGTCGATTTGGGACTGTCCAACAATTGGTAACCGTTCTGCCGGTTTGGGGGTGCTCATTCCGAAAGGGTGAGCATTCCCCATGTCTCGCAGAAAGGATGAGTTATGCGTGACTACAACCCGACAAAGCCGGTAAGCGAATGGAATTACGCTGTTGAGGCCGAATACGGCTGGAATGGCGAAAACCTCATTCGGTCGGCTTTCTTCGGAACGGCAAAGGAATTTGCCGAATGGCTGGACCGTTTCGACTACGGTTCCGGCGACGTATTCGGATGGAACGGTGATTCTGCCGTTTTGGAAGCGGTGGACTCATTCCGAAAGGAACCCATGTACGCACTTCCGGAATTCATTACGGAATACGACGTGAACAACGAAACCGACCCCGGAAAGGTAATCGGGGCGGATGAGTTCAACCGTCTGTTTCGCACTTTCCACCGAAAGGACGGTTACCGCGTACGTCGTTGGGCCGTTCCTGAGGGTCACGTCTACGCCGTTATGTTCAACGGTGAGTTGACCGGCCCTATGTGGCACATTCCTACTGACGCCGATTGCGTGTACGCCTAAGCGCAATTCGGCCCGGATATGAGGGGAGGTGGTTTCCTTGCGACGTAGGCGCAAGCGCAAATTACCCAACTGACTAAAGCTTGACGCTAGGGCGTCCGGGCATTCGCAAGCCAATTTGGTTGTGAGTGTCCGAATGTCCTAAGGGTTAGGGCATTAGAAAGGCACATCATGCGTACGGTTTCGGTTGACGGCATGTCCGGCATCATTGCGGCGCGCGGTATGGGACCGAATGAGGGTCGGGTGTTCGTTCTGTTCGATGGGGACGGAACGGCGGAAGAGTCGGCCCGTTGGGTGTCTGTCGAGACTGTCACGGTGACCGGGGTCATTGCTGGCACGTTCTGAGTGATTGGGGGCCGTTCTGAGACGCTGTGAGCGGCCCCCCGGCCCGTTCGTCCACCCCGACCCTGTAAGGCCGTTAGAACGGCACAGAGAGGATTTTTGTACCATGGCACGTACCAAGTGGGAGATTCTGGAAGCGCGTGCGGAAAAGATGCGTGAGGAATTGGCCGAATTGGAAAGCTACATGCGCGGAATGGAAAACACCCCGGATAACGCAAAGTGCACGGGGTGCGGCGAACAGTTCCGCGTCAATGCCGACTTTGCGCGGCATTTCAAGATTCCGAATGAGCAACTGTTGAACACGGGTTATTGCCCCAATAACCCGCGATAGCGCTTAGCTGTCTGGCGATTGCCATTCTCTTTCGGGGGAATGGCAATACGCCAAATGCCTAAGGGTTAGGCAGGAAAAGGGGAAAGCTAATGGAGATTCGCAACGTTCCGAGTGCCGACATTGTCGGAACGGCCATTCTGCGGACTTCCGCAAAGTGGGGTGACAACATCACTTCCAAGAATGGCATTACCGTTTCGGCCAATCGTCGGAACGGAAACGTCAATGTCCGGGTGACGCTGCGGGGGCATTCCTCGCACGGTGACGGAATGCGGGAAAGCGCAAGCGGTAGGCGCGGCCCGTGGGTTTGCTGGCACGCGCACCGGGACTTTTTCCGTGCGCTGTTTGAGCTTGCGCCTATGGCGAGTGTCCGAACCGGTTTGGGTCGGGACGGTGTGACCTATACGGCGGACACGTTCGAAACGCTCTTCCCGCGCACGTACAACACAAATGCGGGTAGCGCATGGTATCCGCGTGAGTTCGGCACTCTGTGCGGCCACGGTGGACGTGAGGCCACGAACGGCTAAACGGTTCGGGTTGCGGTATTCCGGGCGGGTGTCTGGAATACCGTTTCCCAATCCGCTTACGGTGAGTGGATTAGAAAGGCAGTCAAAGCTATGGGACACATTTTCGCTTTCATGACCGGTGAGGCCGTTTCGGTTGACGGTGGGGAGGACGAAAGGGAAGAGCGGCGCGGCTGGATTGACCGTGAATGGTCTATGACCGTTCTACACGAAAGCCGCAACGACGTTTCCCCGCTCGTTTCCCTTGACGAAAGCGACACCGAAAGTCTCGCGGACGAAATTCGAGACATTCTCGGTGACGGTTCGCTGTATTTCGACAACGGCGACGGAACGTTTTACGGGCAGTCGGAAACCATGGAAGATGGTTTCTACTGGACTTACGCCGTTCACTTTGTCCGAAAGGGCGGCGCGAGTGAGGGTTTCCAGGAATCGCCCTGGCACCCGGAAAGCGACGGCGGTATTTCCCTTTCTGAGAATGGAGAGTGAATGTACGACCGTAGCGAATACACCGTGACCGATTCGGGAATCAACGAATACGGTTCGGTATGGGTAAAGGCAATCGGGCCGGATTACACGATTGCCCGGCGATTGGTTGCGGCGCATTCCCGAAAGAACGGTTACGGCCGTTGGCTTTCTGCGGGTGCGACGCTTTCCCCGAACAGTGTTGAGGTTCGGGTGTGCTATCACCCCTAGTTGTTAGGTTGGTACATAGCCCGATACAAAAAGGGGCTGTGTGCCTTCCTACGGCCCCCGGAAACCGTTCCGGGTGTCTGTGTCTAGGGAGGTCCTAAGAATGGCTCTGACGGGCGTACACACGGACGGAAACGGCACCCGGCACCGGAACGGGGAGTGTGGTTACTCGCCCCTGTCTGTACGTGGGGTGACACGCTGTATGTGCAAGGGGTATCCGGCCACTACCGTGCAGGGTGATTGCACGGTATGCGGGGGCGGGTATTACGAAACGATGGGGGAATATGAAGCGGACATTCCCCCCGTCAATTCCGGGCGGGTTGTGGAAGAGTTCACCATTACCATCATTGCCTATAGGGGAAAGAACAAGGTAAAGGTAAACGGTATTCGGGAAGACTCGGTAAGTGCAAAGGTAGATACGGAAGGAAACGTCACCCTTTCCTTTGAGTTCTACGAATACCCGGACCGAATCGGTTATCTGCCGTGTGTGGATTGGTACGAAACCGAATGTGAGGTCTAGAAAAGCGCTACTCAGCGAATAGAAAGGAATACGCATAGAGAGTAGACCTAGAGAGAGGGTAATTGTGGGGCATTCATTCGCGCCGAATATACGAGGCAAATAGCCAAATAGCCCTGCAAATGCAAGCTAAATACAGGGAATAGGGGGGGTATATACGGTATCCCCCTATATACAAGGGCCTATAGGAAGGGGTCTATATATGGTATGTGCTATTCAGTGGGTACAAAGAAAGGAATGCGGCGGATATCTGGTCAATGATGGTACGCATACTGTCTTTGTAGATACCCATACTCAGGACAATACAACTCCCCTCTATATCTACCTAGGTATAGGGGATACACACAAGGGTAAGAGCGTGTATGAGAGTGCGCTTATCATGCCCTCTATGGTTATCAATGCTGCACAGTACAATGCATTGGTTTCCTCTATGCCTAATGACTCTCAAGAGGTATTCAAAGGGTGAAATTCCCTCAGAAGAAAACCCGCGCGCAATTCTCAATCATGCTGGCAATGTCTCTTCCTTTGTAGCTCGGAATACATTCCTCGGAATTGCTTTCGGTGCTGCGAGCGCCGGGGCAATTGCTGCCATTCTGACTTTTGGCGTGATTTTCTTCGGAATTGTTTGGTGCCTTTTCGCCGCCATTTAAAGAATTCTTCGGGGGGTCCTCCTATTGAATTGGGAATGGGTCCCCCGGAGAAATTCTGGCGAATTCGAATTCCCTTTTATGGGCGCACTAATTGCGAATGCAAATTTTAATTGCCGGCCTATATCATACATCATAAAAAATTTGTGACATTTTGAATGTGGAAAATAGGTTACTCTAAGATGCTGCTACATTACTGTGTGTAATTCGCTGCAAACGCGAAAAGACCCTCTCCGAAGAGAGGGTTGCTTCTCATTTGTATAGGACTTCTATGGCGTGCCTTTTCACTACGATATAGACTCTGCCTTCTTTGCCGCACACGTAACATCTACCCTGCATCTTCTTCAACAGAAAATGCTGGAGCTGGTGTGAATGTCAATCCTTGCTCGTGCATGAGTGCAAGTTGTTCTGCCTTTACTGGGTCATGTACTGACAACAAAGCGAGAAGAACATCGTATGTTCTCATCATCTGAATCAGCAGGACAGTATTGAAGTTCTCTGGTGCAAATGCATCATTTGAACTTTCATAGTTCTCTTGGTTCATCTAGTCTTCTTTCTACTGATACGATTGTATCTTCTTCTAGGTTGATAGACCAGTCGTCCACATAATACCCGCCCGGAAATTCTTCAATCTCAATGTTGTTCTTCCTTGCCCAGTAAAGGATTTCCTCCTTGCTGTGCAACTTCTCTAGTGTTTCCTTCTGTGTAGCCATACTTACATTTTACTTGATATAGCTGAACTTGTCACCATTGAATACGCAAGTCCATCCGCCCACCTGCATTTCGTTCCCCTTTGTTTTTGTGGGAAGTCCGTGCTTCTGAGCGAAAGCCTTAACCTCAGCCTTGGTCTTACACTTCAATAGGTCCCTCTGCTTAGCCATTATCAATCTCCTTTTCGTATTCGTCGGATAGTCTCATGATGAGTCCTGACAAAGCCTTGTTAGCAACACCCGCCGCAGAAGTCAGCGGCGAGTACATTACTCTATCAGACATATGAAGCTTTGCATTCGCTTCATTCTGAGTCTCAAGATAGTCAACCACATTGCCTAGCGTGTGGAAAATCTTCTCAAGCTCTCTAATCAAATCTGCCTTTTCCATTCTTCTCCTACATACTTTGTATAAGCAGGTGGAATGGCCTCGTTGATTTCCTTATGAATCATCCAGTCAATACCCATCGCCTTTCTCTTCTCTGCGATTGTAGCATTTCCTCCACCTGTAACTTGGACAAACATGTCATCTGACATAGCCCGCCCGAAGTGATTCTTTCTTTTGTCGTAGGTGTAAACAAGCGCCTTATGCTTTGGGTGTTCTGGAGCCTCTAGGCTCCAATTCGTCTCGAACAGTCTATGTCTGTAGACTCTCAAACCGTCGAACATCCCACCACATAGCATGACGGCATCCTTGAGCGGAGCCGTATCTACGTTCTCAATCACATACGGCAATCCTGAGTCCTCAAGCATTTCTCGTACCGGCCCAATTAGGTCTGGATACTCCTTGCCTGTCCTCTTTTGCAAGTCGCTGTATTTTTGACAGGGCGGACTGGCGTGCACAAAATCAAACCGTCCGCTCATCATCATACGCCAACCTACAGAAAGAGCGTCACCCAAGACGAAATTGAATGGATAACGCACCTGTGCTTTGTTGTCTACACCGACAACTTCAAATCCAGCTTGGTGGTACCCCATTGAGGCACCACCCGCTCCGCAAAATAGGTCTAGTATTCTCACAGACCTATTGTATCAGGGAGTCCATCCAATTGGAACTTCTCTTTGAAGAACTCCATCAATATAGTAATATGCCTTGCCGTCTCTAGTTTCCAGAATCTTTCTTCCCCCACCTAGACTTTTCAACTGTTTATAATTGCCAGTCTTTGCGAGAATTTCCTCTGCCTTATCAAGCCTGTTATGCATTTCTAATCGTCTCCATACATACTGGGAAATGCTCGTGCGTCAATTCCCAAACAGCCTTGGCATAGTCCTGAATTTCCTTCTGTGCATCGTGCTCAAGTCGCTGGTGAAGGAAGTGAGTCAGAGCACCAAGAGAACAAGTCCAGCGCCAACGAACATAAAGTCCATAAGCCGGGAGAAATAGACGAGCCTGCTCAGCACAGACACCATTAGCCATGGCGGAATCATAAAGGTCAATGCTCTTGCGGGCCAGTTCTGTAAGCTCATCTGTCCAGAAATTTCCATACTCCTCAGCGAAATCGTCTCTAACATCAAGTGCGTAATCGTTATATCTCCAAGCACCCCACTCAACATCATCAAGAGACTTTAGAGGTTCACCCGAACCCTGCTTCTTATTTTCTGGCGCTGAACGCCACTCATTCGGAGCGGGAACGTAAAACTCTGGAATTTCAGTTACATAACGACGAGAAGATTCATTCCATCCATTCTGGTCTTCAAGATGAGTTGATGCTACTGCATACTTCCACCACTGCCTTGCTACGAAGAGTGGTGCATAAACCTCAAAAGTGAGAGCGGAATGACGGAACACTGATGAGTGCTCTTCACGTTGAAGAAAGGCGAGAAGACGTGCTTCTCTATCTCCAAACTCTTCGGACTCCTTCATGAAAGAGACCTTTGCTGAATTAATAGGGTCAAGGTCATCACCCATGTCCTTTACTCGCCGCACATAACCCTTGTCAAGAACTTCAATCTTATCTGTCATACGCATCTCCCAAAACGTGTCTCATCGTTGCCTCATGGGCATTTGTCATTTCGTACTTTCTACGGGCTTCATCATAACCCGCCATGATTGCATTGGCAAACCAGCCAAGCATCATCTCTTCGTCCATAATATCGATTGGCTCATTCTGCCAAATCTCCATGAAATTCTTTGCCCAGTATCGGGCATCAGTGCTACTAGAATCAAACTTGGTCATCCCAGGTTATCCAATTCCTTCTGTAGTTGCTTAATCTTGCGTTCAGCGCGCTTAGCGCCTACTTCATTTCCTTCCTCTTCAAACTGAGCCTTAATTCTCTTCTGAGACTCAATCTGTCCAGATAGTCTAATCGCTCTTAGATGGTCCATTGATAATCTCCTCAAACTTCTTCGAGTCTTCAGCCTTCTTCTCTGTTACGTAGAAGGCTCCATCGTCGTCTTGCTCGATTGGAACGCCATCTGAGCCGATGTAGATATTTGCCATTATCTCTCCTTTTGGTAACAATCCATCCACTCTCCTGGCATTGCCAGCAGGGTTGGAATACGTAATTTTCCATGTCCAGAACAGACTTTCTAGTCTGACAAACTGGACATGCATGGTCATGTTGTGCAAATAGGCCATCAGTTAGAATCTTTGGCTTATGCATTTTCACTTGTTTGGGTCCGTTCCATCAAACTTGTTATCAGTTAGCTGCAAAAGCTTGTTGAAAGCCTTTCTACGACCCACATCGTCTCCTCGCTCCTTCGCATCAAGATACTTTCGGAACCAGAGACGTCTTTCTTGATAATACTTCTTATCGTTAGACATTGTGTTCCTTTACTACCGCCCGAATTTGGTCATAAACGTCTAGACCCGGCTTAATAATCGTATCACAAATTCGACACCATAGAGCGGGTTCGTCGTTCTCTCCAAGAACTGTAGCAAGTCGTTCATCACAATTTGGACACGACAGAGGCTTCACCTTACCTTCACTGGCAAGGTGGTTGTACGCGTGAAAATAATACCATTCCATATGCAAAAAGCCACCGAAAGGTGGCTGGTCTCCTTTTCTATTCTATAAGAGCCTGATGTGGGAATCGAACCCACGACCTTTCCCGTACCAAGGGAATGTTCTCCCACTGCAACTAATCAGGCGCAGCCCCGAAGGGCGCAGGGCGACGAGACTTTGAACTAGTTTTAATCCCCTCGCAAGCTTACCGGTCCCCAAAAAGGAGAAGAAAAACGGGACCGGCTAAGAGCCAGATATCGGAATCGAACCGATGATTCATCACTACGAAAGATGTGTGTTCCCACTACAACTAATCTGGCGAAGGCCGTTCCCCTGCAACTAGGTACTAGACCGTCCTCGAACAACAGAGGCAAGTTCGGTTGCATTCTCCCCTGCGTACTTGCCCGATTGAGCCGGTTATCGGATTCGAACCGATGACCTATCGCTTACAAGGCGATTGCTCTGGCCAACTGAGCTAAACCGGCAGTGCACCCCCAAGGACTTGAACCTCAGATTACCACTGTATCAGAATGGCGTATTGCGTTATACTAGGGTGCATGATGACTGAAGTAGAATAGAGGGAAGAACTTCAGTCAAGCTTTAGGATAGTACGATGCCCCATCCCAAGGCCAATTAATTACATCTTAGCACGACTGGTTGTGCGTGTCAAGAATCAGTAGCCGCAACGCGGGGCGGTAACCCAGTTGCTTGCTCCCTTTCCATTGTTCCACAACTTCCAGAATGCTGCATCCTGTTGTGCAGGAGAGTAATTCATGGCCTTTCCTGGAAGTCCAGTAATACTTTGCCATGTAGAATCCATAAACTGATAAGCACCAGAGGCTCCCGAACCTGAGTTGAGAGCACGATAGTTTCCACCTGACTCGTACTTCCGGATACACGCAGCAATTCCACCAGGGGCTACGTGATTTTGTGTTGGCTGAGTTACCCTAGGCTTATATACGCGTGGCTTAGAATTTGCTACGCGCTGCTTCCTGGCCTTCTCAGCCGCTGCCCTAAGAGCTGCCTGTCGTTCGGCTTCTCTCTGAGCTGCTTCACGGGCCTTCTTTTCCTTAGCCCGCTTTTCTGCTTCATCTAGTTCACGCTGTCTTTCTTCAGCCTGAATCTTCTGACTATATCTCTTCATATCTGCCATCTGTTCCATTTCTGAAACTAGTGGCTGCCTCGTGTCGCTTCTTGAAGCCCTAGTATGGTCTTCCTCACCACGGTCCGACTGGCTGTCGGCTGCTACGACAGGTCTTTCTGTATTACTCTCCACTACTACAAACGATGTAGTACCTGCTACTGCAAGCAAAGTGGCTAGTGTTGCGAATGTTCTCTTCATGAGACCTCCTTTGTCAGCAACGATTCATCTAATGTACCAGAACCGTCACAACCTTGCAACTATGATGTTGCAAAAATTGGCGGCAGTTTCTACTTGACAGCAAAGAGAGACAGATGCTAGTGTATAAATTACACTAGAAACAAAAGGAAGAAGAGTAAACAATTGAGAGTAAGTTTCTATACAGTTAGAAGTAACTTGAAGACTGATAACGGATACGGCTATGCAGGCCACAATATCAGAAACAGTCTAGAGAAGCTAGGTCATACTGTAGGATTTCATGATGAACAGGCTGAGGTGCAGCTTGATTTCTGTCAACCTCCACTTTATTCGCATTTTCCTAGCCAATACAAGATTGGCTACACTCCTTGGGAGTCATCCTCCTTGCCAGAAGGGTGGAAAGAGGGATTTAATGCTGTGGATGAGGTTTGGACAACATCACAAAAGTGTAAAGAATGGTACGAAAATGCCGGTATTTCACGTCCAATTCACGTATTTGAGCACGGAATTGAGCCAATTTGGGCAAAAAAGCGAAGAAATCCGCAAAAAATCGTTAAATTCCTTCATATTGGTGAGCCAGCACCACGAAAAGGTGGTCAAATGGCCCTGGAAGCCTTCAGATTTGCCTTTGGCAACCAAACTGACGTACACTTGACTATCAAAGCCAATGGTTCCAACAGTACCAGAGTCTACGCATCAACATTTCATCGTGGCGGACCACGAAGTATCCTTGGTTTGCCTCATCAGGTATATCAAAACGTTACCGTTCTTGAGGACAGCTTGTCGTTGAACGAATTGGTAGGACTCTATCACAGCCATCACACTCTTGTCTACCCTTCCTGGGGTGAGGGATTCGGTTTGATTCCCCTACAAGGTCTTGCAACCGGTATGCCGACCATTTGTACCGGTGCTTGGGCTCCATATGAGCGATTCCTGGGGGATTTGAACCTAAACTCTCGTATTGCTGACAGTAAGTGGTCAGACATTCACCCCGGCAAGATGTATGAGCCTAGCATGGACCATCTTGTTGAGCTTTACAGATATACATATGACAATTATGAAGAATTGTCTAAGCAATTCTATGATAATTCAGATAGAGTGCATTCAGAATACAATTGGGACACTCTAACAAAAGACGCTTTCGAGCATTTGGAGAATAGATGAAGATTTCATTTCATACCGCGAAGGATAACCTAGATACAACTCGTGGATATGGAACCGCAGGATTCAGAATGGTTACCTCTTTGCAGGAGCTTGGCCATGAAGTTCCTTTTGATGATGCTAGTGCACCTGTTCAGATTTCTTGGAACCCGCCGCACTGGTACAAGTTCAACGAAGGTCAGTACCGTATCGGATACACCCCATGGGAGTCAACTGAACTTCCTGACGGATGGCTCAAGGCGATGAACAACTGTGATGAGGTCTGGGCGACTTCAGAATGGGTTGCAAACGTCTACGAAATGGCCGGGGTCAACAAGCCCATCCACGTATATGAGCATGGTCTGGATAAAAGGTGGAAGCCTCAGAGGCGTATTGCTGGAGAGGTTACCAAGTTCCTTCATGTTGGTGAACCCGCTCTGAGAAAGGGTGGACAGATGACGGTTGATGCATTCCGGGCGGTTTTCGGAGACAGAGAAGACGTTCATTTGACAATCAAGGCTTATCATCAGCACTTCCTAAGAGTATGGAAGGACGGAGAGCTTACAACTCCAGATAAGGCTTACAACAACGTAACCATCATCACTGAGCAGATGCACTTTGATGAGTTGCTAAACCTCTACTATGAGCATGATGTGCTTGTGTATCCATCATATGGAGAGGGATTTGGATTTATTCCTTTGCAGGCTCTTGGAAGTGGAATGCCAGTCATTTCAACTTGGGAATGGGCTCCATACAAGGATAGACTTCCTGAGTCACTTAAGTTGAATGGTGAATGGAATAGAAGCATTTGGGCTCTACATCCTGGAGACGTTCTGTACCCAGACTATGATGACCTAAAGATGCTTATGGACAGATTCATGATTTACAGAGAGCATTATCAGAATGATGCTTTCGAATCCGCCGAGTTTATTCATTTCGACTATGATTGGGTGAACAAGACGGAGCGAGCCTTTAGGCACATCGTGGACATGTTTACGTAACTGTGACAAAAAAGTTCTGGTAAACCCCTGCATACTAATTGCAGGGGTGTTACTATAGAAGAACCACAACATATCGTATACAGGCCCGCAAGGGGTCAGAAGGAGTTTTGTATTTTATGGATTTCATTGACGCCGAGGGCCGAATCACCGACCCTTACCGTAACTTTATTCACTTGTCTCGCTACTCAAGGTGGCTAGAAGATAAGGGACGCAGAGAAACTTGGGTTGAGACGGTTGACCGTTACATCGACTTCATGCTTGACCACCTAAAGAAGAATAACGGATATACTCCACCTGAGGACCACGTTCTTCTTGTTCGTAATTTTATTCTTGAGCATCGGGCACTTCCGTCCATGCGTGCTCTAATGACAGCAGGACCAGCTCTTGAGCGCAACAACATTGCTGGATATAACTGTTCATATGTCGTTGTTGACAATCCCGTCGCGTTTGATGAGATTCTTTACATTCTTATGAATGGAACAGGAGTCGGATTCTCGTGCGAAGAGCAGTATGTTTCACAGCTTCCAGTGATTCCTCAGCTTCACGAATCAGACAACGTTATTGTTGTTGAGGACTCAAAGGAGGGTTGGGCTCACGCTTTCCACGACCTTGTTGCAGGTCTTTACAATGGAGTAATTCAGAAGTGGGATGTTAGCAAGGTTCGCCCTGCCGGTGCCCGACTAAAGACATTTGGTGGTCGTGCCTCTGGACCAGACCCACTTGTTGAGCTTTTTGAATTCACAGTTTCGACGTTCCTAAAGGCTCAGGGTCGTAAGTTGACTGACATTGAGGCTCACGACATTGTTTGTGAGATTGCTAGTGTTGTTGTCGTTGGTGGCGTACGTCGTTCTGCTCTTATTTCACTTGGAGACCTTAGTTCAGACGGACACCGTTCCGCTAAGTCAGGTGCTTGGTGGGAGAAGAACGGTCAGCGTGCTTTGGCAAATAACTCAGCCGTGTTTGATTCAAAGCCTTCCCGTGAGGTCTTCAACAATGAGTGGCAGGCTCTAATTGATTCTGGCTCTGGTGAGCGTGGAATCTTCAACCGCGAGGCTTCTCGCAAGCAGGCTGCTAAGTTTGGTCGTCGCTCACACGATGTTGAATACGGAACCAACCCTTGTTCTGAGATTATTCTCCGTCCAAATCAGTTCTGTAATCTTTCAACTGTCGTAGTTGATGCTGATGACACATACATTATGCTTGCTGCAAAGGTTCGTGCTGCTACGATTCTCGGTACATGGCAGTCTACAATGACTAATTTCAAGTACCTACGTCCATTGTGGAAGCAGAACACGGAGGAAGAGCGTCTTCTCGGAGTTTCAATGACTGGCCCATTCGGAAATGCACTTCTTAACGGAACCATTTCATTCAACAAGACAGAAGATATTCTAGTTTCGCTTCGTTATGAGGCTATCAAGATGAATCAGATTGTTGCAGATGAGATTGGAATTCCTCGCGCGGCAGCAATCACATGTGTTAAGCCTGAGGGAACAACTTCACAGCTTACACTAACTTCATCTGGATTGCACGCGTGGCACAACGAGCAGTACATCAGAACAGTACGAGGTGACCGTAAGGACCCACTAAGTCAGTTCCTCATTGATTCTGGATTCCCATATGAGCCAGATGTAATGAACCCTGAGAATACCGTTGTATTCTCATTCCCAATCAAGGCTCCGGAGAACGCTATTGTTCGTCGTGAACTAGATGCAAAGCGTCATCTTGACCTATGGTTGCTTTACCAGCGTGCATGGTGTGAGCACAAGCCATCGGTTACGATTTACGTAAAGCCTGATGAGTGGGATGAGGTTGGAGATTGGGTATACGAGAACTTTGATGAGGTTTCTGGAATTTCATTCCTGCCTCACTCAGAGCATACATACCAGCAGGCTCCATACCAGGACATTACAATTGAGGAATATAACGAATGGGTAAATAAGATTCCTCAGAATGTCGATTGGGATATGCTTTCCTCATATGAGCTTGAGGATACTACAACCGGAACACAGGAACTTGCTTGTTCAGCAGGTGGCTGTGACGTGGTTGATATCTCAAAGTAAGAATTTGCTTAGAACCCCGCCAAATCGGCGGGGTTTCTTTGCGTTTATGAAGCTTAACCACTATACTATATGAAGGAGGTGAAAGATAAAAAATGGCAACACCTATGACTGCCTCACAGATTGTAGCTCAGCTAAAGAAGTGGGGTATTACATATAAGGAAGTAAAGTCTTGGGAGACGCACAATCGTAATTCCAAGGGTGCTTGGGGTGGAATGAATGGTTTCATTTGGCATCACACAGGTGCCGACGTTTCACAGGCCAATGCAGCTTCATATGCCGGTTCAACGCTTTACGATGGACTCAGCACTTTGCCCGGACCACTCTGTCACTTTGGACTATCTCCAGACGGTACAGTTTATCTAGTTGGTTGGGGACGTGCAAACCACGCTGGTGGTGGAGACCCTGTAGTTCTTGACCATGTTATCAATGAGGATTACACTGGACAGCTTCACCCAACTAAGGGAAACCTTAACGGTACAGATGGTAACGCCCATTTCTACGGAATGGAGATTATGTACTCAGGAAGTCACAAGATGACTGATGCTCAGTATCAGGCAGCTCTAAAGCTTTCTGCTGCTATTCTCGATTTCCACGGATGGACGGAGAAGTCAGTTATTGGACATGGTGAGTGGTCAAACGATAAGTGGGACCCAGGCTATGCTTCTGGAAAGATTATGAATATGGTTGACGTTAGAGCAGATGTTTTGAAGACACTTAAGGCTGGACCTAAGGGTACGGCAACAAAGCCTTCAACACCATCAACTCCAACAACGCCAAGTACAGGAGGTGGAACTGTGGCAACAAAGGATGCAACATACAAGTCTGTTTGGGACAAGGATGCAGCAACCCCGCCAAAGGGACACGAGACAAAGGAGAACCCAACTTGGGCTCCAATGTCAATTCTAAGAGGTATTTACGAGAACCTTGACGCACTTTCAAAGAAGGTTGATGACCTTTCTAAGAAGGTTGACGCTCTTCAGTCTAAGTGATACAATCTAAGTACAGCCTATGGAAATGAGTCCGGGTTGTCTAGGGCGCTAAGTGCAGCGCTACTTAGGATGGAATTATAATTACCGTCATGGCCCCCTTTCGAGGGGGCTATTGGCGTTTTCTAGGCTATTCCGGTATAATTCAATTACAATGACTTATGTATATCAGGTTCTAAGAGATGGTCCAATCGGACTGTGGTCTTTCGACAGCCTCCCACTTAATGATGCGACTGGATATGGCAATAATGCCACTTACACAGGAACGCCATCCACTACCCGCCCAATTGTGGCGGGCGGAGTTGCTGCTCAGTACCTAGATTCATCCGACACAGTAAATTATCCAATCAACTCTGTAATGATTCAGGGTAGAGAGACCCGTTCATTTTCTCTAGAGGCGTGGATTAAGCCACAGAGCGGTACAACCGCAATCCTGGCTCGCAATAACAGCGGGCTCTTCCTTGATGGACTCAACCTTAGATTCTCTGTTGCCTTCAGCACAACTATCGATGCTATTTACACACATCTGGATGCTGGAGAGATTTACCATGTCGTTGGTGTGTACGATGGGCAGTCTATCATTCTTTTCTTGAACGGACAAGTAGTTGCTACTGCCGATGTTGGTAAGTCTGTAACTGATACAGGTTTTGCAGACACAGCAGCTACTCTAAAGACGACCACAAGCTCAACAATCGTTATCGATACCCCGGCAGTTTATAATTTCGCTCTGGATTCATCTACAATTAACAGGCATTACTACAATGGAATTGATTATCCAGAAATTGTCAATCTATCACTCACAAATGGTGGTAAGTATTACGAATTCTCAGACCAGGCAGCATCTGTTTATGAAACCGTTACATTTGGTGACACAGATTCATGGAGCCTAGGTCTAATGGATTCAACCCTAGCAGAGGTTGACGAAAAGCTTGTCAATCTATATGACGAAACATCTGATAGCTGGCTCGGTGGTACATGGACGTACCAATATTCCGTAGATTCCGAAATTGGAGCGGGTATTACACTGAATGGCTCAAGAATCACATGGGATTCTCTAGGTACAATCACTGTAGAAACATCTACTGATGGAACTACCTGGACTCCAGTGACAAATGGAGCATCAATTGTTGGTACTCAAGACCTTAGCTCAGGATTCGGAATCTCTGTGAGAATCACAGTACCAACAACCACAGAACAGACATACGTTGACTCACTGAAGCTCGTATTTTATACGAACAAGAACATCGCCGGTAGCGATGAATCCCTTCTTGCCACATTTGTTAATCCACTAACAGTCACTCTATCAGATAGAGCATTTAAGCCATCTAGCTTCAACGATAACCTAGGAGTCTTGATTCCAGCAAACAACGGAGTTTCGATTCCGGCAGATACTGATTTCGATACGTACAATGCCGTCGAAATGACAGTTAAGTTCGATACTAGCACAGCTAGCAAGACTGTACTGTCTGTTGGTTCAGCTTCCATTACAACAAATGGCACTGGACAGTGGACATTTACTGGATTGTCAGCTCTGTATATTGATGGAGTAGCAGTCACTTCTCCATTTACCATCACAGCCGGACAATGGCATCACGTATTGGCTGTATTCACAGGTACAACCTCAGCAGTGTACGTTGGAAACAATTCTGGCGGGTCTGCTGGATACCCAATGAGGCTCGGATACCTTGCTTTGTACTCAGGTGACATTACGGCAACAATGGCAGATGCAATCTATGATACATGGGTTGGTACTGCTGCTATCAGAGTCACAGAATCATCTATTGGAAACGTTACGGAAGGTGGATACAAGGGCTATACATTCGATTGGTCAATTACTGGTGCAGGATGATGACAAAATTCGTTGCTAACTTCGAATTTTGACGCATTTGTTACCACAATTTGCCCTTAAGCTCTGGTAAAGGTATAATTCTAATCATGAAGACTACACGAAAGCAAATTGTAGAAGAGGTTCCCTGGGGCGTATATGTCTGGGAAATGCCTGATGGTCGCTGGATTGGCGATGACGAAGGCAATTTCTTGAATATTGCGTCAATGAAGGGTGACAGAAAGCGCCTACAGCAGCTTAAGGATGCTGTGCGCTCTTATGGCATTACCGAAGGTAAGCCATTTTTCCTGTCTGGTCACAGGCAGGTTGATGATGAAGAATTTGAAAACCAGAAGCGTCGCATGGCATTCGGTCTAGTTCCGGATGAGCTTGATGTGGCCGCTTTCAGAGAGGGTCAGGCTAAGTAATGGCACATAAGGTTGTATCAGCAGAAGATGAGCCTCAGGAGATTGAGGTAAAGGTTGGCTCAATCGTTGAATATGCTGCATCTTCAAGAGAGATTGATGTTTTCTCAAAGCCAGCCGATGAAGTCCGAAAGATGGACGGAATTACTGCTGCCCTAAAGCGTAAGACTACAAGGGAGATTCAGAAGTTCCAGCGGGGAACTGGTGGCGCAAAGACAAAGCGTGAAGAGCGCGATGAAATCACCGGATACAACCTGTTCGAGGTGGTTATGCCACCTTACAATCTTGATTATCTCGCGGCTTTGTTTGAGAAGTCTAGTCCACACGCAGCAGCGGTAAAGGCTAAGGTAAAGAATATTGCTGGATTGGGATATCAGTTTGTAGAATCAGAGCTTACAAAGGAAATGCTTGACATTGCCGAGGGCGATGAAGGAAAGCTTTCCCGTATTAGAAGGAAGTTGTCAAAGGGTCGTCGTGAGCTTAATGGATGGCTTGATTCATGTAACGAAGAAGACGAATTCGATGAGACGCTTTCTAAGCTCTGGACAGACTATGAAACCACTGGAAATGCCTATCTAGAGATTGGTAGAAAGACTACCGGCGAAATTGGTTACATTGGACATATTCCATCAACCACAATTCGCATCAGGAAGCAGCGCGACGGATTTATTCAGATTATCTCTAACCGTGCTGTCTTCTTCAGAAACTTTGGTGACACGGAAACTGTTGACCCAATCGGTCATGACCCGCGTCCAAACGAGATTATTCATTTCAAGAAGTATTCTCCAACACATGGATACTATGGTGTTCCTGACATTGTTGCCGCAATGAATGCTGTCACTGGTAATGAATTCTCTGCACGCTTCAACCTTGACTATTTTGAGAACAAGGCTGTCCCTCGTTACGTTATCGTTATCAAGGGCGGTAATCTCTCAGCAAGGTCAGAGCAGCAGATTCTAGAATTCTTCCAGGCATCACTCAAGGGTAAGAATCACAGGACACTCTATGTTCCACTTCCGGCAGATGAGGAAGGAAAGAAGGTCTCATTCGAGATGAAGCCTGTAGAAACAGGTACTCAGGACTCTTCCTTCAACAACTACCGTAAGGGCAATTTGAATGAGATTCTCATGGCTCATGGAGTTCCTATTTCAAAGGTATCACTCGGTGAAGGTGTTTCTTTGGCGGCTGCTCGTGATGCAGATAAGACATTCAAGGAACAGGTATGTCGTCCAGACCAGCGAGTCCTTGAAAAGAAGTTGAATAAGATTGTCAAGGAACTTACCGATGTATTTGTCCTTAAGTTGAATGAGCTTTCATTGACTGACGAAGATACTCAGTCAAAGATTGATGAGCGTTACCTACGTCTCGGCACCTACTTGCCAAATGAGGTTCGTGCACGTCAGGGTCTTCCTGGCATCAAGGGCGGAGACAAGCCTGTGGAACTTAAGCCTCAGCAGGCGGCAGAGCAAAAGACACAGGCTTCCGGTAATAGGAAGAGGGACCAGGAGCGTCAGGCAAATTCTACTGATTCTGCGTCCTCAACAAATTCACGAAATCCTCAAGGAGAGGGGAGACAGTCCGCCTAATCTAAATGGTTAATTTCCTAAGAAGAGCTTGGGACAGTCTTGCATGTGCATTGGCAAGACCTATTAATAAAGTAGCCGCAACCACGTTGGCCGTATATACGTTTCTTTGGGGGCTGTGGCTTGTAAGCCCCTTCTGGGAAGTATTTGGTGGAGCGAGGGTTTATTCGTGGCTAGATTCCGTTATGCCGGAATCAGCATGGGGTTCTTTGGCTATGGCTGTAGGTGCAGTTATGCTTTATGGCCTTAGCAAGACCTCAGAAAATTCACTTACGATTGGAGCATTTGTCGGATTCCTTCATTGGCTAATCATTGGTCTAGGATATTTTGCCGGGGATTGGAAGAATACAGGTGGTATCACATCACTAGCTATGTCTATTTACTGTGCTGCTATCTATCTAAACCTTCGTTTCCAGCATTTCCATCACAATGATTTGGCTTTTGAAAAAGACTCTGATATTATCTAAATATGGAGATTAAGAAGGCTCAGTGGGCTTCTGATGGTGACAATGTTCGCTTGACGATGCCACTTTCTAAGGTTGATAAGGAGAACCGCCTGGTTTCAGGTTGGGCTTCTCTTGACAACGCTGATTCCCAGGGAGACGTTGTTCTCAAGGAAGCTAATCAGCGTGCATTCAGCCGTTTCCGTGGAAACATCCGAGAGATGCATCAGCCAATTGCTGTTGGTCGAATGGTTGATTTCAAGGAAGACTCCTACTTCGACCAGGAGACACAAAAGTTCTATAACGGAATTTTCGTTACAGTTTATGTTTCCAAGGGTGCACAGGATACTTGGGAGAAGGTTCTAGACGGAACGCTCCAGGGATTTTCTATCGGTGGCGCTATTATTGATGCCGAGACACAGTGGGTAAAGGACGCAGGTCGTGCAATCCGCTTTGTCAAGGATTATGAATTGGTAGAGCTAAGCTTGGTAGATTCTCCAGCAAACCAGCTTGCCAATGTGTTCTCCATCACCAAGGCTGCCGATGGCAGTCAGGTAATGAAGGGCATGGTAGCAGACACTCATTCAGAGAATGTTTTCTACTGCGAGGCTGATGGAATTGCTAAGACTTCCACCGAGGAATCTGTTTCCTGCGGTAACTGTGGTTCCGCAATGCAGAACATCGGATGGTTTGAATACGAGAACGATAATGAGAAGACTGAAAAGGTGTCTGCACTTATCGCAAATCGTAATTCTTCTAACACGAGCGGTTCAGAGGAACCAATCGCTAAGCAGGATACTGCACATAATGAAGGAGGTGTAATCGTGGCAGAAGAGAACAAGACTACTGAGACTGAAGTTGAGGCTGGCTCAACAGCTACCGTCGTTGACGAGGTTGCTGAAGAGGGTAAGGCTGAGACAGAGGTTGAGTCAAGCACAGAGGAGGTAGCTTCTGAGGAGCAGGCTAACGAGGAAAAGCCTGAGACTGAGGAAGTTGCTAAGTCAGAGGACCCAGATATCTCTAAGATGTTTGGAGACCTACAGACTGCTATCGAATCTGGCCTTGAGAAGAATGCCAAGCAGGCTGACGAAGCTATTGCTAAGGCAACCGAGGTATTCGAGAACAGGGTAGAAGAGCTTGTAAAGAAGCACGACGAGCTTGTAACTAAGTTTGAGTCTCTAAAGACTGACATTGGTGGCGTTGAGAAGCGCCTTGAGACTGTCGAGTCTGAGACTGCTATTAAGAAGTCCGGCGACCTAGGCGGGTCAACGGAGGAAACCCTACAGAAGAGTAAGGGTTCTACGTGGGGCGGGCGCTTCCTCGGCCTTTCCGACCTACACTAATTAATTCCTAGGAAATATGGAGGTGACACAAACAGAATGAGTAATGAATTGCTAGAGAAGGTTATCCGTACCACCGAAGTTGGTGCTGGTGGCGGTGGTCTTCTAAACGCTGAGCAGGCAGACCGCTTTATTGACTACATGTGGGATTCAACCGTACTTGGTTCACAGGTTCGTACAATCCGTATGCGTTCAACTGAGGTGGATATTGACAAGGTTGGTGTTGGTGAGCGTCTAATGCGTGTAGCTACCGAGGCAGTTGACGATGGTGTCAACGCTGGAGCAGTCTTCACGAAGATTTCGCTAACCACGAAGAAGTTGCGTCTCGACTGGGAGCTTTCAACAGAGTCCCTAGAGGACAACCTTGAGGGTGACGCTCTTGAGGACCACATTGCGCGCCTTATGGCAACGCAGGCTGGTAACGACATTGAGGACGTTGCTATTAATGGTAACACCGCGCTTACTTCCGACCCGCTAATGAAGGCATTCGACGGTTGGCGTAAGCTGGCCCTTGCCGGTGGACACGTTGTTGACCACGCGGGACAGCCACTTAACCGTGCTGCTGCGAACAAGGCTCTTAAGGCAATGCCACGTAAGTACATGCAGCGCCGTAACGGTCTTAAGTTCTTCACAGGTTCAAACCTAATTCAGGATTACCTATACGGTCTAACACAGACTGCATCAGGTCTAATCTCACTTGAGAACGTCGCAGAGGGAGTTACACGTAATGGTGTACGTACCGAGGGACCTGCTGGATTTACCAGCACCCCAATGTTCGGTATCCCAACTCAGGAGGTTCCACTATTCCTTGAGACAGTGGACGGTGACTATTCAGGTGCTACAGGTGACCACGGTGACCTATGGCTCACATTCCCTCAGAACATGCTCTGGGGTGTAAAGCGTGAGATTCAGGTTTACCGCGAGTTCAAGCCAAAGAAGGACACCATCGAGTACACAATGTACTGCCGTGTTGGTACACAGATTGAGAACGCTGACGCTTTTGTTGTTGTAAAGAACATCAAGGTTTCTGCATAAGATTCTGTTTGACGAACCCCCGCTTCGGCGGGGGTTTTGTCGTTGGACAAAGCTTCTGCTATAATGAAAGCACAATAGGAGGAATATCAAATACTATGAGTTTCGATACACTAAAGAAGGAAGACCTTCTTAAGATTGCCGATGATTACGGCGTAGACGTAAAGCCTAGTGACACTAAGGCTGTAATTATCGCTGCCTTCGCTGAGGATGGCGTCAGTTGGGATGACGTTGCAAAGGTCGATAAGACTGTTGCAGCTATTGATGCTGAGCTTCAGGAAGAGAAGGCTGAAAAGGATGCTGCCGAGAAGGCAATGCAGCCAAAGGCTCTACTAAAGATGCTCCGTGCAAATGGAACATTTGAAATTCGCGGATATGTGTTCAAGCGTGAGCACCCATTCGCACTAGTTGCAGAGGATGACGCTGAGTTCATCGTAGAGAATGACCCTGAGGGATTCCGTTATGCAACGCCTAAGGAGGCACAGGCTTTCTATGGCTGATATCGTCTTCCCTGGCCAGTCAAGTGGAATTCTGGGCCGGGAATCATTGCCGTCCAACTATGACCTTGAATTGTACCGGGGAGACTATTTCAGCACTTCCATCGTACTCAAGGACAGTACCGGAGTGGTACTTAATCTAAGTGGGTACACGGCAAAGTGTAGCATTCGCACATCATTCAGTGCAACTGAATCATTTGATGCGACATGCACAATTACTGCCGCAGAGGGAAGAGTAGATATTCTCTTCCCAAGCTCTGTCACAGAGACAATCGCTGCGGGCGACTATATCTGGGATTTCCAGGTAACAAATCCAGACGGAAACGTAAGAACATACCTTGCAGGAGACGTAAAGGTGTGGGATGAGGTGACAAAGTGACAATTGAAATTATTCAGAATCCTTCACCTGAGTTCTCTATTTCATTGGCTGGACCGCAGGGTCCAGCCGGACCAGCAGGAACCAACGGTACCAATGGAACAAATGGTGCTGATGGAAGCGTCTGGTATAGCGGCTCTGGTGCCCCTTCCGGGGCTACTGGAAAGGTAGGCGACTTCTACCTCAACACAGTTAACAGCGACGTTTACAAAAAGACTGGTGCCTCTGCATGGACGTTCCAGCTCAACATCAAGGGTGCCGATGGAGTTGGGGTAACAAATCCGTGGGTATTTGATGTAACAGCTTATGGAGCGAAGGGCGATGGAAAGATGGTCGTTGATGGCTCCATTAGTTCATCAACAAACACGACTACTCTAACATGTTCTACAAGCAGCCCGTTTGTTTCTGGAGATGTTGGAAAGAAGATTATGATTAAGGGTGCGGCAGCAACCGGAGTCACATCACTTGTTGCAACAATTACTGGATATACAAATGCATCTACAGTTAATATTTCTGTAGCAGCATCGAATACGGTAACAAATGCACTAGTAATGTGGGGAACCGATGACACTGCTGCAATTCAGGCTGCTGTAAATGCAGCACACTCATATGCAGTTGCCAACAATGGTTCAGCAGATATCTTCTTCCCAGGAACTACAGGATTCTATGTCGTAGCAGGAGCACTTGTAACAGGAGGAACCACAAAGGGTAACTCTCAGATTACAATTCCAATTGTTTCTGATACATCAAGAAAGATTCTTCTTACATTCAAGGGAATCTCAAATGGAAGTGCATTCGAGCATTGGAACCAGCAGTATCCACAGGTTGCAGGAACAACCATTGTTTCGTTCGGAGTACACTCATCTACAAGTGCTCAGATTACTAGCATTAATAATGGTGGAAACTCTGCCGTTATTGGTGGCCCATCACAGCCGGGCGGATATGGTGTATCTCCTGGTGTATTCTCCAACATGCTTGTCACAGTAAAGGACATGTCAATCCTGACAGCACACAGCGCTTACGGTTTGACGTATTCTGCGATTGACTTCTCTGGAATCGCTGAGGCCAATATCTTTGATTTCGCATACGGAACCACTGGTATTGTTCCATCTGGAGACTTTGGTAACCCTAACGTATTTGCGACGGGCCTTTCAATCGGTCTTCTTATGCCAGCATCAGGAAATAATGACAACTGTGAGGTAAAGAATCTTAGCTGTCACGGAGGATACACATACGCATTCTTTGCTACCGAGCATACTGTGGCAAATGCAGTTCGTATTCTTTACTGCTGGAGTGCGCTTTGTCCTGTAGGAAGTTACTACGGTTCTGTTGGTTCAACTCATGGAATCAAGATTTCTCAGATTTCAATTGAGGCTTGTACGAACGTAGTCTACATCATCGGTTCTGGTGGTGGAGGAGTTGGCCCATGGGTTGACATTGACCAGCTAGACACTGAATCTGGTGCTCCAAAGTTTGCTGATAACAACAATGGAACTGGACTCGGAAATGCACTTGGAACAATCAAGATGACTGGTTTGTATACGGCAGCGAATATTACAACAACGTATCCAACAGGAATCAAGATTATTGATGGTCAGAAGGCATTCCCTGTAACTACAGTGTCGGCAAATTACACTGCTCATATTACAGACGAAGTGATTCTTGTTGATGCATCTTCTGGACCAGTGACAGTGACACTAATCAGTGCTTCAAGAACACCAAACAAGTATACCGTTAAGAAGATTGACAGTAGTAGCAATGCTGTAACAATTGCTGCTGCGAGTGGCCAGAACATTGACGGTTCATCAACAAAGGCTCTGGCTAGCCAGTGGGATAAGGCTACAGTAATCCCTTCTGGCAATAATTGGTTTACGGTATAATTTAAAGGAGGTGCAAAATGGAAATTTATAGAAACACACTAGCAGACGTTACAATTAAGGTTCCTGTAATGGCAATTAATGGAACATTTGATGTAACTGCATACGATGGGGACACACTACTATACACGTTCCCTACAGTAACCGCAATTTCTGGCGGGTATAAGGTAACGCTTCCATTCAGTCTTGTAGATAATGACGGAAGCTTTACTGTGAAGTGGAAGTTCAATTACGTTGAATCTAACACGACAAAGACCTACCAGTACAGCACTACTGTTTCTGTTGTAACTCCATATGCCACCATTGACGAAATCAGAGAGGCAACTGGAATGTCAACTAGTGAAGTCTCTGATGCTGAGCTTGTCCGCCTTGAGAGAAGAATTCGCGGGGTAATTGATAATTACACTGGACAGTCTTTTGGTAGATACAATGGAACTAAGCAGGTTATTGGTTCCGGAGATTTCGAGCTTAAGGTACAAGACAGGCTGGTGAGACTGGACAACATTACTGGAGCGAATATCGTGTATTCGGAGCCAAATGTTGCATCACCAGGTCTTTACACAGTTAGAGGAGATGGTTGGTATGTTGGATTTTCTAATCCAACTCCATCAGGTGATTATGTATTCGAAAATGTCATCAGGGACCCGGACTCCGTTTACAAGCGGGGATTCCGAGATGACTACGTATATAGCATCACAGGAGTCTGGGGATGGGAAGACGTTCCGGCAGAAGTCAAGGAGGCTGCGTTGCTTCTTTGCGAAGACGAGCTATGCCCACAGTCAGAATACAGAGACAGATATCTAAAGAGTATTTCTGGAGATGGCTGGAGATATGAGTATGTTCCAAATGCATACTACGGAACTGGAAGCGTAATTGCAGACCAGATTCTAGCACCATTCAGATACAACACGATGACGGTGATTTAATATGATGAGATGCCTAGCAAGTGCTAAGTTCAGTATGCTTGCCGATATCATTAAGCCTGAAGGTGCACCAGCAGATTCTTCATCAAATACAGGTCACTGGGAATGGGTTCAGGACCCTGACACAGGAGCCTTTACAGAAGTATGGGTAACTGATGACCCTAACACTCCAGGAGTAGAAGGAGACGTTAGGACAGTTAAGTGCCGAGCAAAGGCAGCAATGACGGGAAGCATTAGAGCTGCTGAGCAGTTTGGTGCAGAGTACATTAATGAGGAATGGGTGAAGCTAGAGCTTCCATATAACGCTGATGTAACACTTAGAGATAGGGTGACAAATATCCGCACTCTAAAGGGTCAGGTTCTGTGGTCGGAAGAGGAGTCTAGCGGAAATCCAGCAACCGTATTTGATGTATTCCGTGTATCACCAGAAATCGACGGGTTTGGAAACCTAATCGGTAAGATTGCTCTTATCAAGAGGGGGGCAGTTCAGTAATGGCAAAGCCATGGGTTGGATTCAACGTAGACTTTGCCGAAGCTTCTGCCCTCTCTGGGTTCCTTAAGACGCTATCGACAGAAATCAAGACTACCAGACATATTGGTCCCGTCTTGAAGTATGTCCACGCAGTAATGTCTCAGGAATTCACTGAATACATGTCTGTAATGGCAGCATCACAACCTGCTAGATTCCATCACGTTTACGAATGGGGAGAGGCTGGAAATCCGGGGGCTAAGCTCTGGGACGACAAGCTTGTCGGTGGTGGAAACAATAGAATTGCAACATTCCAGTGGAGAGCTTCAAAGCAGGTTGTTCCGGTAAGAAGTGATTTCCAGGAAGCTGGAGTAAAGCAGATTCATGTCTTTGTATGGAAAGCTCCAGTTATGGAATACGGAAGACCGCTCACCATTGAGCCAAAGCGTGGAAAGATTCTAGCATACTTTACTGGACCTACAACCCCAGAGGGAAAGTACAAGATGCAGTTCACAAGAAATCCTATCAGGGTAAATAATCCGGGCGGTAAGATGACCACTGGTTCATTTACAAGAGAGTACGTTTCCTGGTGGGGTGGGTCTGGAGCCGATGGAGTCTTTGAGTCTCGCGTACGTCGAGTGCTGGAAGAAGACCTTGGAAAGATGCCTATTGAAATGGCAACCAAGAAGTTCAGAAGAGCATCAACGAAGACTTTCAAGCTACAGACACTTGGCTCTGCTACAGAAGCCGAAGCATACGGTAGAGCAGCAGCTAAGAAGTATTTGGCTGGAAGGTCAAATAAATATATTGAGGCAGCTAAGGCCCGAGAAAGGATTATCTACGGATGACAGATTACAAGCTCGTTGGAGCACACCAAATCAACAAGTGGCTTTGGTCTCAGCTTAAGAATTTCGAATATAAGCCGGGAGTAAAGGCATTCGCTGATTACAAGGATTCTGGAAATACGGCGGGATATGCCGTAGTGCCAATTATCCCTGGTGTCCAGTCTGCTGCTTTTAACGATATGACTAAGGGCAGGAGTCCTTTCTTGGTCTATAACTACATCACAAGTGGGTATTCAAGTGAGTGGTGGCTTTGCAGAGAACAGTGTGCATACATCATTTACGACAGCAATGAAGAGAGATTGATTTCAATTCTTCATTATATGAGTGACCTAATGAAGAGAATGGATTGGACTGCCCGAAATATCAATAGCAGTGGGACTACGGACCCAAGATTCGATATCAAGTTTGTTCAGCTAACGAGTTCTGCTGGACCTGACGACTATCAGGTTACCACAGAGCTTAGCCTGAGAGGTGCCATGCTGGTAATCAACTACGAGTACACAGTAGATATGGACACTCTTGAAGGTAGTGGACTAAGAGTATAATCTGATAATTTGGCTTTAGAACCGAAATCACGATAATATACTTTTAGAGGAAGTGCCTAGCCAGCACAAAAACTTTTTAACCTAAATGGAGGTGACATTCAAAAATGGCATATCAGGTACGTAACATTATCATTGGTGCAGCAGCCCTTTACATTTCTGCAAAGGACAGCACTGATGCAGCGTGGAACGGTGGACCAGCGTTGCCAGCAGCTTCTTCAGGACAGTCTTTCACGACCGCTCTCGATGCTTCTGCTGACTTCCGTCACACCGGATTCACGACAGAAGGTCTAGAGGTTTCTTATGAGCCAGACTACGGAGACGTTGAAGTTGACCAGCTTCTTGACTCAGCTAAGCTATTCAAGCAGTCAATGCGTGTAACTATTAACACGACTCTCGCTGAGGCAGCCCTAGAGAATCTTCTAGTAGCCTGGGGTCAGCAGTCTGCAACCCTTACATCAACTTCAAGCACGACTGAGCTTGGAATCGCGGCAGGTGCTCTTGGTGATGAGCCTGTAGAGCGCGCTCTAGTCGCTGTTGGTCCAGGACCAAAGTCGGCTGCTGGTGTAAAGCGCGAGCGCCTATACCACGCACGTAGAGTTCTGTCTGTAGAGTCTTCTGCACACAGCGTTCGTCGTAACGAGGCTACGGTATTCCCAGTTGCATTCCGTCTTCTACCAGACCCTAACTTCGCTGGTTCTGAGTACGGTGTAATTCGTGACCGTAATCTAGCCTAATAGATTTGTTGGAAGCTACCCCGCATGAAAATGCGGGGTCTTTCATTTTGTGTTCTTCGTAATTCATGGTAAACTAGAATCACTAATGGAAGGAAAGGTTTAATGGCAACAACAGTATACACAACCGAAGAGGTCGAGCTTCAGGACGGCACTACGGTTACACTAAAGCCACTCACGATTAAGAATCTACGTAAGTTTATGAAGGTAATGGAGGGCTTTGCTGAGGCTGAGACTGAAGATGATGGCCTTGAGGTCATGCTTGATTCAGCCGCGCTTTGTCTAAAGTTGCAGCGTCCCGAGTTCTGGGATGAAAAGACTTCCAAGCACGCAGAGGAATTTGAGGACGCGGTTGATATTCCAACAGTCTACAAGATTCTCGATGTTTGCGGGGGTATCAAGTTGAATGACCCAAATCTTCTAGCGGCGGCTCAGGAGGCACTTGGGAGGAGCTAGACCTAGCTTCACTAGAGGCTGAGGTTTTTCTCCTAGGCCAGTGGAAAAACTTTGATGAGATTGAGGATGCCCTCACTCTAGAAGAGCTTCAGGCCATTTTGGAAGCCGCACGAGAAAGAGAATACCGAGGACAGAAGTTCACAGCAGCACTCAAGGGTATTGACCTTGATGAAAAGACTGGAAACGCAGATGCTTCATTCGAAGATGTTAAGAGAAGAGCGGAAGCAAAACTTAATGGCGTATCTGAGGAACAGCTTGAATTCTCTGGAATTGGAATTGCAGTAATCGAAGAATAATAAGGACTGATTGAAATAGAAAACATTCAAATTCGCTTTAGTGGTTCCGCAAACTTCCGTGAAGTTTACGGTGAAGTAACCCGATTGAACCAGCAGTTGCAGGTAATGCAGCGTAGCTTGGCATCGGGTGCCCTTGCATCTTCAGATGCAAGACGTGCTAGAGCTGACTTCAATCAGACAGCGATGGCGACAGGACAGCTTGCAACTCAGGCTGTCCGCGCACACACAGAGACTTCCGCATTGACCGAGGCAATTGCTAAGAATGACCTTAGCCTACGCCAGTCAATGCGTGTCCGTCAGCAGTTCAATGCCATTCTAGCAGAGCAGTATCAGCTTCAGAGAGCTACTGCGGTCCAGTGGACACAATCAGCTAATGGTAGAATGACTGCCGACCTTGTTGTACCAACCACAGCTACAGCCTCAATGAACGCATATACAAGTTCACTTGCGGCTAATTCGCGTGCCCTCATTACGAATATCGGTAACATGGCTGAATGGTCAGCCGCAGCACGTGTTATGCAAATGCGAGTTGGTCTAGCTTCAGCCGCAATGGTAGCTTCATCAGAGGCAATGATTAAGTGGGGTAAGAATACTCAGTGGGCTGGTCGTCAGCTTATGGTTGGTTTCACAGTTCCTCTCATGGCTTTTGGTGCGGTTGCTGGTAAGGCTGCTTATGATGTAGACTCAGCAATGACCCGTATTCAGAAGGTTTACGACACAACGTCAAAGACAGCGGCGGGTCGTCAGCAGGAAATGGACCAGCTACGTATTCAGTCAATGAGTATGGCACAGCAGGTTGCTAAGAAGTATGGACAGTCTCTCAAGGATACTCTTGATATTGAGGCTGAACTTGCTGCTACTGGTCTGAAGGGTGCTGAACTTCAGCAGTCTACCATTCAGGTTACCAGGGCTGCAACCCTAGGTGAGCTTGACCGTGCTGACGCTATCAAGGCTACCATTTCTCTTCAGTCAGTCTATAACGACGAATGGCAGAAGACGGGCGGACTGGCAAAGAATACTGCTGAAGCTTTTAACTACATGAACGCGATGGAAAACGCAACAAGTCTTTCTATGCAGGACTTTGTTGAAGCCATTCCTCGTGGTGCTGGTGTTTTGAAGAACCTAGGAGTTGGCCTAAGAGAAATGGGTCCACTCCTTGTTGCGCTTAAGCAGCAGGGTATTGATTCTGCCGAGGGTATGAATGGTCTTCGTGCATCTGCTCAGAGACTTCTTGCAATTACCCCACAGGCTGAAGAGCTTTGGAAGAAGTTTGTACCGAATAAGGGTACACTTCAGGGTCTAGTCGATTCTACTGAGGGTAAGTTTATTCCTACCCTTCAGAAGATGGCTGACGCTATGGAAAACCTAAAGCCATATGAGCGCCAGAAGATTCTTACCAAGGTATTCAATGTTTATCAGAACAACAAGATGCTAGCCGTACTTGATGGTCTTACAAATAAGACTGGTCAGGTAGCTACTGCATTCAAGGTTATGAATCAGGATGCAAGCAAGAATGCTGCAACAGCTCAGCAGGAGCTTGACAAGATGGCTGAGTCTGCATCTGGTAAGTTCAAGCGTGCTGTTGAAACCCTAAAGGCTGAGCTTGCCACAGTTGGTGAGCCTTTCCTTGAGGCTGGTGCAAGCATCATTGGATTCCTAACTAAGATTCTAGACTTCTTTAACAGTATGCCGGGGGCGGTTAAGAAGTTCCTGTCATACATGGTTCTATTCGGAGCAATTGTTGGTCCTATCATCATGCTCGTTGGTCTATTCGCTAACCTGATTGGAAACATTTTCAAGCTTGCCGGAAGTGTCGGTTTGCTTGTTTCCAGATTCAGGCCATTGACGATGGAACAGCGTGCTCAGCAATTGCTTGCTAATCAGTCTAGCATGGCTTGGAACAACCAGGCTCGTGCTGCTCAGGCTCTTTCTACACAGCTTAACACATTGACTACAAGTCTTGAGCGTAACGCTCTTATGCAGGCTCAGGTTGCCGCTACTGCTGCCACCTCTCCTGCTGCCCTAGCTGCTGCTGGTCGTCAGGCTGGTGCTGCTGGTGGAGTTGCCGTAAATCCAAATCAGTATGCACAGAATAGTGCTGGTAGGTACTACAACACTGCAAATGGTCGTCTTGTTTCTCAGGCTACCGTTGATGCTCACAATGCTGCTTTGGCTGCACAGTCACAGGCTGCTGCTCAGAGAGCATCTGCTGCTACTGCGACAAACAGTGCTACGACTCAGAGAAATTGGGGTAGAATTGCTACCTCAGTTGGTGTTGCTGGTGCAGGTCTGGCCCTATTTGCAACAGCCCGTGATGATTCTGGAAAGATGATGAATTACATGAACATGGCACTCCTTTCAATTTCATTGATGGGACCCGCCCTAGTTCGTGCATTCCGCAATTCAGCAATCACATCTGCTGCTGCCAATATGACAGCCGCATTTGGATTTGGTCGTGCAACTGCCGCTGCTGGTGGTGCTGGAGCCGTTGGTAGATTTGGCGCGGGATTGGCTGCTGCCCTTCCTACAGCCGGTAGACTTGCATTGGTAATTGGTCGCTTTGCTGGTCCTGCTGGTCTTCTTGCAACAGGTGCCTATATGGCATTCAAGCTTTATGGAAACATGAAGAAGGGTATTGAGACCCAGAAGAAGATTAACGAATCAGCAAAGGATTGGTCAGACGTTCTTGGCTTTGTTTACAATGAGGCTGGTCAGGTTACCACTCAGGAAGGCAAGACAGTTGCCACCATTGATGCTCAGGTAACTAAGCTGAAGGAAAAGAATTCACAGC